CCTACTGGCTGGTCTAACTGACCGCATTTTTGAAGACATCCAGGCTTGCCTAATTTCTTCTTGGAATGATGCTGGCCGTCCTGCCGCGAACAAGGTAGCCGTGACTTCCTTCGACCCCGACAAGATGGCTGATATGATTCAGACTGTAAGTGCTTATGGCGCTCCCGTCATCTATTGCGGCCCTCAGTTTGCTGCTAAGATGGCTAACGGCATTACCTATGGTAGCACCGTAAAGATGTCTGACTCTGATATCGAAGAGTTCCGCAATACTGGTTACATCGGCAAGTTTGCTGGTGCTCCTGTAGTTGTAATTCCTAACTCCTTCGTAGACGAAGAGAACACCAAGTTGGTGTTCAATCCTCGTTTTGCTTATGTCCTGCCTGCTGGTAAGGAAAAGCTGGTAAAGGTTGGTCTGATTGGCGACACTCACTTCAAGGAAGTTGAGAATCGCGACTGGTCTATGGAAGTCCAGATGTACAAGAAGATCGGTGTTGGTATGGTAGCTGAACCCAATTTCTGGGGTATCTACTACAATTCCGGTATTCCCGATGGCGGCTGGGATAACAGTAGTCTGAATATCGTACCCTAATATATAACGGGAGGGCCGCGAAAGCGGCCTTCCCTTTGACTTGACTTGAGTAAAAGGAGTAAGAAAAATGGAAAAGAAAGTTTACGTAAAGAATGTTAGCTCGTTCAATATTGAGCTAAACCTTCGACAAGTCCGCTATGTACGGGACCTCGAACCCGGCCAACGGGTTAGTCTCGCGGAGGATGTTTACGAGGAATTTAGTTGCGACCCTGGTTGTAAGTCTCTAATGAAGGACGGCTTCCTAAAAGTTGTTTCTGATGACGAGGAAGTCAAGCAGCAAATTGCTGAGATTACTAATTCTAAGAATGACGAGGAAGAGATTGATGTGGATAAGCTTCTCACGGAGCAATCCGCGCAGGCTCTTGCTAAGGTTCTTATGAGTGCCACTCCCGCTCTCAAACAAAAGATTGTAGACCGCGCAATGTTCCTCAGTATCGCGGATGCTACTCGCGTAAGCCTAATCAAGCATCACTGTGGTGTGGATGTACTACATGCTCTTGCTCTTCAACGCTAAGGAGGTGCGGGCCTATGGCTACCCCTCTTTCCGTAGTCTATGATGCTTTTCTCGCTAAAGTCGAAGCAGATGATTGGATGATGAATGAGTATTGGGATGAGGTTGAAAAAGACTGGCGACAAATTCTCGACCAAGCAATTTTTCAATTCAGATATTCTCGCATCCCGCTTGACCATGATGATGTTCAATTTACAAATGATCTAACCAATGATGAAGTTCAAGTTCTGGCAAATCTAATGAAACTTCAATGGGTGGAACGTTGTGTCGCTACGTGGGAAAACCTGCGGCAGATGTATTCAACGTCTGACTATTCGATGGCAAACTTCCTTCAAAAATTGAATGCGACCGCGCAAAGAGTAAATGATGATTGCCGGTATATGATTGACCGGTATGGCCGCTCTGAGCACTATAAGCCTAATTCTATATTTGGACGCTTAGCGGGCAAATGACAGAGGGCTATTACAATAAGCTAAAAGGTCGCATCTACGGCTTATTGTGTGAGAAGGAAAAAGAAGGATCTTGGGAGAAATTCCTTGATACCATCATCATCGAACTCATGGGAAGTTCCGAATTAGATAGGACAATAAACTTTTGGCCCCTTATTGGCAAATTATCTTCCCTCCGATTTTTGAATTATGAATATTTTAGAAAAACAGTATTTGAGTGTATCAACTTAGTAGGGGAGTTGAGCCACAATGAGTGAATACTGGTAGACGTATCAACGTCGTATCAATCATTTGGGAAGAACGCCTCAAGAGCGTGCCAAGAGAATAGGAATCCTGGAATTTGAACGGAATTTGAAATATAATGCTCAAACCCAAACCCTTCACCGAGTTGGTAAGCATGACAGTTGCTTCCAAGGAATTGTGCTTACAGACAAGCAAGATGAGAACAGAGTTTCTCAGATTTTACTTACGCGGTTGGAAGATAAATTAGCAGTTGGAGAATTGATTTATTGGGATTCCGCGCCCTGGCTTGTGTGGAGGGATAATATTTCTTCTTATCAGCCTTACAATAAGTATTATATGGTAAAATGTAATTACGAAATCAAGTGGGTTGACAAAGGAGATTTACATAAATCTTGGGCTTATATTTTAGGGTCGAAAGACTCAAAAATATAGGATAATTTCAGGACTTGAGTTTCAGGTCCCTCGGCCAGTAATGGTCGTGTAAAAACCACTGAAATGCTGGAAACCCCTAAGAGCTTGACATGCTAAAACGTAAGTTTTGTTGGAACTAAGCGTAATCGCGGCGAAAGCAGAAAAAAATGTCAAGATGGGCTTATTGGTGTAAACCTGTTAGCCTTCATAATGGGCAATCAGCAGCTAATCCTGAAAGGGAGAGCTCAACGACTATCCGTAAGGAGTTCGGCAGTAGCCGGAAGTAGTGGACCCCATAAGGGTGAAGATATAGTCTAAATAATATAGAAATATATTAGGAGTGATATTATGGCATACGGCATTATTTATCGTGCTCATAATACTGAGAATGATAAAAATTACATTGGTCAAACAATAAAGACGTTGGCTTCGCGTCGGCAAGTTCATTATAGTAAATATTCGAATTGTCCTTATTTTCATGCGGCTTTAGAAAAGTATGAAAAAACCAGCTGGGATTGGACAATAATTGATGAAGCTGCGACGCAAGAAGAATTAGATGAAAAAGAAAAATATTGGATTAGTTTTTATGAATCAAACCAAGCTGATAAAGGTTATAATTTGACCGAGGGCGGCCGCGGTAGTTGTGGTGTAGTAATTACTGAGGAGCATAAACGTAAAACTCGTGAATCAATGCTCAAGGCGGTAAAAAGTAATTATTCTCAGCCAAATACCTCAATCAAGCCTGTCAAATGTATTGAACTTGGTAAAAACTTTATTTCTTTTTCCGAAGCGGCCCGTGAAACTCATACGAATATAAATTCAATCCGTCGAGTAATCAAAGGCGAACTAAAAACTGCGGGCGGATATCATTGGGTATTACTTGAAGGAGAAGAAAGAATTCAATATTTACCGAATGCTCTTTATTGTGTTGAATTAGATAAAATTTATGACAATGTGAAACAAGCCCGTATTGAAGATAGATTTCATGAAGGAAATCTTGGTTTAGCAATGAAATGTGGCCAGCCAGAAGAACCTAAACATTATGCTGGATATACATTTTATTGGGTCAATCCTCAATATCACTAATATCGTGGAACTCACTTATTACGCCGCAACCTAACAAGCATATCCGTATTATTATGCCTAAGCAATATATTCCGAAAGGAACAGAAATTATTGTGGGTGATGAAAACTGGTATCTTGTAGATTACGATGTTGTTTCCGTCCCGGAAATTATTTTTATGTCCTTCACAGAAGGAAAATACAATGAATTACGTGATGATTTAGAACAAGATATTGCTAATGTTGATAAACTCAACAAGTGGAAAATTGAACTCTCTCCGGTTGCTTACGCGGTCAAAGGAGATACAATTCATCCCGTATTTTCAATTACTAAGAATGGTGAAGTGCAAGCCGATATAGAAAAAGAGATCAGTTATGTGCTCGGCCCAGGTTTGCGGCAAGACGGCGAAGACGTTATTGTTGAGATGGAATCTGGTGAAACCAGCATACTGATAAAATATAAGGATGTGGCAGAAGCACTACAGACCATCTATGTTGGTTCGGCCGCGAAAGAATTGTTCTCTATTATAGGTGATGACTCTTTGAGGGTCACTTATGATGGAACATATTCGTTTGTGCGGGCCAACAGTAAGGCAGAAAATCCTGATGTTCAGTTTGAACTGGAACCTACAAAATTAGCAAAAATTACTAAGTCTGAACACAATACTTGCGTAATTCACGCAAATGATCTTAACAAAACAGGAACCATAACTGTATATGTTATTTACAATGGCGAACGGTATGAAAAAGAAATCAGCATTATCTCTCTATGGCAGGTGAAGTAAGATGGAACAGCAAGCCACACAACGAAGATTCGCAGTCATGGGAGAAAATTTGTTCAGGATTTTGAATAAGTTGATTACTAATCAACGATTATGCCGGTTATTGAAGTATCAAAATGAAGACCCTTTTAGTAAGGAATTACCCGATGTAGATGGATTGGAGCTAATAAACAATTCTATTTGTATTACTCCTAAAATTCCTGAAAAAGATGGGAAAGAAACTGCTTATGTAATGGTGGTTTTTGATAGGTTCATTGTAAATACTAATAACCCGGATTTCAAAATTTCTACCGTGCGTTTCGATATTGCTTGCCCATATAATGAATGGGTAGTTGATAATAGTAATTTGCGGCCTTACCTTATTATGCAGGAAATTGATACTATGTTCAATCAGGCGAAAATGAGTGGTATTGGTAATTTACAGTTTGTATCTTCCAGCGCTCTTACTCTTTCGCCGCATCTTGGCGGATATAGTATGCTTTATTCTATCAATGAATTTAACTGATGGCGATATCTTGCGGCTTATGCATGGAGACCCGCTTTTCTTCAAGGATATTTGCCTTGTCTATTCTCCTACGCTAGGAGAAATAGCTACAGCAGGTCTAGAAAAATTCTATAGGTATCTTTCTTTGATGCTGATTGAAAAGCCGCCAGTTGAGAACAACGATGAATTGGGTCAAGTAATGAAAGAATTGTCTGATTTTCAGTATCTTTGTTTTCTTGCTCAATTGGATGGCGAACAATCACAGCTAATCAAAGAAGGATTTGAATTCTTCACTCATGAATAGCCAACAATTATTACTATCCCTAATCTGTCAATTATAGTCGGAGATCCATCTGAAAAGAGGGTCATCACAGAAGATATGTTTGAGGACTTTTAGTTTCTTATCCGCGCCAGTTGTGCGCTGGTTGATCGAGATGAAGAAGTTATTGAGCTGCTCGACACAGATTCTCCCAAGGTTAGGGAGCTAAAGATGAAATTGATAAAGGGCCGCAAAGACCGTGCGAAAGCAAAGTCAAAAAGCAAAAAAGATGGGGATAACAAATTGGGATTCTCTGATTTGATTGCTTCTTTACTTGCGGGTAGCAACGGCGCAGTAAATAACCAAACAGTATGGAGTCTCACTTATTATGCTTTTCAAGACCAGCTCAAAAGAATGAATTGGCGTGAAGAGTTTGATATAAATACTCGGGCCGCCATGGCCGGAGCAAAGATTGATAAAGACAAATTATCCCACTGGATAAAGAATATGTCTTTCAATTGAGGAGGCTAAAAATTTATGGCTCAGAATAACCTTTTTGAACGTTTTGGCATCAAGGAAGTCGCCAACGTTTATTTCCAAGCCTTGAGCGATGAAGGCAACATCAAGGCTGGCGATATCGTTCTTTACCTTGACACTCTAAAAGTTTCCACCGTCGAGACTACGGCACAAAATGTGTCAGCAACCGGCGGGTGGGGTTAAAAATGGGTTAGCTCCACTAAAATTCTCCTAATTTCTGGAAACTCCTAAAGCCGCTGGATAGCGGATAGAAAATACTAAAAGAGGTATAAATAAAATGGATGATCAGACGCTAAGCAAGAAGCCGCGATACGGCTACGGTTTTATATATTGCTATACTTCTCCCAGTGGGAAGAAATATATAGGCCAGACAAGAACTACTTTGAAGCATCGAGCAGGCGTGAATGGCAAATCTTATCAAGGTTGTTCCGCATTCAATAATGCTATAAAGAAATATGGCTGGGAAAATTTTCAAGTAGAAATTCTTGAAGAAGTGCCATTAGATGTGATTGATGAAACAGAAGTCAATTATATTCTTGATTATAATACTGTAGATCCAAAATTTGGCTACAATATTATGCAAGAAAGGTGCAAATATATGGCCACTCTCCGACATGTGCCTGTTTATAGTTATGATGAATTTACAGGTGAATTTCTTGAAGGTTATTCCAGTATAGCAGACGCAGAACGCGCTATGAATGTTCATGCCGGCTCAATTCGCCGCACACTGAATCAACTCAATCATCACGTAAAGCAGAGGGTTTGGATGACTGAAAAATTTGAACGAGTTGAAGTCGTTCCTAAGAATGTTCAGGCAACCAGTAAAAAAGTTTATATGTATAATGGTAAAACAGGTCAATATTTACAAGAGTTTGATTCATTGCGGGCTGCCGCGAGAGATACCACTATTCCTCGTAGTTATATAGCCACCTCAGCTACAGAGGAGCGCACATGGGGTAAATACCCGCGGCTATTTCGTTTTTATAAAGTAGATTGCTTGTCTCTTGAAAGTTCAACGACTAATAGTAGCGAGAAGTCTCGTGAAACGGAGAGCCTTTCTTAAAAAGAAAGTGAAGATATAGTCTGAACTTATGGGAAACCATAAGCTGGGTAAATTCCCGCATATAGCCTAACGAACTATATGGAACACAAATGAACCCGAAACTCGTTACTTGGGACTTTTGATTGATATCCATCTATAAAATCCATAGGTCCCCTACATCGTGAGGTGTAGAAAACAAACTGGTGAATTGCTGGGAACTCTGACCGGATAATGCCGAAGACAATCAGCAGCCAAGCCGCGGTAGCCCCGCGGAAGGTTCAACGACTAAGTGGAGAAAAATCCTTATCTCCCAGCGCCAGTCCCTTGCTCTGAGCCGCAAGGTGAAGATATAGTCTGAACTCATAGGAAACTATGAGAAGTTTATGAAAAGGCATAAACAAAACAAATTGATGGTAAGGATATCAACCTAAATCTGGAAGATGCCGTTATTTCTTGGGAAGAAATGCGCATTCTGCTGGGCGCCGAAATGAAGAACGGCTCCGACACCAACAGCAACGTAACGATTTACAAGAATGCCGAATACACCTTCGCCAAGGATGTGCAGGACTAGGACGTGAAGTTCCCTGTTACCGCGCCTGGCCAGTCTGACAAGACCGAAGCCGGCGTCAACGCCTTCCCCCTGGAAGCTAATAAGCCCACCGAATTCCGTTGGATCAACTTGACCAATGGTAAGCGCGGTCAGCAAGACACCTTCACTAAGGCCGCTCTGGAAACTAATGTTGAAAACCGCGTTCGTTTCTTCTGGGAAGAGAAGGCCACCGAGGGCAACGAAGCCTATGATGCCAAGACCCTCGTGATTTCTCCTAATAGGTATCCCGGAACATACCGTGTGGTCGGCGATGCTCTAATCCGCTCTGTAAAGGACGGCCACGACTACGCCTTCCAGTTTGTAATCAATAAGGCTAAGCTAATGAGCGAAGTCACCCTAACCATGCAGGCTAAATTCCCTTGGTCTGCTAAAATCGCGTGAATTGCTGGAAACCTGAAATGGTAATCAGCAGCTGAGCAATAGAAAGTTCAGAGACTATCGAGCAATCGAGTAATGATAACAATGAAGTGCGCGATGTGCAAAGCACAAAGATATAGTCCGACACTCAATGAAAATTGAGGTATCTCCGGAGGGAGATCCTTCCACGAATTTGCTGAATGTGGAAGTAAAAGCTGCTTAATTGCTGGGACATCCTGTTAGACAACTAAACCTAAACGGTTTGACAATTAGTTGGTAGGGACAATCAGCAGCGAAGAACAAACGTTCAACGACTATTCCGCAAGGAAGTAGACAACATGTCGAAAGAGTAGCTAAGTCATTTTATATGACGAATGATATAGTCTCATCTCATAGGAAACTATGAGCTAAGAATAAACTGGTTCAGCATGACCCTGAATGTGCTGCGCGACAGTGACGGAAAGATGATGTCACTAACTCGTTATTGATGACAACTCAACCCATATTCTATGGGCTAATGGGGCGAGAGAAATCTCGCCCCTCTTTTTTTTGACATTTTTCAATTTTTAGGGTATAATATAGAAAAAAAGATGAAAGGATTTTCTTTATGACTTCGGCCCAAAAAGCCCGCTTAGCAGAAATTGACGCACAAATTGCGGCTCTTCAAAAAGAAAAAGAACAAATCAACCCCTTTGCTAATCTAAAAGCTCTTTCCAATAAGGCTTTTGGTGAAGGATGGAGTGAGCCATATATTGTAAGTCAGTGTTCTAATCTTATTCAAGACAATGGTAGTGGACATGATTTATGCACGGCTGCGGGTGAACAATGGGAAGTAAAATCTTCTCGCTTGCCTTGTATGAGTATCACATTCAATCAATGTCATCCTTATGAATGCGATAAATTTCTCTTTGTATTATATGATACCATTGAAGGCGAAGTAATTATCTATCTTGTGCCGTCTAAAGATATCAAAGAGAAATTTCATTATTCTCGACAGCATACTCATACTGCCGCGAAAGAAGACGCTGATTGTATATCGATTACTTATTCAGTTGCTAATAGGAAAATTTTGGAAGAAAACTACCGCGTAAAAGATTTTGAGGAACTCAATCGTCTGGCCGCGGCATAAATAGGGGTGGACCGTTGATGGCAAAAATTGCCTTAGACAAATATTACACAGAAGATAATTTGGCCAAATACTGTGTAGAAAAAACTTTTGAAATATTGGGATCAGACTGGGATCGCATCATTGAAGCGGCCGCAGGAGCTGGGGCATATTTGAAATATCTTCCGGCCAACACTTTAGCATACGATATTGCTCCAGAAGCAGATGGAATTATTCAGGCAGACTATAGAGAAGTGAAACTTCCTTATATGGAAAAATCCTTAGTAATCACCAACCCGCCATTCGGACGCGCTAACAAATTAAGCGTTCAGTTTGTAAAAGCAAGTCTCGCTCACAGTCCTTATCTTTCTTTCATCCAACCTATTAGTCAGCTAAATCAAAATCGCACTATGAAAGATACGGAATTGCTATATAGCGAGGATTTGGGCACACTGCCCTATGCGGGCCGGCCTGTTCATTGCTGCCTCAATATTTACCATTACTGTAAAGATGGACATAAGCAGGATTTTTCCATCCCAGGTATTACAGAGTGCCGCCATATTTTTAGGTCTGGTAAATATCAACATAGCGATGATATTTTGAATTATCCTTGGGATTTTCGAGTGTGTGCTTGGGGAACAATTCATTTATTAGGAGAAAATGAATTTTGCCCCAATGAGATAGTTTTCTCAGTTGATGATTCTATAAAAGACTGGCTACGCGAAAAATTGGAAAATTGTGATTATAAAGCTTTGCTCAGTTGCGTAAGCACCCCTAATCTGCCCGCATGGAGATTACGCAAATGGCTCAAAGAAGAATACCAAAAAGACTTTGGAGATGCCTGACGCATCTCTTTTTTATTTGGAGGTAAAGGAGATGACTATTCAAGAGCTTGGTGTAAAAACCCTTGAACACGTCACTATCAAGGCCCGTCAAAACACCGACTTGGGGTCAAAGATAGTAGAAAAAGGAGAACCTATAATTTACTTTGAAAATCTACAGATTGCCGTTCTAAGTGAGCGCAGCAGTATTATCGCGGCCCGTGGAGGTTTACATAACGAAGCGCGCGTAGTGTGGGAAGACCGCGGCGACACTGTATTTACTTTCTCCAATGGCACAATAAACCCTGTGAGTTTAAATTTCCTTTTGGAAGCTAAAGTAATTACAAAAAATGAAGGATTGCTTGTCCCGCATGTAGAAAAAATTCTTTTAGATGATAACGGAGACGCATATCTTACCTATCAAATTGCTCCCAATACTAAGTTTTTTGTCTATCAATATGACTTCAATAATATCCAAAAGAAACTTCATCCCATTGTGTCTGACTATACGACCGCAACTGGCCAGGCCGCGACAAAAATTTCTTGCGGGGCCGCCCATTCTGGTGAAGTAATCTTGTGCGACTACTACTTTATATATAGAAAGGAATCTGTTTCCTATTCTATGTCCAGAGAACGCTTTTCTTCTACATATCGTCTTGAAGCAACTTTTGAGCTAAAGGATGAAAATGAAGGCTTGATTCGCACAGGTGTAATTACAATGCCTAAAATCACTATTCTAAGTAATATCAACTTACGGATGGGTGAGCGGGCAGATCCTATGGTTTCTACTTTCAATGTAGTCGCTATGCCAGAAAACGTTTCAGACGCAACGGAGGAAGTGTGTAGGATTACCTATATAGACGAAGAAATTTGAGATAAAAGGAGGTAAAGGAGAATGGCGGACAGAAAGGTGCAAGAAATTACAATACCTATTGTATTCAAAACAGCAGCCAACGAATATGCGGCAATAACCAGAAATATTCAATAGGCTCTGAAAAATGTCGATGTGAATTCAGCAGTCGGCAAAAGAATGCAGACCGCCTTGCGTAATGCCCAGTATAAACAACTGTAGTTGGAGAATCTAACGTCTGGGGAGTTTATGAATATCAAAGACTTGAATAAGGTCAATTCTTTGACGAGTCAACTGGAAACTACCCTGACGAAGATTCAGACGGATTTTGCGAGTATTGATGTAACAGCTTTGGCCCTTACGCCAACGGAACTTGATTCTTGGAAACGCGCACAAAAAGAAGTTGATAAGTATGTAAAGGCTATCAACGATGCCAAAAGCGGTGGTGCCACAATTGGTTAGCTATTTTCTGGAGATGATAAAAATAAGCTAAACAAAGCGGGTATCAAAGATAGCGCTACACTAACAGATGCTATTGGACAAGCCGCAGACAAATATAATGATTTGAAAGCCAAAGCCGAGGAAGCAGCAGATGCCGTCAAAAAAGCGAATGCAGAATTGGCAGCCTCTCAAACGAAACTTTCAGATCTAAACGGTAAGAGTGAAAAAGAAGTTCGCACAAAAGCAGTAAATGAAATTTTGAGTTCTCGTGCAAACTCTGCTACTGCGAGAATCAAAATGCTTTCTGCTTTGTCTGATACAGTAAAAGCAAAGGGCGCAATTGGAGACAAGGTTTCTGATGTTTTTAATCGCACAGTTGCGGAAGCCTTCCAAAAGAATAAAGAGGGCGAATATACTAATAGGTTCAAAGCAGGCGGCGCAGATATTGTTGGTTATTATTTGAAAGTGCTGGGATTGGATGATACAGCCATTTCTCAAATTCAGACAAATACTGCTGATCGTGTAAAACTTATCAAAGAAGCGATTGAAAAAGCTCTTCGAGACAACCCTATTGAGTCTTATTCGGCACAAACGGAAAGTGCTTTGTAGAAGTTTTGGGGTAAAGGAAAAGATCCTGTTTCTCAACTACATAAACAACAGTAGGCTGCTCAAGCGGATGTAGCCGCAAAGGCGGCCGCAGTAGCTTCGGCTCGAAATGCGGCGGGGATAGCAAGTGGAGACTTAAAAGCACAAGAAACTATTGTCCAGCAACTTCAAGCTACTCAAGCCAATCTTCAAACCAAAGTAGATGAGCTGTAGACTGCGCTAAATGCAGCTATGCAACGAGTAGATGAGCTTGAGCAACAACTTCGTGGGAAGTATACTCCTGGCGGCACAAACTATGGTGCATAGGCTCGCAGCATCAATACCAGAGTTTTATCTACCGCTCAAGCAGAAAAAGATAGAGTTGCCGCAGAGCAAGCGCAAAAAGATGCGGCCGCTTTGGCACAACAAGAGACGGAGCAATTCCAAAATCGCTTGTAGATGTCTCTCAAGCGATGGATGGGCTTCTCTCAAATTATAAATATCGTCAGAAATGGCATTCGCAATGCTTATCAGGATATCCAAAACCTTGATAAGGCTATGACGAATATCGCTGTAGTTACGGATATGAGTGTATCCGATCTGTGGGGCAAAATCAATGAATATATGAGTATTGCTCAACAGTATGGTGTAACTACATAGGGCGTATATGAAGTCAGTTAGCTATTTTACCAACAAGGCCATATGATTTTTATAACATCATCTATATAAAATATATGATGTTTTCAGCGGGAATCGACCCTGTTGGATAGAGAGACAATCATCCCTAATTGCTGGGATGCCCATGGGCAAATCAGCAGTGAAGCCGCGCAAGTGGAACATTCAACGACTATCCTACCGTCAAGGTGGAGTAAGGCACAAGTCAATGGTGCTTGAAATGGGTGGCGCAAAGCGCTAAGATATAGTCTGAACTGTGCGGAAACGCATAGCCATATGGGCAAGGTTTTACAAGCCTTGCTAAACATTCCTTGTTAGGAACCGCTGACGTAATGGAACTCACGACAGAAACCCTAAAGATGGCACGTCAATAACCCATCTATAAATAAAGGCGTGAAAAATGTTTGAATTGCTGGGAACCCTCTTTGAGGCAATCAGCAGCAAAGGCGGCCAAAGGGCCGCAATGTTCAACGACTATCGAGAAATCGAGTAGCCCGCGGGCGAAGTGAACATACCTTATGGGTAAGATATAGTCTACTCTTTATAGCGATATAAAGTATAAAGGATTGCAGGCATGGGTTATGCTGAAGCAGCCGATGCTATGACTGTGGCTTAATTACCACGATAGGCCACATAAAACCATTTGAATTGCTGGGAAACCGTGTGGGCAACCAGCAGCGAAATAAATCGTTCAACGACTATTGGGAAACCAAGTAGCCCTTGCGGGCGAAGCAAATGATGCGGCGGGCCGCAATGATATAGTCTAATCTTTTGTGAAAGCAGAAGTATAAATGGTTCGTGGTTTCAAATTAGAAATGTCTGAAGCACAGCACATCACTGACGTATATAGCGAAGTTGCAGCCATATCAGCCAGTGATACTCAAGAACTCGCTACCGCAATGAGTAAGACCGCATCTTCCGCGGCGTCTGTGGGAATGAGTTTTGAAAATACTACGGCGATGATCGCGACGATGGTAAACTACTCTGCCCCTTGTGCGGCGTGAGCCCACATTGAACTCCGAATATGCGGGAAACTCCTTAGAGCCAATAATTACCAAACGAAAGTGGCAATGGGTAATTCCAAAGGTATGGTAAAAAGATTATTGGATTGGACAATCCGCAGGGATAGCAAATAAGATTTGAAGCCCTCAACGACTACCAAGGAGCAACTTGAAAAAGTTGATTGTATAGTCTAAGCCGAAATAAATATAGCGAAAGCTACGGTATTGACTAAGAGGCTACCCGTGAGTCTGCGACGAACATTGGTAGCGCGATGAAGTCGATCATAAGCCGTATGTCCGAGATGAAAGCCGGACTTTCCCAGGATGAGAATGGAGAATTCCTCGACGCAAGTAAAGTAGAAACAGCCCTAAAATCCGTTGGTGTTGCTTTACGCGACAGCCAAGGACAATTTAGGAACTTGGACCAAGTAATTATTGAGTTAGGCGAACGTTGGTCCAGTTTGGACAGCGCGACAAAGAGATATGATGGTTTCCATTAGATTGTAATTCCCTTTGTATCTCTATAATATCTATTGAATTGCTGGAAAATCCTTAGAGATAAATAAGCTACAGCATAAGGATGAAACAAGCCTAAGTGCGAATGCCAAAAATTATTTATATTGGACAATCAGCTCCTAAGTTGCGAATAGCAACGAGTTCAACGACTATCGAACGCCCGCGAGGCCAGTAGAGTAGGGAGGAAGTCCTCCACGAAGTAGTAGGCACAGATGATATAGTCTGCTCCCCTGTGAAAACAGGGGCTTTTTTATAGGAGAAAATATAACGAATTTTCTCAAACATTAGGTTAGGCACTATAATTGCCGGCAACCGCCAGCAGTCGAGATTTCTCGCGCTCATGGAGAACTATGACCGTTTTGCTGAGATTCAAGAATCTGCTATGAATGCAGAGGATGCCAGTGTTTTGCAGTATGCAAAGACATTGGATTCACTTGAGTCAAAACTCAATCAAATAAGTAATAGTTTCCAACAATTTTATATGTCTATACTAAATGGCCCAGTAATTGGTTCTTTCCTGAGTTTTCTCAACCAGGTAATTACAGGATTTACTAAGCTGGGTAATTTTAGTTCATTATTCAATATTATTTCCATTATAAAAGGCGTTAAAACTTTAGCGTCTTTCTTGCTAACGACATTCTCTGATACTGGCTCTTCTATTTCTATAAAACTTAAACAAGCATTTTAGGAAACAATTAGTGTAGCCAGAGATGCAGGACGAAAAGCAAAGTTAGCCTATGAAGATGGATTCAATGGGACAAACTTACAACCAAATATTAATCTTTCTGCCACAGGCGGTGGAACGACTGGCGGAAAACTAAAAAGTATTCTTAGTAATCTGAAACAAAACTCTTCTGCTCTTAATAATTTAGGACTAAACGTAGGCGGAGGATTATTATCTTCTGCTGGGGCTGCGATTTCTGGAAATGGCAATTCTCGGCTGGGCAGCGTTTTTTCTGCTGGTGGATCCGCATTATCTATGGCCAGCTATGGCCTTACTCTTGGCGGGCCCAAGGGCGCTATAGTAGGCGGAACAATTGGCTTAATATCTTAGCTCCCCGCCATTATTAGCTCTTTCAAGAATGCTTTAGAAGAGTCTATTGAAAATCTAAAAAAAGAACAAGAAGACGCGAATATTAAGCGAGTTGAAGATAAATAGGCCGCGTCTGATTTACAATCTTATATTGATAAATACAATAAATTACAAAAAGCTCAATATGATAGTGCTGAAGCAGCATAGGCATATATGGATATTCAGAATGAAATTGCTGAAAAATATCCGCAATATGTTTCTTATTTGACCGAAAGTGGCGACGCGGTTGTAAATATGTCTACTGCTACGCAAGATCTAAGCAAGGCATTGGATCAGGCCGCGGAAAGTGCACAAACTTGGGCTGACAAACTAGTTGAAACGAAAGAGGCCGAATTAAAATCAGCGGAGAAAAATCTTGGACTTTCAAGTAGAAAATTTGATGAGAACGGTTTACCGACTCTTTCTGAGACAGAAGAGTGGTTTTATACCGCCAAACCACAACAAAGAGCGCGGGTATTACAAAATATTAGTGGTTTACAATACTCTAATGCTTTTGAATCTTCTCAAAATACCTCTGCTTATTTGAAGAAACAAGGTATTACGCAAGATAGTTCATATAAAGATCTTATTGCCGCAGTAACTAATCTATTTGGCGTTGATAGCCTAAATGGATTGGCTCAGCAGCTGACTACTTTGAATGAAAGTGATCCACTAACTACATAGTTCTTAGAAGGTTATATCACTGATATCCTGGGTAATGTTTTTGAAGTAGAAGATGGCATTTATTCGGTTTCAGAAAATGTAAATAATTATTTAGAAGCCGTTGCTGAGTATACCGATGGTTTAGCGACAAGTCTTTCTACAAAAACTTATTCATATAGTCGTGTCTATCTGGATACTTCTAAAAATGCTTCCATCCTAAAGGATATCTCCGGTGAAGAAGCTATTATTTCTCAAATGGTCAAACAGACCGGTATCTCTGCTAAAGATTATAAGCAAGAGAATTACAATACTTCTGCTGACCAATTCGCTCAATTCTGGCAGTCCTATGGCACAGATGCTCTGGAGTCCTATATGCAAGACTTCAATAAAGTATCTAAGACCGCGATGGATAAAGCTCTCGCGGCGGCCCGCCAAAGTAATGATGCGGCAATTCAAGCCGTAGTTGAATCTTTTGACGCCTCTTTCGAGGAAAATCGCAAGTCAGCAGTTGATATGCTAACTGTCAACGCGATCGCACTTGGGACAGAATATTATCAAGAACTTGTCGCTCCTATTATCAATGATCTTTCTAATGAACAGATCAAAGACTTCAATTCTCGCTTGGTTGAATTGAAAACCATGGCGGAAGAAGGTGGAGCATACGGAAAGGCGCAGGCTGATAGGCAGATGATTTTGTTGGCAAAATATTATGCCAATCTTGCCAAACTTGCTCCCGACCTTCAAGTGAAATTCTTGAATAACTTTGGCTCTTCTGAGTGGGCTACAAGTTTCTCAAGCGAAGAAATTCAGGAGTTAGTGGATGCGGGCATTCTCAATGTTGGAGACTCCATTAATAATTATATATATGAACAACTAAATACTTATATAAATGGCACCTCAGAGCGATTAGCTGACTTAGCTACAGCATTTACTTCTGCCACAGATAAACAACTTGGTTCTGGTTTTACTCTAAAAGAAGCTAAAGAAATTGTTCAAAAGTTCCACCTTGATAGTTTTGATTCTGCGTTTGCTTATGATGTATTCCAAGGTGCTTATTATCTAACTAATGAAGCACAATAGGCAATGCAGGATAGTCTAAATGATCAAGTAAAAAATGTTCAAGATTATTCTGACACATTAAAAAAATTACAAGTAAAAAATTATAACGACTTTAGAACTAAAGGTTATGCTGATACTTATTCTCAACTTACTCTTCAACAAAAGCAAGCAGTTGATCAAGCAAGAGAGAATGCGACTATTGATGGCGTAATTGACGTTGATATTTATAATAAAAACCTTCAAGACCTCATCGATGCTGGTCAAATATCTATCAATGATGCTACGAATCAACTCTCTGCTCTCAACATCAAGGATATCCAAACCGCAAAGCAATATGTAAATTCTGAGGACAAGCGCACTGCTGATGCGGCCAAAGCATATGTAGAAGAATTCTATGATTATGCGGCTAGTCTAACTGGGAAAGTCACGGCAGACCAAATTTCCAAACTTTCTACTTATGGTATTGACACTACCCTGATCAAAGTTGGAGACGAGTGGAACAAGGCAATTAAATATATTGGCGACGAGCAGGCCAAATCAATTGCTAAGGCCGCGCAAGCCTATAGTCGAGAAGAAATGAAAACAAAACTTTCTTCTGGCTTACAAGATATTTTCACTTCTATTGTTTCTGGCGAAGAAGTTGCCGCGAATGACGTAGCAGACCTCGTAGAATCAGCTCTCGGTCGTTCTTTGAACTCTAGCGAACGCGATGCTATTGAGAGAGAACTAAAAGAAAGCCCGCAGTTGCTAATGGAACAATTGAAGACCATTATCACCGCTTCTCTACGGTCTCAAGGCGTAGACGAAGAAGAAATTCAAAAAATCCTCACCGAGCTTACAATCACTGTAGTCGAAACCATTTCTACCGCAATTGAAGATGGCGTTTCTCTACTGGCTAAAGGAATTACAGATGGCATCTCTCAATCTGAACTAAAGCAACTTTCTAATTTCTTCAAAGTAAATCCTGATCAGATTGCTTCCTATGATCAATCTACCGGGAAATACCGCGCTTCTGGCGAACAATTTATCTCCACTCTTACCACTTCTCCTATAATGAAGGGCCGCGATACTTATGCCTATTCTCGTCAATTGACAGAAACATTAGGCGGCAAAGGCGGCGTTCTTGGTAGCTATGAAAGCATTACCAAAGAAATCGAGAGAGTAGAAAAGAATATTGATAAATGCACCGTTCAAGAAAGGGCTCGTCTAAAGATTCTGAAAGAAATGCAAGCTGTCTATGCCAATATTGCCGATTCTCAACGTTTCGACTTTATGGGCTATGATATGATGCAAGGTTAGATGGATGACTTTGACAACTGGATTGATTCTATCCAACAAGTCCAAGATGTCTTCCAAGGATTGAGTGATAATAACGGGAAGATGAATTATAAGAACTTCCTGTCTATGATTGACTATATCCAAAAGTTCCATCCGGATGCATCCAGTTTGCAAATAGCGGGTCAAAGTCTTGACCAATTTGCTGTCGCCATTATGAATACAGTGGACATCGCTGGCAATGTTGATTTCTCTGCGGTTGCCGATGCGATGACACAGGGCGTTGGTCAAATGGCCGATGCGATGAAGGAAACTTTGGCAGAAGTAGCTCGTGAGCGTATCAAAACGTTGGAAGCCACTAAGGCCGCGTTAGTAGCGCAGTTGGCTGTTCAGAAAGCACTTGAAGCAATGGGCGGAGAACTTCCGCAAATAAAATGGGAAGGAACAACGGTAGAAGACGGTCTTAGATCCATTCAAAAGTGGAAAGACACTTTGAATGATCAAGCCAAGGCCATAATTGATACCATGGAAGGCTTGACGGAAGAACAGAAAGCTGCTTCCAAGGCTTATCTTAATTCTTTTCCCTTCGGTCAACAGATTCTTGATGCTTTAGGTTTTAAGCCTGAAGATATGGCTAAATGGTCAGATGAACAAAAAAACTTGTTCAATCAATTGTTAAGTTCTTTAGACTTCGGCTCAATTATAGAACAAGCCATACAGAATGTTCAAGCCAGCGGAATTTCATTCAGTAATACTGAAGAATTTATGGCTGCATTCAGCACGGAATTTCAACGTGCCGTGCTCAAAGGTTGGAATGAGAATCAACCAAAAGAAGGCTTAAAACTTGAGGCTCCCAATGCTAAAATTGTTGGTGATACCCAAATTGAAGCTCCTTCTACTACTACAACAACATCCACTGAAGCAAAAGACACTACTAAAGCTCTAACAGACACGGCAGCCGCGATTGATAAAGCGGAAGAAGCCTTCAAAAATTTTGGTCAAACTGGTCAAGAAGAAATAGAGAAAATCAAAGCAGCAATAACTGATTTGACTACTCAATTGAATGGCCTAAAAGAATCTTTCAACTTGGGCACTACCGAAACCCCAATGGAGATTCAACTCAAAGCTGTTATAGATGAGTATACCAATGCTCCCGGAGTAGATCCGAACAAGCAAGTAGAAAATCTAAATGGGACAGTTGGTTCTTTTGCTCCGACAGCCGAAGGGGCAGCTAGCAAAGAATAGCTTGTAGATGACTTAGTAGCAACAGTAGACAGATTCCTTCCCGCCCCAGGCGTTGATAAGAATTCTTTAGTTAGTGATTTGACGGCTATCGTCAACCTCTCTTCTGATCCAGAAACATTATATAACAATATCGTTGCCTATATGTCAAAGAAGAAGGTTGATGTTGCTATTCAATTAGCAAATGATGGCAATGAAGAAGCCTTAGCAAATCTGTGGAAGGATTTGAATCCGGCAGAACAAAGTTTAGTAGCTCTCAATGCTACCAGCGAAACTGCCGCTAAGACGCTTAAAACTGTAGCGTCTAATTATACTCTAATTGGTGCTGCTGCGGCGTCCACGGGTTTAGCAATCAATACTTCTGAAACAAGCAATCAAGAGAAGTTAGCTGGAACCAATGATGCGGTTGGCAATGTTTCTACAAAGTATGGCGAAGCTTCTACCGCTGCGGGTGATGCCAGTACAGCAATTGCGAATGCAGAATCTGCCAACCAAGACAATATCAAAAAAACCGGTGATGCCGCGGGCATAGCTAAACAGAAAATAGCAAATATGGCACGCGGAGAGCATAAGATTAGGGTCAATGCAAATACAAAGCCCGCTATTATGGCTGCCAATCAGGCTGTCAAAGATATTGAGGCTAAATCTGCTACTGTTACTGTTACTTATCGCTCTAAAATGACCGAGGTCGAGAAGTAGAATCTGCGTATTCAAGCCGGCGAAGGTATGCCGGAACCTCCTAAGAAGGGCGGTCTATGGAATACTGTTAAGAGTTGGTTTGGTGGAGGAAAATACCAAGGCACTGTCAACGATCTTGGTCCTGCCTACGCTCAAGGAACCAAAACTCTCGTTGGTGAACTTGGTCCTGAATTAGCTGTTTACGATAATGCTTATCACCTGCTGGGCCGCAATGGCGCAGAACTTGTTGATATTCCCGACGACGCCATCATCTTCAATCATAAGCAAACCGAGGGCATTCTCAAAGGCCAGGCCAACAATGGTCGCGGCAAAACTGTAAATGGTCAGCCCGCGTTTGCTACCGGTAATGTAAGCGGCCCCGCTTATGCGGGCGGTCTATCTGGTGCTATCGCCGCGATTGACCGTGAGATTATGGCTTGGAAAGCATTGCTTTCTATGACCACTGCGGACCTTCTCGGTTCTGCTGGTGGTGGAGGCGGGGGCGGCTCAGGTAATACCCTGAAAGCCCATATTGAAGACCTTGTTGAATGGTATAATCTAACTCGTTAGATTGCTGACATTGAACAAAAGATCAACAATATTATTGCCAAACGCGCCAATATTACAGACGGCCGCGCATATCTCAAGAGCTTGCGCGAGCAACAACACCTACTTGAGGGTCAAGCCTTAGTTCAGAAGACTCTGCTGGGTTATCAGCAAAAGCAACTTGAACTACAAGCTGAACAAATCAATACCCACGATATATGGAAGCAGTTCTTCCACGTAGGAAATGATGGCCTGCTCCAATATAATATGGGTAATGAAGTCAATGGTGGTAAGGGCACGCTAACACTTCTACAACAACTCAATCAAATGTCTGGTGCCGAACAGTTGTCCTACATCAAAAATCTTGGTTATTCTTACGTGACCAATGATGGAGAGCAACTTGATGGCGAAGACCTTATCTCCAAGTTCTTTGAGGAAGCGCAGGCATAGATTGACAAGTATGACGAACTTCGTGATACAGTTGAATCTACTGATGAAGCTCTTTCCAAACTTGAATCTTCTATCAATGAGATTGAACAAGAAATTCGAGACAATCAGAAAGAACTGGAAGAAATTATTTACAATACATTGGTTGAGGCTTGGGAAAAACAGATTTCTCAACTTCAGGAACAAACCGATATGTTGCGTGAAGCCAATGAGGCTTACGTAAATGGACTAAATGATGCTCTAAATAAAGAACGCAATCAATATAGCCAAAATAAATCTATTAGTGATCGCCAGCAACTCCAGCGTCAGCTTTCGCTATTGCGGCGATCCGGTGGTTCCGCAAGCCAGATTGCCAGTTTGGAAGAACAACTCAATTCTGCCCTAAAGGAAGAATACTTCTCTCATCAACAAGAAACCATCGACAGCATCAAAGAAGCAAATGATAAGCAACTTGATGCTTTGAACAAGCAAATCACCTTACAACAAGAAACACTTGATTTCCAAAAGGAAAATGGCGTTCTGTGGACAAAGGTATATGAAGTGCTATCTCAAAGCGATGGTAAAATTATGGAGTTCCTAATTCAAAATTCAAGCAAGTTTATTCAGGCTTCTGCTTTGGCACAAGCCGATATGCTGAATGAAGAATGGGCAAAGAGAATTGGTATTTACAAGGCAAACTCCGAAGAAGGCTTTGAACCTTATGTCCAAAAGGCTAACCAGATGTTTGCCACCGAAGCGTGGAATAGTGCCGAAGGCCCACAAAAGCAATCTATGTTCAATGCTCTGGATATTGCTTCTCAGAAAGCATTACAAGATTACTTTGCCAGCGCGTTCGCAAACGAGATGCTAAGGAACGGCGGCAATGAATCCGCGGCCTATGAAGTCGCTCGTCAGGATATGTATCAGAAGTTGTATCAAGCATACAACCAAATGAAAAATATTCAGAACACTACACTGGATGCTATTAGAAATATTAGCCAGCCGAGTGTAGCGCCTAAAGATAATACGGCTGGTACAGGCGGCGGTGGAGGTAGCGCGGGCGGAAGCAACGCGGGCGGTGGAAGTAAAGACAATAGTAGTTCTTCTACCACAACTAAACCCAGCACAGTATCAGAAACCAGAACTTGTATCGTTCGAGGCAATGGTGGAGGTGCTCCAGAGTGGGCTGGTGGTGGGACTTCTATTCCTGCTAAACCAGGAAGAAAATTACGAATTACACCAAATCCTGCGCAGGGTTTTACAACCGTGTCTGTTAGTTATGAAGGACACTCTTCTTCATCTCTACAGGTTACTGTTCCAAGCGGTAGCGGTCCTCTGTATGTAACGGTGCATTATCGTAGAAAAACTCCTCAGGTTAGTCCCTCTTTGCCTTCTCAAAGGAAACCTATCGCTCTTCAAAGAGAAAACGTTTTATACGCCGACTCTGGTGCTTTGGTTGATTCCGACAATACGCCCGCAATTCTCCACAAAGGCGAGGGCGTATTTACTGCTGGTGAAACTTCCGCGCTACGCAGTATGGTCAAAAATTATCAGACTCTCGCCGCAAACCTCACTGGCAACTCTCTACTGAGTGCTATGAGCAGTATCGGTTCCTATTCTTTCTCCAATACTCGTAATGCTGGTTCTGAACTCAATATCAATCCCGGAGCAGTTGTAATTCACGTTGATAAACTGGATGATAAATATGATGTTGATGAACTGGCTACAGATGTATTCAACAAACTATCTACTATCGCTTCTAAAGCTACTAATCGAGGAGTCAATAGGAGGTAAAGGATTATATGGGCTTTCAAGTCGAAGAATTGACTCAAGGTCGCCAACCTTGGGAAAAGGAGTTTATAGACTTCTCCTTCGATGGTAAGCACATCAGTGAGTTTGGGCTGGTCGCTGTCTCTGACAGCGACCGCCACTCTACTGACGCTTCACCGTCTTTTTCTGATGAAACAAGTAAAGTAAATGGTCTAAGTGGCCAATACTTCTGGGGAACAACATTTGACGCAGGAAAGAAAAATTTCAAACTTGCTACAGATGGAATGACCGAGAAACAACTTTCTGCTTTCAAGAAACACTTTATTCCCGGTCGCTATGGCAAACTAATACTTGATGAGCGGATCGGCCGCTATTGTTATGCGCGCGTGTCTTCTGTGATCACACTTAGTTTTGTGCCTTTCCAAGAGAACATTACTATTTAGGGCGTTAGTTTCCAAACAAACATCTACAAAGGCGAAGCATCTATTTCCTTTGAGATGGATTATCCATTCTGGCGGGCCGAGAGTAATTATATAGACACAGCGGCCGCACTTACACAAGAGAGCGTCCGCAAGGCATACGTAAACAATATTCCTCTCTCTTCCAGTTTCTATGATGAATTGAATATCAATTCTAAACTAATTATTGGACAACCTGATACAGCAGATAGCAAAATTATTTTAGATTCTCCACTATATCGAGATATTCTTGCCGCCCTCAACAACAAACAAATGTCTTCTTTTATCACCAGTGGAGACGCATTATATGTAGGAGACGCGACGTATTATCTTACCAAAGATGGTATCGTCGCGCAAAATACATATGATGCTACTAAAGATAAAGATAAATACAAGATGGTTCTTTATAATGCCTCTGAACGTTCTTCTCCAATAGATATGACGCTGAAAGAGCAATCTATTACCATCACACCCACCGCACCATATTATATCAATTTCGCTCGCGATAGCATAAATGCGGCTGGCACAGACCGTCAATATAGTATGTTCTTTATTCGCAACTATGATGAGAAAATTACTAATGTAATGAAGTATACCAATCCCGCATTATTCTACTTCATCAACTATGTTATTTCTCTCGCTTATTCTTATAAAGACACTATAGGTGCTAATCTGGTAGATTTTCAATCTCTTCTTCAAGAAGAAATTCATCATCAAGCAGTTCTCTCCTGGGCTGCCGCGGGCCTGCGATTCATTAGCACACACGCTGAACTTTATAATCAGGAGACTGGTGTATTTGGAACTTCTTCTATTACCATTTATGATTATACAGGGACTGCGCGCACAGTAAAGTGGTATGAATACCTGAATTACTGGATGTTGAATTTCTGTGCGCCCGCCTCAGAAAGTGAAGCAGGCAATAATTTGCTTATCGATATCGCCGAAAAGGATGGAACGTGCTGGACACGCAATGGCTCTCTTGGCACTTTTACAATTGAGATGAATGGTGAAGACAATGCCTCCTTTATTACATACAGCCGCCACAGCATCGGCACAGTTCTCATAAATCTTGAAAATTTGTGCGAAAATTGTGGCGAAATGATGCTCTCAGAATACCTAAAAGTAGAGGGAGGAAGTTGCTTGGATGATAATCTTGACGTTCAACCAAAAACTTGCTATCTTCTCTACAATATCAAAGATAATGTTCTTGTTGAATTGGACAAGAAAAATATTGTATTGAAATATCGGTATCTGTATTTGTGATAAAAGGAGTGAGGAGCTTTGAGTGTAAAATTAGTTTTAGCTCAAAACGCCCGCCCATATAAGATTGAGGTATACGGACTACAGGATAACTTTATTGGGACCCTGTAGTCCTATGCCGACTCTTTTTTGGGACAGGTTGTCTCTCCATCATTGACCATTCAAGATGACGGTTCACAGTCTTTGGAGTTCTCTATTCCATACTATTACGTGGATTAGAGCACAAACCTCCGAGTTGAGAACCCTCGTTGGAGAGATGTTTAGAGCGGAGTTCTGGCAGAAAATACGCGAGTATTGAAAGTTTATATCCAATATCCAGATGAAACAAAAGTTTATCCGTTTATAATTGATTCAATAACGGATGGCCGCGATAGCGATTTCAAGGTTTTAAAACAAGTCAAATGCTCTGGTTTGGCTTTCGCGGAACTGGGCAAGGTTGGATATAAGATTGAATTTAGTGATCAAACTATAAAAGATGATTGGGAGACAAATGAGAATTTGCTTCCTACTATCAACTACTGGTTAGATAAGGTATTTCCCAATAAACGAGATGAAACCGGAAAAATAACCGATTGGCTTACGCCGTGGAGTTATGAAATCCGGATGGATTGGAGCAGTTATACAGATGCTAATGAGCGGGCCGCTGATAAAGTCTATGAAGATATTCACATTACTTCTTGGGCTTTGGAAGAGGGTTCGGATGCTACATCTAAAACCCTGATTCCTGGCGCGATTTCTGTGCTGGAAGAAAAGTCTCGTTTGATGGAAGCGTCGAATAGTAATAAGTATAATATTACACAGGACATTGCTGAAATGTTTGGTGTGTTCTGTGTTTACGAATACAAGACTGACGCGGCCGGTCGATTCTTAAGAACATATATTGAAAATGGACAAGTAAAAACAGGTCGCACTGCGGTTTTTTATAATAAGGCTATCAAAGGAGAGAAGCCTTTACACCTTACCTATCAACATAATCTACAAACAATTTCCAGAACCTCTGATTCATCTGAGTTGTATAGTAAACTTTATATCACTCCTATCGAATCAGACAAAATGGAGACAGGTTATATCTCTATTGCGGACGCAGAGAGCAATCCTATCCAAGATGATTTCATCCTGAACTTTGATTACCTTTATTCTGTTGGTTCTATCAATGATGTTCAGAAGAATCAAGTAGAACAATACAAGGTGAATTTGCGGGACTATAACTCACAAATTGCTGACTTGGAAGAAAAAATAGCCAATGAAACAGTTCTGCTAAATGATGCGTCTGCGGATGCTACCTCGGCCCGCGAAGGAGTTTCTTCTGCTCACGAGCAATATCTACAATATCAGACTTTAGCAGAGAATGAGATTTATACTACTCCGCTACACAAGGATGTAAACAATCGCTATAGTGGCGTATTTGTCCCTTCGGCCGCGGAAGGTATTGTGAAGTGTAGTATTCACTTAGATGGCGTCCTCGCAGAAGGCTATGATATTAGGGCTTATAAAGACGTAAAATATAGCACGGCTACAATTTTTACTTATGCTGATCTGGTAAAGGTTTCTGGAGTATCTGCTCCCACAGATAACTCTACTTTCTATGGTGTAATTGATGAATATGGATTCTTAACAGATATCTACACCTCTATTGAGAACACCAAGTTAGGCGAAAAAGTTTCTACTGGCGCAGTTGTCTACTTTGACCTATGGTATTCTCCTAAGAATAAATATGAGAAGGTTATGGAAAAATTCCAGACCTTAGAGCAGGTCAACGAAGCGAAGGCTAAGGCGGCCGAAGAGAAACAGAAAACGCTAAAAGAAACGTTAGATAAGAATACGGCGGCCCGCGATGAGTTGCTTGCGAAGAAAGCGGCGCTCAATAACCAGTTTGAACGCCAGATGAATGGCGCATTACGAGAAGGTTATTGGACTCCTGATTCTTATGATGATACTGGTTCTCTGGTAAAAATTACAGCACATAATGGCGGCAACCATTTTATTTGGGATAGTGAAGCCTTTGAGGAAGAAACTGTTCCTTATTATTATGCCAATGCGGAAGATCAAGCAAACGATAATAAAACATACTATCCAATCATTGATTTATCTGCTCCTTTGGCAGCGAACGTTCCAATTACAGACACATTCCCGCTTTATCTAACTAAGCCTCTGAACCCATATATAACAGATGAACATTTCACTGGCGGGCCCGCGATGGTTAGGTTGGATACGGTGGCTTATTACTTTGATTTGACCGGCTATAATGGAGCCAATAACACAATCATTGTAGAGATTGATTATACCGCAAATCCTAAAGTAAAGGTCAAAGTAAATGGAACATACATCACAGTGTATGATAGTGCGGAAGCATTTGGCAGTGGAGCCAGTGAAGCTAATAATTTGACTTCTCGTTTTGGTGGCTTAGCCGGTTCTTTGGTGACTATGAAACTATATCCAAACGCAGGATATGTATTTGGATTCTTGCGGGCCGCCGATGGAACGGTCAAGCCTATCGCATTGCTCAACAATGATAGCATCAATTACGATCCATATAAGAATGGTAGCGTTTACTACGAGAGTTCAGTCACTGCTAAAGCAAAAATCACTACGGGTATCGAAGAATATCCTTCGGCCGCGACGTATGTGTATCCTCGTGTATTCCTTGACTACAGAAATGTAAACTATACTTCTGATGAATTTACAATATATACTACTTCCACTGAGGCTGATATTCCGCAAGATCAGCGCACAGATGCTGATTATTTGACAAACTTTGAAGACTATGCTACATTGCTCAGAGATTGGAAACCTTATGTAAACTTCAAAATCACTCAACGTTGTAATGTTTCTAATATCTTCAATGATTATTTCCACCTGACTTTCCGCGTTTCTCGTGCGAATGATCAACTCTATCTCGACGCAAAACAAGTAGCGCTGGATAATTCCCAACCTAAGTATTCCTATGACCTCAGTAAGGCTAATATTCCTGATGAAATGGAAGCAGTTGAGCTGGGACAACTTGCTTATATCAATGATTACAGTTTGTCTATCTTCAAAGCAACAGGTTATATTAGTGGTATTACACTCGCTTTGGATGATCCAAGCCAAGATGAACTAACAATTCAAAATTATAAAACAAAGTTTGAAGACTTATTCAGCACAATCACCGCTTCCAGTGAAGCAATGCGTGTGAACAAGAGAAGTTATGATATCGCCGCGGGCGGCTTCACATCAGGCGGCACAATTGCTCCCACGATTTTTGAACGCTCCCTTGCGCAAACAAATGTCTCATTCAACTTCTCTCGCACAAAGGTTTCAATGGATAATACAGGCGGCATTACCTTGACAAATGAAACACCGTATTCTAATGGTGTATATGGTTAGGTAGCACTGCGTGGTGGTGGTATTTTCTGCTCAAACTCTGTAGATGAATTGGGTAATAGAGTGTGGAATTCTGCTATTACGCCTGATGGTATCAATGCCGCTCTTATCACTGCGGGCCAATTAGACACAAATGTTATTCGCATTTATAATGGCAACAATATGTCTTTCCAGTGGAATAGTGAAGGCTTGTATGCTTATGCTACAGATGATCTTGGGCGACCCGATTTGAATACCTATGTCCGCTATAGTCAAGATGGTTTACAGTATATTGCCAATGGATTCACTGCTGTAGATTTAGGCTGGAAAGGATTACAGATTTCCGCGCAAGACGGTGCCTTGAGTCTGAACGGCTCAAATGGTTTGGTTATTTATAATGCGGAAAAGAATAAGGTAGTTCATTTGGGTAAGGTTGAAGAGGATGGCATTGCTTACTATGGACTGCGACTATATGATGGAACAGTAGAAGAGAATCTAACTTTCTATAATACCAATGAAGGCAATTTATGGTTGAAGTCTGAGTTGTTGGTCGGTGGTGTAGAAGAAGGCAAAAATACTGGTAGCGGTATTAGTGGTAAAGAGACTCCTGCTAATGACTTGCGTTTTTGGACTGGTGCGACCGCGAATGACTCATAGTCTCGTGAGAAGGCTCCATTCCGTGTCTATGAAGATGGTAGTTTCTACGCTTCTAAAGGACAAATTGGTAGCCTAACTATCGAAGGCATAGAAGATAGTCTTCAACAATATAAAATTCGTATTGAATCTTCTTTAGGAATTACATATAAAGATGGCGTGGCGGCAACGACCGTTCTCACCGCCACATTATATAAAGGCGAACAGCCTACAACTTTACCTGCTGGAGCAACTATTACTTATCAATGGTGTAAAAAAGAAAATGACGCTTGGGTTGATATCGCAGGCGAAACCGGCACGACTTATTCTGTCGTTATGACTGATCGTGCTACTTATTGTTGTAAAGCAGTTCTAACAAAAGGAGGGGAATAAACCGTGCCCGAACCTATTACTATGTGGAGTGAACCACTAACTTTTATGGCAGTAGAATCAGGAGCTCCTGGTCCTGCCGGCAAACCTGGTCCGGCTGGTCCCGCAGGCCCGCAATATGGCTTGAGATGTAGTGTTTCTTCCATAGTGCGGGGCCTTGTGGCCCCCATTTCGCCAACATCTATTGAGTTCAAAGCATTAGTGAATAATGCGGATGGAACTCAAGAAGAAGTAGCGTGCGGAACAGATTTTAGAATTGAGTTGACGCAAACTTCTTGGGATGAGGAAAGCGCACAGACTGTGAATTTTACAGTAAGTGATATGCTGATAGGCTATGGCACAGGCCAAACAGCCGCGGCATATACTACAAAAACAGTCAATTTGAATTATGTGTTATACGACCCAGAGAATAATCAAGTCATTCTTGAAGACCGTAGTTATACTCGCACGGGCGGCAATTCGGATGTGAGTGCTATTCGTGCTTCATTGTATAAAGGCGATATTGTACTGGTCGAATTGGCTATTCCATTTGTGCTTGCTAATGAACTAATTGATTTAGGTATGGTGGATGAAAACGGCCAAGTCATTATCGGTGATGGCCGAGTGGTTGCTTCTTCTATTGTGGCTAATTCAATTACTGGCGATAAAATTGCTGCGAGCACTTTGACCGCTGATAAACTATTTGGAAACCGTTTAGATTCTATCAGTCCACCGCCTTCTTTTCCTTCTGTTTCTTATGTAAATGAAGCAGGAGAAACAGTATCTTCTATCGATGAAAATCACTTCACATCTGAGGGCGCCCGCATAAATTTATCAAATGGTGGCTCCATTCACTTCAAGAATTTCTACATTGATCCTACTGGTAATATCAGTCTTCGTGGTGCTATTGAAGCACAAAGTGGTTCTATTACTGGAAAACTTGGCGTGGGATAGGCAGTCAATGGAGAATATCCTATCTACATCAATGGTTCACCAGACTCTCAATATTCTTTTTATGTAAATGGAAAATTTATGGTGTCTCCCAATGGAGATATGACCGCAACTTCTGGTAAAATCGCGGGCTGGCTAATTGAAGAAAATCAGTTGATAAGCGAAAATCGTAGCACAGGAATGTATTCTGGCTCAACTTTCATCAAAGAAGGTTCTCCCGTAAGATTCTTTGCTGGCAAAGATAATGATGATTATAATTTCATTGTCAATGATGCTGGCTATGTATTCGCTAAGAACGCTCAAGTCCAAGGTCGCATCGATGCTTCAAGTGGTTCTATCACTGGCCCGCTATGGATCGGCTCTACAACCAGTGGCATACTAATTGATGGTGAGAACGGCAGTCTTCAATCGACTCCTTTTGTTTCTTCTGCGGTTGGTTGGAAGGTTGACAAAGGAGGAAATGCTGAATTCAATAATGCGACCATTCGCGGTAAACTAACGTCAGTTATCTTTGAAATGTCTACTGTTAGTTCTGTTGGCGGTGATTTGTATATTGCTCCCACAGTAGATATTCCTAAAGAAAAAGCGGGAATTGTTGAGAATGATACAGATAATTTCTATCTACACATCAACAATACTATAGATGAACGTTCTAGGTATATGGATTCCTCTTGGAATAATTCCCAAGTAAAAATAAATTTGACTGCCGCTTTGAATAATGGCAAAGAGATCTCATATAGTGGCTTGAATGGTTCGGCCGCGTTATCCAGCAACGAGCAACAAATTGATATTACTATTCCAAAGAACGATGTAGAAAATAAAAAGATTCTTGCTTTACAGTCTGGCGAGTCTTTGACTTCTATAGTAAATACGATTACAGTGCTAAAACTTGGTGTGGGTAATAACAAGAAATACATCTATCTTACCGCTTCCTCCAATAGTAGTCCTTTCATTGATGTTCAAGACTATGATATATCTGATACAACCGCCCTACCAAAAGTGCGTATGGGCCGTCTGGATGGTATCGTAGATGATGTAAATGGATTCGGTAAGTTAGACGGCTATGGTTTATACTGTAATAGGGCTTACCTCACTGGTGCTCTGAACTTGCCTAATGCCGGAATTACAAATCAAATGTCTGTTGGCTATAACGGTGGTGAAACTTATCTACCCACCACTGATTCTACTGCCTCTCCGGTTCGTATCTGGGCGGGCGGCAAGAATTAGCCTAAAGCTGGCGAAGGGGCCGCACCTTTCATAGTGACTGAGGACGGTTCGCTTTATGCGTCTAAGGGTGTATTCAAAGGTCAAGTCATCGCCACAAACAGTGAGTTTTCTGGCTCAATCCGTGCCGCAGGTATCCTTATTGATAAGGGAGGAGATGGTTATGTGCCGCAAAAAGCATCTAATCACTTCTTCGTAGGTTATAAAGAAGAACCCACCACTTTTGATGACTATGTTCTGGATATGAACTCTGCCGGTCTTTCTATATGGGAGGGCGGCCTAAGAGCATACAGTGATGAACTGTCTGGTTGGGTTGGAGATGAAAAAACTGGCACCGCGGTTTTACCTTATGGATATACCGAAACAAATAATAAACCTTATCCTTATTTAGCCGCGATTGACGCGGGTCGCCTAATGACAAAAGAATGGCATAACCTAACAGTTGCGGAAGATTACAGTGCTTATTCTATTGGGACAAAAAATGGTAAGTTGTATCTTGGTCATACTGGTGCTCCTGCTGAGAAAGATAATTATTTATCTTATGAAGAAGCACAATATGAGAAAATTGAGGGATATGGGTATTTGGGTGTTGATACGAATTAGAATCTCACACTTCAAAGCACTCGTATTATGAATATAAATGGAACCCAAGTGAAAATGTCTACTGGACAAGTTCGTGTAGATAATCCTGCCGGTAAGGCAGAGATTTCCTTGGGCGGAGCAATTATGAGATAGGCTATACAAGATAATATTGTTGTTGGCCTTGATTTTATATTTGAGTAAAAGGAGAAAGAAATATGGGTTATTCAACAAGTTCTAATCAGCCACCGATTGCGATAACTAACAGATGGTGGGAAGATGGGCAATTTGGCGGAGAAACACTTTGGAAAACAAGAACGGCCTATGTTGGATATGAAGATGGGCCGCGCGATATATCCTTTACTTTTCCAGATTTACCTACAAGCAATATTACAATCAATAATATTCTAATATCTCTCAATATCGAACTTCAAGGAGGCTTCAAAAATCGCAATGGTTTTGTATTGACGGTTGCTGGGACAGACTATACTGCTCCTCCTTCTCAGATTACAATTTATTCTGGATGGACCGAGGCACTATCTTCTTAGACTTTGACTGTGCCAATGAGAGGAAAATATACTCCCTCTCGTACGAGTTCTGAGGGTGGAAGTAAGCCTTCCAGCGGAGTATATGTCACTTTTACTGCTACAGCTGAATGGTCTTATAATTATCAAACATTATCAAAGCCTACTAATGTAAGTCTTTCCTCGACATACATTACCTCATCATCTTCTTCAACTTTATCTTGGGATGCTGTAAGTAATTCCCCTTATGCTAACTCCGTTTCTGGATATCAAGTTTATCGCGACGGGTAGGCTTATGGTCAACCTACAACTGGAACTTCAATGTCTGTATCAGGAGCGACCGCGGGCACCTATTATGATTTCACAGTAAAAGCTATAAGCGATATCTCTGGTTATGATAGTGAATCATCAAGCTCGGCCAGACTGTATATATATGGTAATGACTATTCAGCAGACTTAACACTTTATACTGATAAAAATTCCACATCTGCAAAAACAATCTACATAGGTGATACCGGCTAGCCCACTATTTTACCAAGAGTAAGTTATGAAACTGCTCTCTATGATAGTTATAGTTCTGAGAGTTTCACGCAAACTACTACTACTTCTGGCAAGGCAGGAACATACACTCTAACAGTTTATTTTTCCAGCGGTCGTTCTGCGACTTCTACGGCAGAAGTAAAATTCATAGGCACGCCTACAGACATCTCTTTTACCACGCAGCCTATCACAGACAGCGTGTATGGTAGCAATCCCGGTTATAAGTGGTCAGAAACTACCGCAGAAAACGCAAGTTCTGTGGGATATTGGGTCACCAATAAAATAGGGACTTAGGCACAAGAGGGAGTCTCCTATACATAGAATATTCTTGAATACTCTAATAATGAAGCCTTTACAATTTCTGTCCAACCATACGCAAACGGCCCTTATGGTGGTTATACAAATGGCACAAAGATTACTTCTAATCGAGTCTATCGTGCTAACACTATTGAAGCCGGCACAATTACTACTGGCATAAAAGGCGCAAATATTGATGACGAAGAAGTTGCTAAAACCTATGTATTTGATAAGACTACTCTTTGGTGGAATTACACGCCCGCAGAACACGGTGGAAATTTAGCATCTATAAGTTATTCTCGTATTTCCACAAAAGATGATAACACTTCTACCACATACTATGGTGGTCCGGAAACTATTACTTCTAATAATAGCTCTTATGATGATAATGTTGGCGGCCTATCAAAGAGCACGCTGACATATACTATTACTTTTATAGATGAATATGGTCAAACCTATACCACCGGTCCATATACAATTGAAAAATTAGATACTCCTACGGTAGAAATAACAGGTATTACAGGATCTACGCCTGTGCCGCCTATTCAAGGTGCCACTCTTCATTTCATTATCTCACCAGTTGGAGCTTCAACTGCTGCGGATATGCGATATAAGATTGAAGTGGGATATGGCGATGAGTTTTATGAAGTCCAACCAGAAAAAGTATGGGGCAATGATGTATCTTGCGCGGTTCAGTTCAATGTGAAGACTGCGAATGCCGCAGGCAAATTGACAACATTGTATCAGGCTCTTACTCGCACTGATTCTGCTCCTCTAGGCAAACCAATACTGCGTTATCGATTGACGGCATACGATGTAAATATCCCAATCGCGGCTGGTGAAGCATATACCACCCTGCCCACGGATTTTACCACTAAGCCTACTCTCACAGGTAATCTTACCATTACCAATTAGCTGAATCCTTCATTGGATTACGCAAGTTCACAAGATAGTATCAACTTATCTGGTGTAAATGTAGTTCATAAGAACTTCTTTGGTGATACCACAACAGATCATCTAACAAATCTGCTGGTCCGCAATGGTAATACTACTCTATTCAATAGAGCATTGACAGAAGCAAACTATGACTTATCTTATACCGCCGCATTTGGCGAAGATGCTGTCGCCGCAGACACAACTTATACATATGTTTATACTGTCCGCAAACAATATAGCGATGCTATTACAGAAGACTTCAAATCTGGCTCTCTCAATATGAGGCGTTGGATAAAGCCTAACATTACCCTCACCAACCTGGATTGGACAACTGCTGGGGCTACGCCAGCCATCATTGGCCGCATTTATTCCAGCACATCTAAATGGGGTGGCTCAGGTGTGGTAGGCAACATTGCCTCCATTGAGGTGTCTATTAGCACTATAGATGGTAGCGGCACTAAAACTGTTGTGCGGCAATATACATTCAATTCTACCAGTACACCCGCGCTATCTGATAACCTAATTGGTGGCAACTTGTATGCGAGCTTCCAAATTGGAATGAGTGAAATGGTCGATACGCAATTGATGGCTGATATTATCATTACCTCAATTACAGGCCAGACTTATAAACTTACTACACCTATGGTTCTCGTAAAAGAACAAGGCATTCCATTTGCTATTCGCCGTCACGGAACTGGTGTGAACATTCCGAAGGGTTTCAATCCAGCAACTAATGAGCCTGCGATACAGATCACAGGTAATATGGACACTGATAATGTAGCGACCTTCACTAATGGTCCAAACCGCGATAAGACGTGTGTTATTATCCAAAACGATAAAGGCGGCACAGCAGACACTGGCAAGGCGCGTCTTTCTTTGAATAAAAATGGCACAGAATGGGTATTATCTATCTTCTTTGACTAATATAAATAAAAAATGGGGACTCCGTTTGGAGTCCCCTTATTTTTTTTACCCTTCTATGAAAGGCATCAACATATCAAATTGAGCAGGAGAAAGGCTGACATTATCTAGCCATTCAGCCGGAATTTTACTTACTTCTCCCAGTTCAATCTCGGTATTCAGAATCTCATTGAGTTCTTTGTTCACCGTAGGAATATGTTCATCTGCGATATGAACATTACCTTGCTCATCCAGAATCGGCTCGCCCGCGTCATTCTTATCGGCATACTTACTAATCAGTTCCTGACGCACAGTTTCAAATTCCTTAGCTTCCTGCTGAAGCACACGATTCAGACGAGCGATAGTAAAGGCTTGGCGGCCAGTAAAGTTTTGGCTCATAAGAGCATTCAGAACTTGACCTGCCAAAATAATTTCGCTTACGCTACACTTCATATACTTTCGCCCCAATTTATATCTTCTACTTTTCTTTTGATATGATTTACAGCATAGCGACCAATACAAATCGCATCTGCTTCATCTTGTGTACACTTTAGATTACAAGTCATTTGAACGTAATCTTGTGCCTTCTTTTTAGCATTCTCACGATCATCTTTACGATTCAGACCTAAATATGTTCTCCATTCAGTGGAGTAAACGAGTATATACTCAATATCATTTTCATAAAGATAGTCGCAAATTACACCTTGAAGATTCGCAAGAGTTTGGAACATTTTTACATTCTTTTCCAACTGAATGTTTTCTACACAAACTGCGTCTGGTTTCCACGTATAAATTGCTTGGTCTAACCATACCTTCAATTCATTTATGCGGGCCGTCGCATCCTTGGCCGCATCAGTAGTAAAGGTTCCATAGGATGTCAATTTTTTATCGTCGTAAACTGAGTATCCTGTAGTTCCTGTCGCCGCGTCTAAACCAATTACTCGGAAGGCCGCGACATCTGAACGGGGAAGAATTTTGTTTCTTTCAACAGAGTTTGTGAGAGTTTTATGGCACTCGGGGCATATTTTATATCGCCGCCATTCATCATATGTAGTCTCAACGTCGTGCCCTTTAGGACATTTGAACTACATTGGAGTGCGTAAGTTTTTATAGGTGGTAGAAACCAATTGCCATCCGGCAGATTCGACATCAGCCTATACAGTGTAAATATTGATTGCCATAGAGATTATTTCCCGCTTGAGCCAAAGCCCTTATCTCCGCGGTCGGTATCATCTTCTACAGAATCAACTTGAGTGAAAATACCACGGTAATTGCGTTCAAGAATCATTTGGGCAATACGGTCGCCAGCCTTGATAGAAACAGGTTCATCAGAGAAGTTATCAAAGAGAACACATACAAGTCCGCGATAGTTGGTGTCTACAGTCCCTACACAATTACTAATACGCAGCGGAGTTTTCTTGCTCATTCCAGAACGCGGGCGGATGGCAATTGCCCAGCCTTCAGGAATATTGAGTTTCAAACCAGTTGAAACCATTGTGCCATAGGAATGCGGAGGAATAATCATATCCTCAACTGCGTAGATATCCGCTCCTTGGTCGCCCGCGTGAGCATAGGTGGGAATCTTAGCATTTTCGTGGCATAGTTCAACTTGGATAGAAGGGGCGGCTGCGTTATATTCCGCGACTGTTTCATCCAGATAAACACAGATCGACTGATAAAGGTTATCAAGGAACTCTTTCTTATCTACATTTTCAACAGAATCCTTCAAATTCTCAATTAGACCGAATAGAGCCTCTTTGATTTGCTCAATTTGAAGTTCTGCTTCTGCTTGACTCATACCAGCAGCTTTGAATTCATTGATTTGAATGCGGCGGGCTTCCAAAGAATCCGCCCCGTGAAGTAGAGTCTCAGATACAGTTTTCTCAAGATCTTTACGAACGAGAGAAAACATCTGATCATCATACTTCAAGATGGCTTCAACCATCTGAAGAATTTCTTCCATAAATTAGTATCCCTCCACAAGGTCGTCCCAGATGCCCTGATAGGAATAAGTTAGGTCAACAACATAGGCTTCAAGGATTTCATCCTTACGCTTCTTCTTCTTATAGGTATAACTGGCCTTGGCAATGGTAAAGGCTTCTCCCTCTTCCAGAGAGCGTTCCTTCTCACGTTCAATCAAAGCGACAGCCTCCTTTTCAGTGTCAACACGATAACTCTTAGTTTCCTTCAACAGAACCATTTGCTTTTTGCTCCTTTTCTTCTAATCTTTCTTCCATAGATTTTTCTTTCAATTTTTCCAGCGTCTTCATATAGACATATTGTTTGAAATCTTCGGACTTAGTGGTTTTCTGAGCAAGATTGATATATTCATCAAGTTTAGAATCCTGTCCTCTGAATTTCTTCATCTTTTTGAGGGCTCGTCGTTCCGCACGATTAGGAAGCCAGATACCCTCAGGAAGAACATCGCCCTCTTTCGCAGGCTCAAACACCGGGGTTTTATTCGTTGTTTCGCTCACAGTCGTTCATATCTCCTGGTTTGATAGTCATAAAATCAATCTTCACTGGATAGCCAAATTTGTCCTCAAGCATCTGCCTAATAATTGCTTGGGCATCGTGAATACAAACGTGAATACAACCGTCGTCGTGAAGTTGATAATATACATATTGCTTTACAAGTTTCTTTCCCTCGTTTTTTAGTCCATAAGTATCAAATACACTATCGCGGCACTCGTAAGTATCAAATATATATGGCATATTGAACCCGTGGACAAAAATACTGGGATCTACACAGAAAATCATTGAGCGGCCAAGAAGAGCTTGCTTCCCAGTTTCACCAGCTAAATTCATCCTATCTTTACTGATGTAAATTGGAGAACATTTATCCTCCTTATCCCGCACAAGGACATCTGATTCAATTTCTTGACAAGTAGGTTGAATAAAAAACATATATACTTAGTCTCCTTTATCCTTATAGGCTGAGCCACTAACTTGATTATAGCCATAAGTTTGAGAGTCGAAGAAATCTATGTAATACTTCTCTCGCTCACCTAATTGGTCTTTTGGACATTCTTCGAGAAGCTCAAAACGGAAATTCCAAAGACCCTTATCCCGCATTACTTCGTGAACACGTTGACTGGCGATGTTTTCAATGCCGATGGCTGATTTGATATGTTCTTGAAGACGCTTGCGGACGGAAGTAGAACGTCCGATGTAGCATTTTTTATTTTCGCAGTCTGTTATTTTATAAATGCCAGAACAGTCCTTTGCGGGAAGAATGTTGTTTAGAAGTTCATTAGTAGGAGCTTGGATATACTCCGACCAAATGAGCTTATAAATGATATTGGGGTTATTCAGACGTAATGCGACAGCATTTAGGAGGTATTCGATGTCTGTGCGGGCAGTTTCAGGAATGTGAAGTTTATGTGTTTCTTCATCATCTTCATTTTGCCGCAATACCTCAAGAACAGAGAAATACTTTGCCTTCGCAGTCTCAAGTTCCGCAGTATACCTGGCCACTTCGGCCTCGGCTTGTTGTTGAGCGGTCTAAATTTTCTATGCGTTTATAGATTCCATTGAAGCAAGGTCCCGTTGTAATTGCTCTACTTTAGCCTTACGTAATTCCGCAATATCATTATCAATGCGATCTCGCTGGATAGCAATAAGTTTCTGAACGTGTTGGCTTTCACAATTATATCGGTTTACTTCTTCTTTAGCAGATGCCACTTCGGCAGAGATAGTGGCATAGTCTTCGCGGGCTTGTGATAAATTGGCTTGAGTTTCATCATATGCGGTCTATGCTTTCTCAAGTTCAGCACAAATATTACCATACTTCGCAAGTTCTATTCTTTGTGCTCGGATCTTTCTCTATTCGCGGATTATCCAACAAATACCGAGAAGCAGAGCAATGATGAAAAGAATAATTATTGTGTAATCCATTACTTCTTTGTTTTGATATAAAGGCCGCATCGGCAGACTGTGCCTTTTTCCGCTTCTCGAAACTCTTTACACGGACACAAGTATTCTTCGTGGCCGCGCGAATCAGGAATACTAATACAGTAATTCTCATTCTCGCGAAGGGCTTGCCGCACGAAACTTGCTTGGGCTTGGTCATCGACTGTGCGATACTTCATAATCAAATCTCCTTTTCATTCTTATGTATATATTATAACAAAAAAAAGAGGAAAAGTCAAATTTTTATTTTTGACTTTTCCTTTGTAAATTAGACCGCCCAGTTATAGGATTGATTTTTGATGAAGCGGATTTCAAATCGCTCCTCTTTTTAGTGCTCTAAACACTAACGCACCGACTGTATTACCCAACACTACCAAACCAAATCTCAAAGGCTCCATCGGCAGGCCCGCGATAGCCATATAGGCCATATCTGCGATACAGTGCTCCCAGCCGCATAAAATAAAGAGAGGAACAAAGAAGAGAACACCTAAAACAGATTTCTTTTCTTTATAAATATCTACGGCCAAAAACACTGAGACGCCGCACATAATCGCACGGAAGAAAATCGCGGGCAGACTAAGAGTGTTCTTGATTTGAATAAATAATAGTGCGGAAGAAACGATGTCAGAAAATGATGTTGCGGCCCAGGCAACCAACAGGCCGCCAGCAAAAGCCCCAATCAAATTTCCTACTAACATTATACCCAAATTTTTGGCATCTGTCAAATTTTGAGCGTAGCCCACGCGGCCAGTGTATAGATGAAAACCATAGTAGCAAATTGTAAGTAGACCGGCCGCGAATAGTATAGCGCCGATCACCGCAGAGCCGCAAGCACAGTATGCCGCGGAGCCTATGGCAATACATAGGCCCGCGAGCATAGAAGAAATAATTAGTCGCATAGTAATACTGTTTCTCCTTTCTGGAGAGATTGCTGAACATCAATTACACGTTGATTAGAGCTGCCGCGAAGATAGAGAGTAATATCTCGCTTATCTTCTTGATAAGGCCCATCAATGAGGACATCTGTTAGAGAAAGAATATGGCGAAGAGTGGGGTTAGATTTGGCATCTTTGAGATGGTTTTCAAAGACTTCACCAGTCCAGATATATATGGGGGTGGAGGGGTAGATTGCTTTGATAATAGTAATTACCTTATCTACAAATTCTAAATTATAGCTTACAAGCGGCTCACCGCCAAGAAAACTTAGCCCTCGTTCTACGCCATTCTCCTGAATCTTATCAATCAATTCTCGAATAAACTTTGGAAAATTGATTGGTTGGCCACCAGTTGAATCCCAAGTTTCTTGATTGAAACAACCTGGACAATGATGCGGGCAGCCTTGAACGAAAATAGAAACGCACACACCATTACCATTTGTAGCATCATTCCAATTGATTTTTGCTAATCTACTCATATTACTCCAAGTGAACAACTCGTTCTTTTATTTCTTGAGTTCTGCCATAGTTCCAGAAGTGGCTCCCAATATACCCGCACGTGCGACGAGCAACGTTCATCGTATGCTGGTCTCGATTCCCACAATTAGGACAATACCATTCCATATCATCATCAATCAGAATCTCGCCATCATAACCACATTTTTGGCAATAGTCGGACTTGATATTTAGTTCAGCATACATAATATGGTCATAAATAAAACGCATAACTTGCTCAACGGCCTTGATATTTTTTGTCATATCGGCACATTCAATGTAGCTAATCGCGCCACCTGGTGCTAATTGCTGGAATTTACTTTCAATAGCAAGTTTATTGAAAGCATCAATATGTTCGAATACTGGAATATGGTAGCTATTTGTTATGTAATTTCTATCCTGGCCATCTAATTTGATAAACACGTCATCACCAAAACGGCGTTTTAGATGACCAGCAAATTTATACGTAGTGCTTTCAATTGGTGTTCCATAGACAGAATAATCAATATCTTCCGCGGCCTTCCATTGGGCACACTTATCATTGAGGAACTTCATAACTTGAAGACCAAAACGCTCGCCTTCTCCGCCATCGCTATGAGAATGGCCAGTCATATATTTTACGCATTCATAAAGAGCTGCGAAACCAAGTGATACTGTTGAATAGCCGTGTCGTGTAAGCTCATATAGAGATTCACCTTTGTCCAGGCGAGCTAAAGCACCATATTGCCAAAGAATAGGCGCTACATCAGAAGTGACCGCGGCTAGACGATCAATACGCACACGCATACCTTTATGGCAAAGTTCGCATCTTTCATCCATTAGTTTCCAGAATTTATCATAGTCTCCGCCAGAAGAAAGGGCAACATCAGCCAGATTGATTGTGGTGACACCCATATTGAAACGGCCATAATATTTTCCCTTATTAGGATCATAATTCATTGCTTTTGCGTAATTCTTAGTCATTCGATCGGGCGTAAGGAACGAGCGACAGCCCATACAAGGGTACACGTCTCCAACGCCATTCCTATTGATTTTATATTCACGCATTTTTTTAGCGGAGATATAATCGGGAACCATACGCTTTGCTGTGCATTTGGCCGCCAATTCAGTTAGCCACCAATAAGGAGATTCAGGCGTAATATTATCTTCATCTAAGATATAAAGCAACTTGGGAAAGGCTGGCGTAATGTAAACGCCTTTCTCATTCGGCATCCCTTGAATTCTTTGCTTTAGGAACTCCTCAATCAGCATAATGTTTTCTTTTCTATATTCAGGATTTTCATCAATCCACATCAATACAGAAAGGAAGGGCGCCTGCCCATTAGTGGTGCTCATACTATTGATTTGATAATTGAAAGTCTGAACAGAATCAGAGATTTCTTTTTTCAAATCTTCTTGAGCATATTCTTCAACTTGCTTTTGAGAGAAGCCCCGAGCCTCATATTTTTTTACATACTCCTCATAACTACTTCTCACAAAAGGTGCGAGGTGTGTAAGTGAAATACTACAGCCGCCATAAGAAGAACTTGCGACAGCGGTAATTACTTGTGTGGCAATAGTAGAGGCAGTGAGAAGACGATGCGGCTTATTGATTTTGGTGCCGTTGATCACTGTGCCATTTTGAAGAACATCTTCAAGATTTAGCAACTCACAATTATGAAGAGCGTTTTGAGCAAGATAGTCCATATCGTGTTCGTGGATAATGCCCTCATTATGCGCTTCGACTACTTCGCGGGGAAGAATAAAGCGTTTCGCGATATCTGTACTAGTAATGCCAGCCAAATAATCGCGTTGAGTGATGACTACAGTCGCATCTTTATTGGAGTTTTCCTTATTCCAATAGTCGCTTTTACCAGACATCAATTCCATAATAGCTGTATCTGTGGTATTGCGGCGGATTTCTTGAATATACCTATACCTAATATATGCTCTCGCAATATCCTTTCTCTCACAGTCCATCAACTGCTCTTCAATCTGGTTCTGAATTTCTTCCACGCTCATATCGCGGTCAAGATTCTCAATATAGTCCGCAATTGTCTTCGCAATGATTGGGTATTCTTGCCCATCTACTTCTTTTGCCGCCTTATTGATTGCTACGATTATCTTGTTCTTGTCAAAGTCAACTACATTACCATTTCGTTTAGTAACTTTCATTATATCTATCACCCTTATTACAGTTTTTTACCGCAATAAGAACAGCGACCAAATACATTGGCAATTTCGCCTTGTTCGTTTATATGCGTGCATTGTTGTCGTAGAGCCTGAATTTTATTCTTATTCTCTACAATAATTCTATTGAGAGCAAACGTAGCCCCGCTCTCAGTTAGGGCTTGCTGACATTCACGCTGATACTGCTGAATCTTAGCTTTGATTTCTTCATTACTCATAGTAATGGCCAAGGCCCCCTTGTAAGTTTGAGATCGTTTTTTGATTTACCCATAAAACCTTTGAAAACAGGATGCTTTTCCAAAAGCATATTGAGTTGCTCCTTTCCTTCCTTTGTGCGGCCCAAGGATCGCTCAATTTTCACGTCCCAACTTGTTCTCGACCAGGCTGCTAACGCCTCGTAAAGTTTAGGATATGGATTGACAGCATCCCTGGGAGCATCTTGATATTCGACGGCCCGCACGGGTATATTGCGGGAATAGTAGGAGAAAAGAAGGTTTAGATTGTAGAAAAGGTTCTTTGTATAGAAAGTTTCTTTATATGCCTGAGCGCCATAGTTCTTGCCAAGATAAATACAAACATCTGAATTAGTTGTAATTTCACCTAATAGTTTCAATTTATATTTACCAAAATACAAGTCTAAGTCGTGATAAGGCACATAATAATCCAGCACAATCTTATTACTGCGGGCAACCCTTTCATACTCTTCCCGCAAGAAAAAGAATTGTTTTGCTGTGTGGCATTGTATTGGTTCAACCATATAGATACTGGTAGGCTTGTGTGTAATGATTTCATCTAAAATTTCCCAGCAATCTGGATAAGCAAGAAAGTCTTTATCATAGATATAAAATTTCTTGCGAGAACGCGAGGGCGGAATTGGGATTTTTTCACCATCTACATATGCCTGATAGTATGTTGAATCCAATATGTCAAGGCCGCGGTCTACTGTCATTTCATTTACAGCGATAGAAGTTTGAATGTATTTTTTGTAGAGATCTGTGCTGGGAATCATATGATTTATGATTCGTTCTTGCGGCTCTTCAAAATACTTACCAAATGCTGTAATGTTGTCCATGGTTAGATATGTATAAGGTATTTCATCAAAAGGTTTATTACTGAAAAAATAACCTTTCTCACATAACCCCATTTGGACATCTGTAGTAATAAGTTGCGGCCTTTCCTTCTGTAAATAAGTATATAGTTTCATTGCCCCGAGAGAAGGCACCGCGGCCTTCTTCTCGGCACAAGTGAAATCATAATCCATTATGCCTATCATAAGGCACCTCACTCATCATACCGCTTGTCGGTGTAGAGGAAGGTAGAACCATCTACTGCGGTGATTTTCATAATTGGACATTTATGGGGACTGGATTTATAGGCTTTGGGAATAAATGCATCACCACGGCGAATACCTTGGAGATAGAGTAGATTGCCGCGTGTAAACCAAGATTTCTCACACACTTTTTTCTTACCATCTGGTTGTATCTCTGAGATTTGCTTATCATATTTTGCGAACTGATTTTTCCAAATCTTTACATTTACTACGCCAGTAGGAGTAAGGAGAGAAATACTATTCTTTAGCTTGTTCTTATCCAATACGGTGCCGCATATATAGGTCAACTGATACAGATCAATTGTCTTGCCATCTTTTGTGGGAATGCGGCGATCTATAACAGGATCTTGTGGCATAGCGAAAAAATTTTGAATACTGTATTTTTGGAAGTCAATATTACTAAGTTCGTGAGGATGATAATAGAAAGACATACTATCAATTTCCCATTTACTAATTGAACCAGTCGCATATTGTTGACGAGTTTCTTCTAAGAACTTAGCATTCAATGCTTGTAGGAGTTCCGCGGCGTGTTCTTTGAGATATTGTCGCAAAGGATCCATGAACTTGTTATATTGCTTCTCCCATGCTTTGATGGGGATGGAACTTTCTGTGGCAAGTTGGTCTACATCAAAATGTTCACAATAGAAGTCCAACATTTTGCTATTCATAGGATAGCAACCTTTTGTAATGCGTTGTTTGAGTGCTTTATTGAAAGAATATACAATCTTTTGTAAAGTGAATTCTTCAGGAAAAAGATCTTTATCAATCAAGGTCGGCACAGTAGCAAGATTGACAACTTTGAGTTGTTTAGCAATTTTACGAAGATATAATTCCATTACTTCTTCACGAGAAGAGTAAAGATTATCAAAAGCACCACACTTGATCAGATTGAGCATTTGCGTGCAGTTGGCATGGATTTTGTCCAGGAAGTCTTCGATGGAAGTATAGGGGCGATGAGCGATAATCTCATTTACCAAATCCGCAGATATGCGAGTAATATTGCGTAGGCCGCTGGCAATTGCATTCTTCTCTACGATGGGCGTAAAGGTGAAACCACTTTCATTGATATCTGGCGGCAGAACAGTAATTCCTTCTGATTGGAACTTACCAATGGCAGTAGCAATTTTACCAAAGTTGACGCTTTTGTTTTTCTTGATTTTCTTTTTGCCACTACGATCAGGAAGGTCCACATATTCGTAATCTTCCCATTCTTCTGGCTCGTAGATATCCACGATCTCTTCTGTAGATTCAGAGGCATCTTCAAGCTCTACAATTATACATTCTGGGTCGCCTTCCTCTGTCTCCTGTTTTCCGGCACTATCTACAATAAGATTTGCTGTATTCCAAAAAATAATTGGATATTTATAGGCAAGATTCATTTCTTGAAGACCCACCAATGAGTAGCCCAGGGTATGCGCGGCATTAAACCCATAACCGCGGTTCATCGCAATTAGAACCTGCCAGACATAAGAACATAGGTGTTCTGATAGATGCTTCTGCCGCATATTCTCATAAAATTCTTTAGTAAGTTGCTCATAATCTTTAGGACTTTTTTTGGCAATCGATTTCCTCAATCGATCACTCCATTGCAAATCAAATCCACCAATTTCGGGCATTTGGACCAATTCCATAAATTGTTCCTGAGCAATACTAAGACCACACGAAATATCTAATTCTTTATGTAAGATTTTCTTCTCTTCTGCGGTTAGTCCATATTGCGTCATTTCTTCTTCCCACTGCTCAGGATGTTCGCGGAATCTGGCATACTTATCAATAGGAGACTCGCCACCTTTTTCCTGAGCCATTAGACGAATAACAGAATTGATAGTTGCTAAGTCGTCTACTGAGGTCGGATGTGTTTTTGCGATAGCTTGAATACCGCTTTGCTGTTCCATTTGGAACAAACTTATAATCTTATGTTCCCATACCATCTTCCACATATCTTCTGATGTGCGGTCAATGTTATAAACGCCGATAACATTTTCATATGTTTCCTTGAGTGTTTTGGAAGAATCAATAAACCCATACTGCTGAAGTAATTCTAAGCAGATTTGAATTTTATCCATACCTTCCACAGACAATAGATCATATTTTATCAACGAACATTTTTCTAGATCGTGTAGTTCAAAACCACTAACAATTGTTCCATCAGGAGCCCGCATTAGTGAAGCTGTATTTGTAAATGGCTCATCATTGAAAACTACTCCGCCCGCGTGTATTCCGAGACCACAGATTAATCCTTCAATCTTCTGTGCTACTTCCCAAACATCAGGATGTTTATTCATCTCTTCAATAAAAGTAGAACTGGGTGGAATATTATCATTTTCATCTCCGTAATACATAGTATGAAGAGAAAATAATTGACCGCGTTCTGCGTTTACCAAAGAAGCAAGGTATCGGCCCTCTTCTGGCGGCAAATCAAGACCGCGTGCCGCCGTGAGAATAGCGCTCTTAGATTTCTCCGTTCTAAATGTAGAAACATTACTTACTCGGTCTTCTCCATATACTGCTCGAAGATGCTGTAGCACTTGTCCGCGCTTTAGACCTGAGATATCCACGTCTACATCCAATACGCTCACACGGGCAGGATTTAGGAAACGCCACGGAAATAACTTTGTATGTTCTCTCAATTTATTCATTTGAATAATATCCAAACAATAAAGGAGAACAAAACCGCCGCCTGAACCACGGGCTGGCCCGACAATTGTGCCAGCATTCCAGCATTCGCCAATGATCTTTTGAAGGTTCAGATAATAAGCACTCCATTCAGCATTGTTGACTTCACTGGATATCCAAGTCATATCCAAACATTCTTCCAAGGCTTCGTAGGCTTCGTCATTCTGTAGGTCTTGATGGCGTTGAATACCGTCAATAACCGCATAGACCAACTCAGGGTCGGCACTACGCTTAGAAGCAAGAAATTTACGCAGAGAGGGCATCTTGTTTAGATAAAATTCAATGTTGGCTACATTATGATTGTAAGCCAGCCAAGGAAGATGTGGAATACGTAGAGGCCGCTTGATAGAATAGTTCTGGCAAGCTGCGGCAATAGCACGAATGTTATTGTAAGCTGTTTCAAACTGAGCAGGAGAAAGATATGGAAAATAACTTTCTAATTCTTCTGTGCTCATCATATAAGTAGAAGCATAGAAAGACTTTACTTCACGGTCGCCGTCCTGAGAATTCAGATATTTTTCGTGGATGTCCGCATCAGTTTTTTTGAGATAATGGCTATCAGTTGTAATGATATAGGGGATACCTAATTCATTACTAATTTCCAATAGTTGTTTATTTACAAATATCTGTTGGGGATTATGCGAAGGTTGAAGTTCCAGATAGAAATTGCCTTCTCCAAACAAGTCTCGCATATATACGCACCAACGCTTTGCCACATCCCTATATTCAGGATTTTCTGTTTCAAAGTATTGGAGTAAGTATCGCGGAAGGCGACCTCCCAGGCAAGCACTACTACCTATAAGATGCCCTTGATTAGGAAGAATAATTTCTTTGAGATCTCGGTAATAAGTGGGCACACGACGCATACGTCTCGCGACATAAGATCTAAGCCATGCCCGCGTAGAGAGTTCACATAACTGATGGTATCCTTCAATATCTTTAGCCAAAAGGACAAAGTGATAATAATCATCGCCTTTGTCCTTGTTGAAGTTTTGTGCGTTCAGATTATTACGGGTTAGGTAAATTTCATTGCCTCGAATTACCTTGAAATCTGGATGCTTTTCTTTTATTTTTTCTGCGTATTCTTCTACTTGTATGAAACTGGAAAGAGTCTCGTGGTCTGTAATAGCAACAACTTCGTGGCCTAATTCAATAGCATAATTGATTAGATCAGGAATTTTGTTGATACAATCACGAAGGCGGATATTACTGAAATCGGTATGGTTATGAAGACTTCCAGGATAATTTCTCACTATATCCGATTCCTCCTTCTTTTATTTTATATCCTATTATACCCTATTTTTTCTCAAAAGTCAAATTTAGAATCCTTTATTTCATAATCATCAATAAAAACCTGTAGTGATTTCTTACCAGCCCACACATTTATATTGAATTTTCCATACACAGTAATAGTGGAACCACCTGAGACCTGACTTGCCAACTGAGCAAAGCCTGCGTCTTTGAAGCGGAGATAACTTACGCTACCATTGATGATTTTTGTAGTATCCTTGTTCTCACCCATTAGAGCAACTGAACTCAATGGAATATCTTCGATTACCACTGTTGGCTCTTTTATTTCATTTCCCCAAAAATCTTCCGCCGCGGCCAATTCAAATCCAAGTTGTGTAAAGTTTTCATTGGCGTTGAAGATGTAATCTACGTCATATACATTTTCAAGACCTTGGTCGCTGATAGTGGTGTTGGCATAAGATATCAAATCTGAAATTCTATTGTATGGAATGCTATACCCTGCCGCATTTTTGTGCCCGTAAACCCCCTCCATACATCCACTGTTTTCCAGGAATTTCTTGAAATCCGGCACTTCCTCAAAACTATCATTTCCGCGGATACTTCCCCGGAAAAACCCTTCTTCATTGGTCTTTCCAATCATTGTGGGCCTATGATATTTATTTACAAACTGAGCCGCGATAAGACCACGTAGTTCTTGAGGAATATCATCTTCATCATATACCTCAATTACCAAAATCTTATTATCCAGGAGTCCTTCTTTCTGAATGCGGCCTTCCAGCAATTCTGTTGCTTTATCTTTGATACGGTTCTGTCGCGCCTTCGCATTGGTTGCTTTGCGGGCTACCTCTTCGCATATTCTCACCATATCTCCGGCTTTTGCTCCACGCTTTGTGCTTTGAATCATAGTGTCTGGTTCAATAAAGGCTTGAAACATCTGACGTTTTTCTTCCATTGTTCCCACGCGAACCATCGCGTTGATTAGTGGAGCAATATAGAAAGCAATTTTGATATAGTTGAGAGTATTAGAGGTTTTGAAAAGAGAGTATGATTGCTGCTCAATTAGTTGCTTGAAAAAACCATTGTTGATTTGGGTTAGACCTTTGCTAATATAATAGCGTGTTTCTGGATCAGCAGGACTCATACAGTCAGCAATCTCTGCCATAGCGACAAGATCGAGATAATAAGAGGAGCGGGGATTTTGCGGGCAAAGTATCTTATCTAACACCTGGCAAAATTTATATACAACACCAGCGCCGCATAGGGATTTATTAGGGTAATGTTCTGAAAGTTGGTTATTGACGCAAATACAATGGGTGGGATAAGAATCCGCACTGTGATGATCGATACATATACAATCCGTTCCAACGTCTTCAAGTCTTTGATAATATTCAGAATCGAAACTTCCTGCATCTGGAACTAAGACTAAATCAAAGCCACATTGTTCAACTTCATCAATTATGTCTTCAAGCCCGTGGGCTTTATGTTCGTGACAAATGTATTTCATTGTGACATCTGGATAGAAATCCTTGATATAAAGCCATAATATTGAACTTGACGAATAACCGTCAGTATCACTCATTTACACCCTGGCTTTCACCATATTTTTCTAATAATTCTAAATAACGATTATATTTTCTATCAAGATAGACAGTCGCGTCATTATACATTTTTTTACAAAAGTGTATAACTTGACGATTACCGCCTATATTAAAATACCAAGTGTGCTCTCGCCGCTTCTCAGGATAAATACTACCCTTTCCTTCAAATTGCTGCTGTAGCCAACAGGCCATTTCATACGTTGTCGTAAAATTGAGGTTATAAATAGCAACCTTAGACTTTTTAGGAGAACTACAAGCTAAGGAACCATCTCCATCGAAAAATCCTCGGATAAAATGCCAAGTAAATTCTTCGGGCATATGTTGCGGAGGTCTTAGAATAAGCGTTTTTTGCTTGACACATCCCTTATCGATTAGGTCATTTACGGTCTTTTGAGAAGTCAATAAAATTCGTCCTATAGATTGACAATTAGTTTTCTCTTCCCAGGTTATAGGATTTGTGGCTTGAATAGATGCTCGAAATTTTTCTAAAGCATCTTTACTATCCGCGGCCACAGAAAGACCTACCTTATCTTGCCCATAATGGCCTGTTCCGGTGGTATCTAAAATATATCCATCAGCAAATAAAAATCCTAACCAATAAGCCTTTTCAGAGGTATCTATCTTTTCAAAATAATTTTCATTATGAAAATATTTCCGGTAATGATTCCCATATGTGGTTTTAATGTTTTGTTCTTCTAAAAAAGCAGCAATAGAATTACGAGTAATATGATATTTTCTTTCTAGTTCACGAAGAGAAACGTTGTTTTTATAATCCTATATTATTGCCGCCTGAATTTCTTCAGAGGCTTTCTTGATATTTTGATTCATTTCTTACTCCTAATTATTTAGAATTATTTGGGATTAGACTATACCATAGCTATTAAGCCCCGATATTATAGTCGTTGAACGTCTTTCCTTTATAGGAAATTTCGCTGCGTTTGATTGCCCAATCTCTAATGATTTTACCTTACCGTTTCCGTTACTAAACGCCGCTATTTTATCACTAAAATAGTTTGGTTATTAGAGCTCTCAGGGGTTCCCCGCAATTTCATCGGTTTTACGTGGACCGTGATTGTTAATCCACGATGAATAAGATACTTGATTTTCGCTCTAAGTGTTCCACTAATCGTTTGGCCGCGATCTCAATATTATCCAGCAGCATACTATCATTTTCATATTCTTGGCTCGGCCGCATATATGCTTCAATGTTTTCTACACCGCGGGCGCGCAAAATCTCTGCCACGCACCTATTTGCGTCTTTACTTAGGTATTGTGATTGTCTATATTTCATTTCACCATAAACTTCCTCATCATCAATTTTTCTAATGTCTCCTTTCCTTTATCACACGGAGCATCTTTTTCTTCCAATAGCCCTTGGTCATCTACTATACAATAGAATGTTGCCAGCCCGCGATAACGATTACATTTTTCTGCTAATTTCTGTCTGTATTTCCAGCCCTTAGCATCATATAAGTCAGTATATTCTTTATCATATGCGAGCGTTATTTCATTTACGCCTAACTTTCTTGTAAGTAGATTGATTTGGAACCTATTCAGCTGAGAACCACAAGTAGCGACCGCAACACTGTTGCGGCCATAGAACCCATCATCCAACATAACAGATTTTTCAGATTCATATATCGTGGCTCTCTTGAAGAATTGGATTGCTTCCTTATGTTCGTGTATACCATAAAGATTGAAACCCAACTTATGAGCATATAGTGTGTTTTCTATTCTTATTGGCATATATTTACCATAAGCCAAATCTTCCTCATTTATACTACGAGCTCGGATACCCACAAGCCGCCCATCAATATCATAATGCGGGATTATAATCTTATTTTGGCTAATAGAGAATTTGATGTTGAATTTATCCATCGACTCTGGTGTAATTCCATCACCTAACCATAAAGGATGATAGTAATGATCAAATACATCCAGAACATTTTTATCATATTCTGGTAGAGTGATAAAGTCAACTCTTTCTACTTTCTCTTCTTTTTCTGGAGCTTTGTATTCTATCTGCGGGCCGCCGAATATGAACTGCCGCACATAATCTGCGGCCTCTTGATATGAAACTTCATAGTGGTTGATTTTCATATACTTACAATAGAGAGTAAGTATTGAAAAATTCTCCGAGCACTGAGTATAGCAGTGGAAGTTTTTTGTTTCATCATAGTAATAGAGCTTCATAGATTCTGCCCTATCTATGGGATTATGACATATAGTTGGACAAATCAGATAGTCTGAGTGTTCATCTATTTCTCTAACCCCTAAACTAAGAAGAAACTGTTTGACTTGGGGCAAAGTGATTTGATGAATGATATCATCATAAGATAGACTATTTTGTCTTGCTACATCATCATCAAAGCACTCGTTATAGAATAACGTCAAGCTCATTGAGCGTCTCCTTTCTTGATATAATCATATAGGTCTACAGGAATACTTTCCAGTTTTTTCAAAAACTCATATGATTCAAATTGAATTACTTTTTTATCTTGGGTAGTCATAAATAGATCTTTTCGTTCGCCATTACCCATATTGATTTGGCACCATATGCGGACGTTCTTGTAAGCACCGCTACGCACTTTGTAGACATCAATAACGTGATCTGCGTAGCCATATTGCTCAAAGAAACCTTTGAATTCATCTAACTCAACTTTTGAAACCTCAGAGAAAATAAAGCCAAGGTCGATTTTATCAGCCAAACCTTTGGCATCTCTCAACATTCTCTGGTCTTTCTTCTCGCCTTCTTTGAAGCCTTCACCATTCAACTGACTGGCAGAAAAAATAAATACGTTTTCTGTTTTTGCTATTTCTTTTAGCTGGTTCGCGAGCATACCCAAAGCAACATCTTGGCGAACATTGCCCGCAGTAAATTCACGAATCAAACCAGGAGAAGTGAAGATGTAGTCATAGAAAATATATTTCACATGATTCTGACGAATTTGCTTCTTTATTACTGCGGAGACATTATTCAAGTCTGGATCAGTGATTTCTTCTATATGAAAATAATCCGCATATGCCTTTACAATATCAGCGGCTTGCCGCACCCGTAATTCTTGATCCATAGATAAAGTATTGGCACGAATAAATCTTTCTTCTACACTGCTGAGATAGGCAAGAATAATGAAGCGTAGTTCGCGGGCCGTCTGCTCAGTCACCACATATAACACCTTTTGCGGCTCTACATCCGGCCGATACATCCACGTTTGTTTGCTCTCATTATATTTGAATGGATAAGCGATATTACAAGCATCAAATACAGCTAAACGTGTTTTACCTACGCTTTGTGTAGCAGAGCGTAAATAGAAAGTTCCTAATCGAGCACCGCGGCAAATAGAATTGAAGTATTCACCACAAAGTTCTGCTCCAATGTCTGGCTTTTCTCGCAGGGCCGCGAGGTCAGCATCAATGTCTTCGGCCGCGGTTGTGGCAGTAGATGTGCCTATGGTGTGGCGGGCTCGCAACTTTGTAAACTCTGCTTCTACTGAGTTCAGGATTTCTTCTTCTGTTGCTTTATCCGCCCTTTCTTTTACTTCTCTTTCTTTATCTGGGCCGCGGTTTCGTGCGGCCTCATAATCAAATTCTGGAAAGCGGTAGCCATTTTCGGCTAAATCTCTTAGAAGCGATAACTTTCTCAAGGCTGTGTAATAAACCGGATAGTTATCTGGGTCCCCCTTCTCAAAACATTGAGTGAGAAAAGTTTCACCGTTATTATTCTGAAATTGTCTCCAAGTTGTCGGTGTTCCTTGTAGGTAGGTTATTACATCAATAATATCGATTTTATTAGCGCCTGCGGAAATCAAATTATTTATCGCAAAGAATATTAGCTTTGCGTTTTTTGTTGTCCCAGGCTCGGTGAAATCTTCTGCCGCAAGAGGGGCTGTATCTGGTTGAAGTAGGCTGGGCATCTTCATTAGGCTACCCAAGACCTGTTGATACAGGTCTGAGTTTTCATATCCCAAATACAATTCACTCCTTTCTTACGTTATAGTATATCTTCAAGTTTTATTGGCTTCACCGCATTTACGCGGCCTTGGTCATAATTCGGGCGAACTTGTTGCGCGGCCGCCCGCATTTCATCATCGCGTTCTTTCGCGTGCTCTGCTTCCGCAGTTCTAACCTTTATTTCTTGATAATATTCTGCGGCTTCATCTTTATATTGCGGGATAAGATACAAAGACTCCCAAGGCCGCTCTTTTTGCTTTACATTATAAACATAATTTAGAATGAGAGCCTGTTGGGTGTAGGAAATTCCTTGTTGCTCTTTATATCTCTTTATTTCCGCAAGCATACGTGAAGTAGGAAAAGAAACATTGAAAATATCGCGGATGATGTTATAAAGCCTTTGCCGCGTTTGGGCTTCTTTTAGGCGGTCAATAACAACTTGAAAACATTCACGAGAACAGTATGATTCTTTATCGGGGTCATAGTAATAGAAATGATGTTCATCTACTGTCTTACCACATTTCTTACATATTCGCATAGTCCTCATCCTTTCAAGTTATTATAACACAAATTTTAGAAAATGTCAAAAAAAAGACCCTCGGAGAGGGTCATAGAAGAGATTTTAGTTCGTCTATACAAAGTTCAACCAAATCTTGCTGAGCATCAGTGGCCTGACTAAGTTTCATATCGCGGCCGAAGGTCTTTTTGACAATACCATTCATACGATTGGCAAAGGTATCTGCTTCTTCTTCAGGCATAGACTGGGCTTTTTCAACGAGTTGCTTCCAGATGTCTTTGGCTTCATTCATAACATCGGAGAAGGTGCGAATAGTAATGGTGTCCTTGACCTGAGTATCACTCACTTGAGCTCCATCTTGAACCACTGCCTTGTCGATAGCATCACCAATAGCATTTACAAGTTCTTGATAACCATTATCGCCAAAAGGAATCTTAGGAGCAATATACTTATATCGAGCCCCCGCAAAAATACGAGGAGTCGCACGAGTATATAGAAAACGCTCTGTGTCTCCGTTTTCAAGCATATTTGTTTTCAGATAACAAATAAGGTCAACTTGTGCGGAAATAATATTTAGGGCGGTGGAAGTTAGATCGGGTTTTACACCCATAACTGATTCACCATCAGGACCAACAATGCCGGTATCATAGGTTTTTTCATGACTAATAAACAGAATACCAAAACCAAGTAGAGAGATTTCACGCCATACTTCGCTAAATTCTTGCTTTAGTTTAGTATAGCCGCCGCCATACGGCACATCCTTTATCTGTTCGACCTGATTTTGCTGACAGATATATTTTTCACAAAGTGTGAACGCTAATCCGGCAGTATCTACAACGATCGTATCATACATTTCTTTGGCCTGGGGCATCCGTAAAGACACAAGAATGTCTTTGACATCGGTCCATTTCATGATAGGAACGCCACGGATTCCGTCTAATGCGTTTGTGCCGGATTCGAACTTGAGAAACAGTGCTCTCGGAAGCTTACTACCAAAAGTAGACTTGCCAGTTTTTGGGGCCATTCTCTCAAAACATTGAGAGAAAAATGTTATCCTATCAGGCTTTTTATCCTATAGCTCTTATAGTTGTTTTTCTATAAGTTCGGCATATCTTTTCTCCTTTACAAGAGTCGCGGCCTCGTGGAGAGATTATATCTTTTCACTCTCTATGCTCTGCGGCTGGTTTGATACACATCAACCTTCACCTCTGATTCCCATCTCAGGGTTCCAGATTTTTTCCGCGATTTTACTACGGCACCCGTTTTAGCAAATACCGTAGAGAAGAATATACTTACCCTTTAGCGACTTATCAATCTTACTTGGTTCAATATTAAAAATATCAATTCTTGGCATAAATTACTTTCTCCTTTCTTCTCAATTTATTAGGACAGGGATGAGTCTCACTCATCCCAATCCATACCCACAACAGAAGCCTTCTTAGTGGCTGCCTTGGGCTGGGCCGCGTTATTGAGCAGTTGCTGCTTACGAGCCTTGCGGTCAGCAATCAATACCTGAATATCCTCGGTAGAATAAGACATTTCCTCTTCATAGGGGAAAGGATTACCATTGGTGATAATCAGTTCGTGGCGCGCACGGGTAGAAGCCTTGGGAATATCTTCGCCCCAGGTGTTCTCAGTATGATACTGAACTTCCTCAACGCAATAACGAATGCGGCCTTCCACATACTGGGTAGTGTTAATTTCCCAATTGCGCTCAATGTAATCAATAGTCTCTGCGCGCTCTACATAGAAGGTCAACACTTCGCCAAAAGCCGCAGAGGCAGGGCCGCGATTATTTACATAGCAACCAGTAATCTTCAGACGACCGGTCTCTTCGCCACCCGCATTCAGTTCACGGTCAATAGACATAATATAAATGTCCATACCGAAAGTAGCGCTGTCATTGGGAGTGCGAGCTTCATTGAAATACATAGAAGAAATACGCCAAGAAGATACGACATTTTCGGGATTATTGGGAGATACGAATAGGTTCTCATTTACGTGGCAAGACTTACCAGAGAACTGAATGCGGGAGGCACCTTCTACGCCGGCCTGTGCGATAGAGCGATAGTTAGTGACCAGTTTATTCAGATTATCATACCCAGGATTCAGACTACCATCCTTCTTGAACTTGGCGGCAAACAGGTCTACAGGAACCTCACTAATTTCAGCCTTACCGCCATAGGTCTGATCTACACGGACAGTCACTCGGCAAGAGCGATAAGGCTTACCAGTCTTCTTCATTGTGCCCTCGCGGGTGTCGATCTGAGATACAGTGCCAGTGATATTTACAATATTCTGACCAGCGATGTTTACATTCTTACTCATAAATTTCTTTTCTCCTTTTTCTTACAATACGGAATTTGCTTGTGCTCGTTGTGCTTTTCTTTCGGCTCTCTCTTTTCGACGAAGGGCCGCGGCTTCCGCCTTCTCCAAGAGTTGTTTCTTTTCTTCGGCAATGGGGTCATAAGCCAAACCGGATTCTGTAATCTTTATCCATCGCAGAATCATAGGCTTATTTTGAGTTCCAAAAGTTGCGGGCAGAATCTCTTGACGTTCTACAACAAAATTTTTCTTGAGGAATGCCAAAACTGCCCCATTTACACTTGCCATAGGAAGACCCAATTCTTCAATCATATCTTGCTTAGTGAATTCTTCCTGTGGGTGCTCTTGAAGAAACCGCAGGACGCGAATCGTGTTTTCTGAAAACATATTCTTCTCCTTTCTCTCAAATTATATCTCATTATAACTCAAAATTTAGGTTTTGTCAAATTCTTTTGTGAAGATTTCTTGGAACTTCGCGGCCTGTTCTTCAGGAGGTAGGGCCGCGACCGTATATAGGCTGGGGATTAGATGGGACACATACGCATCTACAACCGCAGACCACGCTTCAATTTTCTTCTCAATTAGTTGCTTGGAGATAGAAGCAGCAATCCACAGATAAGTGTAATCTTCTTGTGTAAGATCTTCATCTTTCTCCAGGTGTTCGCGGGCTGTTAGATAGCGGTCCCGCATAAGCATTGTAGTAGATACATCTACATTAGGATCAGCCTTACTCATAAGATCGGCTGCTTGTTCTGCGTGATTGGCACCCGAAAGGGCAACTTCCATCAGCAGTTCTTTCCATTCAGGTCTAATAGTCATTCTTTTACTCCTTTTACCGCACGGCCTGTAATTTTCAAGCCCGTGGGATTGAGTTGTGCTTTGATAATAGTTTGATTGGCTCCTAAATTGATTGCCTTGACACCCATCGCGGCCTTACCACTCTCAGGAATCTCCTGGCCAGAATAATGAGCATAGAACTTGTCAGAGGTATGAACAGAAATCATATCTTTGTCTCCGGAAAGTAGGTAAACCGCAATGACAGCATCATCGTCTTTCAGTTTCAGCATTTTAGTGCCTTGACGGCCAACATAATTATATTCTTTGATCGGAGATTTTTTGATTAGGCCATTCTTTGTAATGAATACCCAATACTTATTGAGATTGATATTGGAAAGGTCATAAATTCCAACGATAGCATCCGCGGCCTTAGTAAGCTGAGAAACACTATATGTTTTTCCTTCTTCGATGTCCCGCATACTAATCTTGTAAAGTTGGCCCGCGGAAGATACACATACCAGTGTGCCCAAATTAGTCGTGGAGATGTTTTGACCAGCAACCTTCTTAGGGTTGATGCGAAGTTTATCGCCCGCAATATTCACATTGATTTCTTTCTCTTCAAATTCTTCTTCGGGTTCCTCGGCGATGGTGAGGATTTTGGTTCGACGTTCATCACCGAATTTGTCGGCCACCTCTTGAAGAATGGAGATAAGAATTTCATCAAGTTTATCTTGGTGTGAAAGAATATCACTTAGACGATCAATTTCAAGTTGATTCTGCTTACGCTCACTTTCCAATTCCAACGCTTCCAAATGAGCAAGACGTGCGAGTTTGATATCCAAGATGGCTTTCGCCTGATCTTCGTCGATATCATAGTGCCGCATTAGTGCGGCTTTTGCGGCCGCAGAACTCGCACTGGACTTGATGATATGGATAGTTTCGTCAATATCTGCGATAGCAGTGAGGAGGCCATCAAGAATATGATTACGAGCCTTGAGTTTATTGAAGTCATATTCCAGTTCGCGACGTTTACATTCACGGATATGATCAATATAGGCTTGGAGAGCATCTTTCCAGCCGAAAATGCGAGGGAAGCGACCGTGGTCAAGCATTAGCATATGAACAGCGAAGAAAGATTCCAGACTGGTATCCTTATAGAGTCGTTTCTCCACAATTGCTGGATTAGCATTCTTGGAAAGATAAATGCGAATATCCGCAAACTGCTTAGTGTGATCAATCACTCGGTCAATACCATAGTCCTCATTTTCTTCTACCGCTTTCGCAATCTGTCCAATAATAGTATCAACAAAGACACCATAAGGCAGCTCAGTAGCAATAAGACAATTCTCTTTGCTATTATATTCAATCTTTGCCCGTAAACGAATAGATTTTCCTTGGCCTGCTTCAATGCTCGCACGAGTTTCTGCTGGATTTAGAATATATCCGCCACAGCAGAAATCGGGCACGCAATATAGTTCATTAAAAGAAGCATTAGGATTTTTTATCAATCTAATAATGGCCGCGTTTACTTCTTTTAGGTTGAACTGAGGACAGGAAGTTGCCATACCCACGGCGATACCAGTACAACCATTGATGATATTCCAAAAACCAATAGATGGAAGAACTGCTGGAATTTTTTCAGTATCATCATAATTGTCATACCACTCATCAATGGCATTCTTCTTTATACCTGCGAAAAAGTAATCAGCAAGCTCATTGCTGCGCATTTCTACGTAGCGGGCGGCCGATTCAGTATCAGGCCCACATTGTGTTCCGCAAGAACCTTGGGTCTCTTCCAGCGGGTATCTAAATGACCAAGGTTTAGCCGCACGTATGAAGTTTTTGTACATAGAAGAGTCGCCGTGCACATAGCACAAACTCATTGCCGCAGCGACTGACTTCTGTGCTTTCTGAAACTTATACTTGCTTGTGAGCTTATTATAAAATTGGGAATATAAGCCCTGGCGCAAACCAATTTTCAAGCCATCTCGAATATCGGCAATGCTGCGCTCCTGGGCTACAGAAGCACCGTATTCCAAGAACGCCGCTTCCAAACTTTCTTGAATGTTTACTTTATATTCCATATCTCACCTATTTATTATGCTAAAATCTACATTCTCAAACAAGAATTCACGACGATCTTCAACCTGCGGCCCCATTAGGACATTGATGCTTTCACAGAAGGCATCATAGTCGTCCACAGTAAGAATGTCAAGATGTCGATTAGTAGGATGAAGCATAGATGCCTTCATATCTTCTGGACTCATCTCACCGAGACCTTTATGCCTGGTTTGTTCCCAACTACTATGAGTTTTTTTCAATTCATTGAGTTCATCAATGTTGTAGGCGAAGACCCTTTCCTTACCTTTTGCCAGTTTGAATAATGGGGCCTGTAGCCAACAAAGGCGACCCTCCTGAATGAATTCTGGCATAAGAACATAGAACATAGTAGCAATCAAACATCCTATGCTTTTTCCGTCCACGTCGCCATCGCTCGCAATTGCGACACGTCCAAATCGTAGTTTCTTACTATCATATTTATCCATAATGCCGCAGCCAAGAGCATTGATAATATCGCTTACTTCTGGATTATTTAGACATTCATCGAGTGGATGCTTGAGCAAATTGATAATCTTACCACGAATCGCATATAGTGCTTCGGTTTGGACATTTCGTGCCGGCATTAGGCCATTTAATGCTGAGAGTCCTTCGCAAATCACGAGCATACTATCCTGTCCGTGCTTCTCGCAATCCTTGAATTTTTCAGAAGAAGTAATCTTTTTCTTACTGTGTTCTGAGCTCTTCTTCTCAAAATTCAATATGCTTTCCCTTGCTCGGGTGGCCGCGGCTTCTGCTTTTTGTTCCTTAGTCAAAACATCAATAACCTTTTGGAAATCCGCAGGATATTTTTGAGCATATTCTTTCAAGGCGTTCGTAATTGCGGCCGAAGTGGCTGTGCGGGCCTCCGGATTTGCGAGAGAAGTTTTAGCCTGATTGCTAAAATTCGCAATATGGACCTTGACAGATACAAAACCATCTAATTTACTACGAATGGTTTCACCATCAAATGACCGACCCGCGAGGGAATTGAAGGTCTTAGTTAGTGAGCTCTTGAATCCACTAATAAAAGCACCACCCTGTGGCATAAAAAGATTATTAGCATACCCACGAATATCACCTTTGTTGCCTACCCATTGTAAGGCGAGTTCTACTTCACAGTCAGGTTGAGAATAAAGAAATTCAATGGGATGGCCAATTGCTCTCTCTTTATTCAATCCGTCAATCAAGCCGTGCTTAGAACAAAATTCAGTAGTTTCTCCGTCTACTTCAAGAATAATTCGCAGGCCCTTGGAGAAATAAGAAAGTTGCTGGAGAGTTTCACAAAGAACGTCAATATCGATACGAGTCTTTTCTCCATAAACTTCGGGAGAAGGAATATAGGTAATTTTTGTGCCTGTTTCCTTGGTTTTTCCAATGATTTTTACATCACAATCTGCTACAGCACCCTCGGAAGTTTCGTGAAAAGATTGGAAATATTTATTACCTTCTCGACATACTTCCACTTTCAAAAATTTCGCCGTGTGGCAAACTATTTTGTTGCCCTCGCCATTACAGCCAACTGATGAAGAATATGCTGTTTTATCGTTATATTTTGCTCCTGAGTGAGGAATTAAAAACGCGGCGGTAAGTGAGTTCACACCATCATTTCGCACACCGACAGGAATGCCTCGCATATTGTCAGAAACCGTGATTTCATTAGTATCTGTATCAATCTGAATCTTGACATAAGCATTCTTTTGATGTGTAGCTTCATATTCGTCTTGGGCATTATAAATGAGTTCTCGTAAACCCAAGTCCATTGCCTCTTGAAGATCTGCGGACAAATACATACCCAATCTTTCTCGAAATGCTCGACCAGGAGACAATGTTTGAATATCCGTTGCTTTATATTCGCTCAATCTATTCTTCTCCTTTCTTTTTCATCTTACACTTTATTATAACACAAAAAAAGGAGAAAGTCAAATTTCTCCCTGCTGCGGCTCCACCTTCGCATTACCAATTCCCATTATACCAAAAAGTCCATCCATCGGCCGCCATATCATCCCATTGCTGCCACAATTCACACAACTTTGGCACGCTGGTAAATCCATCAAAATAATCTCGGTTATAACAACAGAAATGGATGATATCTTCTAAGTCTTCCTTGGTGAGTTTTGTATCAGGAACTTCTCCGTTATCTACTTTAGCATCAGTAATTTCTACGATGTGATTCTGTAGATCCCAAAACTTACGCCAATAGACGATCTCCTTACGTTCTTCCTGCGGCGTTTTAATATTGCGGCGAGCGTCAATATACATATCAAGACCCATAGTGATTTTCCTCCATTTCTTTGTTGGATTGTTTTACATATTCTTTCCACTTTTGCTCGTATTTTTCGTGGGAAATAGGAACACATTCTCCATTCACGAGCTCTGCGTCATCATTTGGATGACCCCAGCAATGATGACAAATCCATTTATGGTCTTTATAATCCCAGCCGCTATAGGTTTTCAGATAATAATTGCTACCACGTTCTTTGAGACCACAACAAGAACAAGTTTGGATTTTCTTACAAGGGTGCTTTTGATACCAATCCCACATATGGTTCTCTAACCAATTCTCAACAGGAATAGTAATAAATTCCCACGGATGAGTCCATTCATACCAAGAGCCATCACGAGTCATACACCAATGATGAAGCATACATTTGCTACAATCTCCGTCGAAAGAGCCACAGTGCTTATCTTCATATTCTCTAATCCACTCGCGACCCCTCCTGCCTAATCGCAAATTGTTCCAGAAATTATTCTTATGAGTTTGAATAAATTTTTTATAATCTCTTACCATCATTCCCAATCCTTCTCCAGCCACTTATAATCAGCCGGTTGTGGCAGAGCATATTCGTGTTTTTCCCAAACAAAAGGCTCATAATCCATATAGAAATCGCCATCTACCGACGCAAAGCAAGGATACCACTTGCTCTTTTGAAAAACATATCCTCTCACATAGCGAGGAATGTTTCGTTCACCGGGGCCTTCACCGTGTTCTTTTACATAAAAACTACGTGTAATTACCATAAAGAGAGGATAGGCGGCCGCGCATTCTTCAAGAGTGGGGTAGCCAACTACACGAGGAGTGTTGATTAGACGCATTGGTTTTCACCTTTCTTTCTTCTTTTTACACTTATATTATAATTCAAAATTTATCTTTTGTCAAAAAAGAGGGAGATAGATTTCTCTATCTCCCGATTGTTAGTCCTTATAAAAATATTTATATTCTTTATGAAGCAATTCTTGTGGCAAATTATATTTCTCGATACGGACGGACGTCAAATAAATTCTTTTATACTGCCATCCTAATTGTTTCGCACATTTTACAATATATGGCAATCCAAAATCAGTATCATTGTGGGCGTTGCGTAGAAACTCTTTACACTCTCTAATAATAGCCTCTTTATACTGAGCACACATAGGAAGATTTTTATATTTTTGAAGAACTTCTTCAAGTCGCAAACCTTGTTCCGCTTTTGCTTGCTGTCTTTTTTCCACAGTTTTTGCTACTTTAGCTTGTTCTTCTTTATTTTCATAGCCCCAAAAATATCCACAGGCTTGATTACGGCGGCCTTGTAGAACATCGCGAATATGACCTTTATGCCCTGTTTCTTCTAACATCGCTTTTTCCGCAGCAGAAACAGAAGAAAACGTCTTTATATATTGTTTATCTAAAGTATATTGACAGATTGGTTTCTCTTATTTTTCAGCTATAGCATTGAAGCGATTTTGAAAAACTTGTTCATACATATCTTCTAAATAATTGTGGATAAAATTACTTATATGGAAAACTTGACAATGATAAATCAAACTAATATCAGTCATAGTTTTGCCTTCAAGAATATATTGTCGGATTTGTTCACTTTCAGTCGCGGGTATTTCAGGATAAAGACTATAAGACCGTTTGACATTTATATTTTTTTCTTTGAAAGCTCGTGCGACAGAACCATAGCTCCAACCGGTAATTTTACTAATTTCAACTAATGATTTATTTTGATTTTGAAACAAATCATAAAAAGTATCCCAATCGTCCATGAGTTTCCCTGTGCCTTTTATTGCTTCATGACTCCGTTGAACTAATTCAGCATCAGGAATACCATACTTATGTAAAACATCAGATGCTGTGCGAGCACAACAACCTACTTGTTTAGCAATTGCGGCTAAAGTCCAACCATCTTCATATAGCTCTATAATCTGGTCTTCGTCATAGTAAGAGCTTTCACCAGAAAGACCGCCACGTTGACGATTGTATCCTTTTTCAGGATTAGTAGAATCATACTGGTCAATATATTGGCGTTCTTTTCTGCTAACTTCTTCTTCTGAAACATCGCTTTCTAAAATAATATGCTGGATATTATCCCAACCAAATTCTTGGATAGCTTCCCACATAGGAGGATTATTTTTATAATGGTATCCACCTGGGCCCCAGCGAGTCTCAGGCTCGCGTTTAGTTATACCAATATATTGTTTATTATTAGGGAAGATGTGTTGATAAATAGTATAAGTTATCATAATATCACTCCTATTAGTAATATAAAATAAGGCAGATTGTTGAATAGGCAACATTACTCATTTGTTGGCCAACAAATGCTCCCTGCCTTATTTGAAAACTATATTAGTTGCTACTCAGTAGGCCCGCGAGTTCAGCAACCTCAGACCTCTGCGTGGTAGGCAAATAAACTGCTCCAAATAAATGATGACCTTTCAAGTTTTGCTGTAGACTTACTACACCATTACGTTCTTTGAAAGAATTCTTATCAATTTGTTTCATATCGGCATTGAGGAAGAGCTGAGATTCTTCTCCCGCTCTACTAATCAAACTCTGAACCATACTTTCCGTGGTATTCTGCTGCTCTGTTGTATAAAGGATGGCCCGAGGCCCGAGGGATCTTCCACGAAGAAAGCCGTAGTTGAGCTGCTCAATGACTCCTTGCTCTTCTACCCAGCGGAATCCTTCCTCTCCACCCAGGATATCGTATATCGGACCAAGACCCCAAGAAATCTTTTCCTCAAGACTTCCCGCAAGATATCCAACTTGTGGAGCATCCTTTAGGTCGATAAGATTGCGGATGAAATAAATCTTATTGATTTCTCTACGGAATACTTTATCTAAAGCAACGGCAGTGGAGAGATAATCTTTACCGCTACCAGCAACACCGTGGATTAGTTTTACGGGAACTTCATCCCGCTCAAGCAAATCCATAGCCATTTTCTGATAGACATCTCGCGGCCGAACCACATCCATAAACTTATTATTTATATCTTTACAATCAATAGGAAGTAATTCGGTGCCATTCCATCTTTTTACATCGACAATCTCATTATCAAGTCGCATAATGAGGTATTGATTACAAAGTAAATTACAAGGATTATAGGTCGTATCACTATAGATCTTATTGAGGTCCGCCTCAGAAAGTTCCATATCAATATAACCAGTATATAGACCGCCCTTATCCTCATTGATAGCCGCAAAGTGAGAATTGATACCAAATTGCTGGGCCAATAAATATAAACAAACATCGCTGGTCTGTAATTCAATCTCTGGATAAGAATACTTTAGTTCCAGTAGTTCAGCAATAATATGATTATCACCAGTATCGGTGAAAGAATATTTACTTTTTACCTTTTTCCATTGCTTCTCAGAAAGCACGTGGACACGGGGCGGATTGTTGAGTAAGAAGCGGGCGACCTTGCGGGCCGCCTTCTTCGTTTCATCATTTTTCCTATCTCCCGCGATTTTGATATTTTCAAGTTCACGTAGAACTGTAGCACTGACCCAATCTTTCTCTGTAGGATAATTACCATTGAGTAATGCTGAGGTGTCATAGAATTTTATGGACGCATTATTCTTTAGCTCCATATAATCTTCATCACTTCCGTTGCTTTAGTCATCCTCGCCAATAATCTTATCTACCAAACCATATTTCTTCATATCTTCCGAGAACAAGAACCACTGCTTACGAGCTGCGGTTTTATATTCTTCTTCGGTAATTTTTGTATTATTGACAATGATGTCCTTGATTTTCTCATCCATCGCGTGGTTGAAAGCCATAATATCCTGAGCCGTTCCAGATTCGCTGGCAGCCAGGGCAACATAACCATCGTGGATTAGAGCATAACTGTTCTTATAGCAATACGTTGTGATATTAGGATTCTTCGCCGCGGCCGCAAGAAAAACCGTCGCCATAGAGCACGCATAACCAAGAACCAGAATATTCAAAGGCTTGGAATAGTGTTCCAAATAGTCCGCAAAGAACATACCGTCAGCAACTGAACCGCCCTGAGAATGTAGAATAAGCGTCGCGGGTGTTTGACAATCGTCTCGTTCAAAATCCCGCAAAGGCATATAAATGCGTTCTACAATTTCTTCACAGATACCATCATTGAGAATCAGTGTGCGATTATCACGCAACTGCTTCAAATACTGGTAAAGGGCAATATCCATTGAGTTATTGGCAATCAGGTTGTCAAGTAGTTCATCCATAAAAAAGTTATCCTCCAAAAATAATGTAGCATCACGGGGCCGTTTCGCCAGAATTTTTCACTTTATTTTTACTGACATAGTAAAAGCCGGGCCGTCGCGGGTCTCCACTTTGAGCAAAATTACAGTGATAAATTCGCACATCATCATATATTTTTGTAGTATAGATAATAAAGCGAACTTTATCTTTCCATTCTTTATCGTAAACTCGCCATTCTTCTCCAAACTCTAAGACAAGATTATCTAACTTGATTGAGAAAGGAGAGATTTCATAGAAGTCTTCCTCATTGATTGATAGAATATTTTCGTAAGAAGAAGCAATTTCAAGCGAGTAATCATTGTTATATAAAGACATATTAGTGGGCCAGTAGTTTACTTAGTTGACAATCGGCCGCATCAATATCATCACGAAGTTCAAGAAACTTGGGATGACGAAGGGAATATTGTGTTTCTCCATTTTTAGAAACCGTTTCGCTTATCATCATTCCGCTAATTCTCGCGGGCCGGCCGATATAATCATCCGGATGATCTCGCAACGCACATCTAAATTCATCTGTCAGATTAGAGCAATAGCACAAAACCTTCGCATTGCCTTCATCATCGTATACAGAACATTCGATAGAACCAGGCAACCCAAAGAAATAAGTTTTAGATACTGGTTCGTAGCATCCACCCTGAGAATATTCTGTATAATAGTTTCCTCGCACGAGCTCTCCGGTGCGGCTGTTTTGCCAGAGCGTCCAGGTCGGTAAAGATCCCCCCGTATATTCTCTCCTGCCAGGAGCCACGCCACTGATGAAGACATCCACGTCAAATTCAAGTTCTCTCTTGACTTTTACCGTATCCCACGCAGCGGTTCTATCTTGGCAGGGCCGCATATCTTTTTTATAGAGAACCATACCTTCGCCGCCAGCATTGAACACGGCAGTGAGCCTATCATAAAACGTATCTTCATTTACCTCATAATATTTCGCATATTCTACAAGAGGACTGTTGATGGCTTCGGCGGCCTGCGGAAGATACTTGATGCGCTCTGTGATGGGAGCATCAGTAAGATCAATACCGTTGTAAACGAGACAATCGAAGATGTAAAAATGAAGAGGCTCTGCTTTTTTCTGACGATCAATTGCCTTATCGGCATTACAACGTAGAATAGTTCCAACCTCTTTGGCTGTCGCAGTTGGCTCGGTAAGATAAATTTCACCAAGCAGGACTGTTGTATCATCGAAAGCTGCGGCAACACTATCCATAAAGAGAACCTTATCAGTCAAATCACTATATTCGTCAGTTTTCTTGGAAGTTGTGCGAGATTGTAAGACACATTCACCATTTTCCCATACAATTCTGCCAAGATTACCATCACGTTTGATTGAGCTGATATATGCGTGCGACTTTACAAGCATATCCAATTTCTCACGCTTCTCCGCGGAGCTAAGAGAAGACCCCATAGACCAATACTTCATAGGAATCCATTCTTTCGGAGAAATATTCGTATCAATCTTCTTTCCCATCTTCTACCTCTACTTTCTTCCAATAGAATCCGCCCGTTGTTTCGCGTTGTCCTCTTAGCACTTTGCCGATTGAATTAGGATAGATGCCTAATTCTTTCTCCGCGACATTCGCGTTAGGCCATTCTTTTATCACATTTCCCTCTTTATCACACTGTAATATGACTGTCTTTCGCGGGCGGGCCGCAATCTTTCGTGGAAAATCATTACTTGTTTTTTCTATCCATTGATACCCAAATGCTGTTTTTTGTTCTCCAATAAGCACTTTGTGAATCGTGCCCTGTGCCATACCATATTCTCGTTCGGCCGCGGCTTGCGATATCCATTCCTTCACAAAATTCCCTTCAAGGTCATATTGGAGAATGTTCACTCCTTTTTCTTTAGAATGGAGGAAAGCTCTTGATCGAATTTCCGAAGTTGTAATGCCATATCGACGAAGGGCACGTCCCGGAAGTTTTCTATTTTTCAACCCAAGCATTTCCTTTATCTCTAATGTAGAATAACCACATTCCCAAAGATAAAGAATTTTATCTTCTATTCGACGAACGTGGCCAAGACAGCCAACTACAGGTCTATAAATCTTAGCCGTTTTCCTCTGAAACAGTTTCACCATTTTGCTTTTTCTCCATTAGCATCTTCAAGAACTTGTCATAATCTTCATCATTCATTTGAATCTGCTTGATTCCTAAGTAAGGGCCAAGTTCTTCATTAGGAAGAAAATAGAAGATAAAGAAGCGGCGGGCTGGCATACACATTATATTTTCTTCTTCATAACCATATAACCATTCGCCTGTTTTAATGTCTTTGAAAACACTAACGCCTTCGCGAGGCCGCACTTTCATTGTTTGGCGATCTTTACAACGATATTCATATGAGCGGTAATCTTGTTTATCTACCTCATACAAATCTATATTATCTAAATAGTTTTCCATTTTATATCTCCTTACCGGCCAAGCGCGCTTGTTCCGCGGCTGCTTGAGCGAGTTTATCTACTCGGTCATTCCATCGGTCTTTGCTGTGGCCTTTGATTTTGATGAAGGAGTAATGAAGATTTTCAAAACAAGGAATAAGTTCTTCCCAAAGATCTTGATTCTTTACAGGCTCATTCTTATTGTTATACCACCCAAATTGCTGCCATTTCTTATACCAACGCTGGATATAACAATTCACCAGATAAGCACTATCGCTATAAATCTCGAATACTGCGTCTTTGGAATTGTTTGCTAAATGTCGAGCATTCTTGATTCCTTCGAGGGCTGCCCGCAATTCCATCCGTTGATTGGTAGTATCATTTTCGCCACCACTGCCCTCTGCTATGACGCAACCATCGTAAAGAATTATAAATGACCAGCCGCCAGCACGATGGGCAGAATCAGATCCTTTTGCGGAGCCATCGGTATATATCTGGTATGGTATCAAACCAAACTTCATTACAAATTTCTCCTTCTTTCTTTTATGTTATAATTATATCACAAAATTCCAAAAAAGTCAAAAAAAGAGAGGACGTCGTCCTCTCAATTATTACTATTCTTGTGTTGAGCAGCAAGATACTACCGTTTAGAACTATATGGGTGCTAAACAATTGTATTCCACATATTTTCAGCAAATCCATCTTTACCTAAAGCGTGAATATCGCGATAATGTTTATTCGCACTATCGCGATCCTATTGAGTCGCATAGTTTTGTTCTATTACTTTTTCATAAAGACGAGTAAGCGTTTCAAGAATTTCAGATTGAAGGCCAGTCTTGATTACTTCGGTGTCTTTTTTTAGAACCTTGACATCCTCTTGTAGAGATGTGAGGTTTTTATCTATATTTATTATGGTCGCACCAGCATTGATAATTCCAGCGAAACCTTTGAAAAATTTCTTGATTGAACTAAAAACACCCATCGCTTATCACCTCCCTACATTATATGTAAGAAGCACGACAGATTTTTATCTCTGATTCAGCTCTGAACAAAAATTTTGTGCGTCAGTGATATTTTTGAATCGAATTGTAAAATACGGGAAAGTTTTTTCAATATATACTACGGCGTGAAACTTGGAGATTATATATGCGAAGAACTCTATTTCTGTAAAGTTGTATTCCCGCATAAGCAAATAGAGAACACAATAATTACCTTCTGTATAAATGTTAGTCGTATATTCAGATAATACTCCATATGATGGAATAATTTTATACTCAATGCCATCTTTTTCAAAGGTGTATCTCTCCATTTTCCTCCAGCATCCTTTTCCAGAATTGTTCTACACGGATATCATAATCAAAACATTGACGCGATAGCGGCTCCACAGGAATAGATCCCTTATAAGACAGAATAGGTTTTAGATTCTTATCTGCGGGAGATATATTGTTTTCTTTTAAAACCTTATCCAATTCTCCTTGAGAAATTCCTAATACCTCGGCCGCCCGCGTCTTTGAACCAATATTCTTATAAACATTTATAATTTTCTCAGTCTGCGTCATAGTATTCTCCAAAATAACCTTCGTCAGCGCACAGCTGAAATCTACGTTCAAGTTCTAACGCATATTGCTCTGCGTCTTGAGCATTAGCAAATTGTATTCCTTTGATAAGACCGTTAGACTCCTTTACTAAAGCGTGGTATTTCCACTGAACATATTTGAAATAGTCTGATGGTTTCAGACCAAACATCATAATGTCTACCCAATTGTAGGAAAAACATTCATTCCAATTCGCAGGAACATATTTACAAAGATTATTAAAAGCAAGTTCAGTATGACCAACTGAATAATAACCCGCATTAGAATACGGATTTTTATCAAAATACACCCACTTATACTCTTTCCGCATAATCTTCTAACCATTCCTTTCCAGGATTATAGAAATGAAGAACAGAATTTTGGTCGGGAAATTCCATTGGTTGCGGGCCGTCGTAGGAAGAGGATGAAGAAAGAGATTTTGCTTCCTTGATGATGCGTGTCGCAATAGGAACTGAAATGCCAAATTCACGAGAAACAGATGTATAGGTCTTATGAGCAGCATAGAAATCAAGGATTTTTTTGAGTTCATCGTCCGACGGAACATACTTTGCGGGCATAACTTTACTTCCTTTCTCTTACTGTGCCTTTATTATAACAAAAATTTTGGAAAAAGTCAAATTTTGATTTGCGATAGCGGCCCTGTCCCACGACAGACTTTTTGTCTGTCTTAAACCTCGTAAACTACTCGCTTCGCTCGTAGTTTACTCTGTTTTCTTCATACAGTTTGTTCAGTAGATTTGTGTGTGTATAAAAGTAAAAAATTTTTAGGATAAAAATTTGACTTTAGATAAAATTTTTAGTATAATAGAAGGGAAGAAAGAGAGAGATAGAAAATATAGTATGTGTAAACAATACTATTATAAAAGATAGTATAGAAATATATTATCTTTATTGAAGTGTATATTTATATGATATATACAAACGAATAAGAAATTGAATAAAGAAAACGATTTGAAGAAAAATTTTTACGAACGAAGTGAGTAAAAATTTTAAGACAAACGAAAAGTCGTTCGCGGATGTGCGGCCGAAGGATGAAGCGGCAGCACACGGGAATCAGAGCGATGGGTCTGTTCAGTAATCACGGTTTCGTTATATATCGACGGCCCGCGAAAGCGTTTTCGTTTCTTTTGCTCTCTATGGGACAACTATACCCTTCTCTAAAGAGAAGGGCTTTGCTGTATCTATATAAAAAAAAGAAGAGATGATTTTTATCATCTCTTTTATATTTACGCTTCTTTATCTTTTAAAACAAGATTCAGAATGATACCTACAATGACTGCCAGAGCAACGCCACTCAGACTAAACGCTGTTCCACCGATAGCAAGACCACTTACGCCTAAAGACAGAGCAACGCTGGCTACCAGTAGATTTTTCTGGTTCTCAAGATCAACCTGTTTTAGAGTCTTAACGCCACTCATAGCAATATAGGAATAAAGAATAAGTGCGGCGCCGCAGAAAACGCAAGAAGGAATAGAAGCAATGAAGGCTTGAATGGGACCAAAGAAACCAAGCAGAATCATCATAAAGGCAGATACGATGGTGATTCTTACAGATGCTACACGAGAGAAGCCAATAGTCGCGACTGACTCGCCGTAAGAGCAACTGCCAAGACCACTAATAGCACCGTTCAGTAGATTAGCTATACCAGTGCCACAAAAGATTCGACCAAGGCCGGGCTTTTGATAGAGATCTTCGCCAATAATATTACCAAGAACTGCGGTATCACTAAGGCACTCGCAGCTGGCAGAAACCGTATATACCAAATAACTCACCACAATAGATGCCGCTGCTGTCCAGTTCAATCCACTCCAACTCATAAATGCCATCTCAGGAATAGCAAAGAGTCGCAGATTCTGGAAAACAGAAAAATCAATTACAGGATAAATACCAGTTAGTGTAATTATCGCGGCCACAGCATACCCAGCAAGTGTGCCGATTAGAAAAGGAAGAATCTTCGCTACTCCCTTAGCATAATGGCTAACTAAGGCAATTACAAACATAGTAAATAGCGCGATACCAACACCTACAATATTAGTGGTTCCAGCAATCTGAACATAAGTTAGACAAAAAGGCATTAGATTGATACCAATTACACAAGTAATGGCACCAATCAGGGCCTTAGGCAGCACCTTGTAGATTTTCTCGGGTGAAATTTTGAAGAATGCCAGACCAAACAAGCAATATACCAGACAAGATACCACGCCGCCCAAGGATAGGCCCGCACTGCCACCAATAGCCATCGCGGCGAGACAAGGAGCTACAAAGGCTCCGGAAGATGAGATAAACATTGGACTACCGGCCTTAGTAAGCAGAACGTATGCCAGTGTGCCAATACCGGCACCCACCAGCGCGGCCGAAGCACTTACACCAACAATATTGGCAATTAGCACACTTGCTACGAAAACAGCCAATACCATTTGAATACTAAAAAGTAATGTTTCTCGCCAGTTGGGTTTGTCGTGAACCCCATAAATCATTTCAGACATTAGTTTCTCCTTTTACTACATAAAAATTACAGTTTTTATATTCTACGATTGGATGGGAAAGTAAATCCCCAAACCAGTCAATAAAAGAAGAAGCTACGACTATATTCAATTTTATATCTGTTGAGAAGGTATTGAATTGAGCATAGTCGAGCAACTTCAATACCGGAAAGTTGTATGCCCGTTCAATTAGACAAGCAATTTTTTGTGGGAATGGCCCAAGTATGTAGCAATTTTTCTACTGGGCAAATTCATAGATGGACTGGCCGCGTAGGTTCTCATACTTTACCATCAAACTTCATCTCCAAAAAACTTGTATCAGGACCATCGGATACGCCATAAAGGAATTTTCGAGAAATACCTAAGAACTTGGTAAGGGCGGCTGTTCCTTCGTCAACAAATACAGGGCGATTTTGTGGAAGGATGCGGCCGCTATTTAGTTCTTCGTAAAGGTAGATATCCTCTTCTGGAAACTGGTAAATTTCTGCGAAATAAGACTTGGTGGATGGTGTGCCATAGCCAAGATATACAATACCATTTACCATCTTAGCATTCTCAAAACACCAATAAGTTTTACCAGAGGCACGAGGACCATTGAAGTAAAGAGGCATTAGATTTCCTCCTTGTAGGCCGCGATTGCTTCACGCAGAGCCGCGATAACTTCATCAATAGTAGAACACATTGTGCCATAACGCTTTAGGCAACCGACCAGTAGCAGATTTAGATAAGAATATTGGCATTCCGCAAATCCTTTCAAAGCGGCATCTTTCGCGGCATTAGTGGTGTGAGAGCACTCGCGAGTATCGGTATAGAGGGAAATGATTTTCTTCTTCGTGCTGCCAAAACGGTTGATTTCATCCTGACAAATATGAGAGAAATAACCACACTCAAGCGTGGTGCCAATGCCGGGCGTGTCTCCATCTACAATTGCGACTACAATATCATCTGTATCAAGATTATTATTAAAATCGCCCTGACAAATTTGTTCAGCGGTAGCGCATTTGGTTTTATCATTGATAGAAGCATTGCGTTGCGGAGCATATAATTCTACTTCTGGAAATTCTTGCTCAATACGTTGAGCGACTTTTTCATTATAGTCTCGCCAACACTCGGCAAAAATTTGTGAAGCAAGATATACTTTGATTTTCTTACTCAAATTTTATAAACCTCCTTTCTTATTTTCTTTATTATAACAGAAAATTTGAAGGAAGTCAAATTTTATTTCTCATAAAAGCCCATATATAAAGCGTTGAAAGCAATCATATTGAAAGCCATATCAAGTTTGGTGTTTTTTGCTACTTGTTGTGCGACATAATGCCAACGAGCGGTTTTACTAATATCATCATTTGTTTTTGGCGGATAAGCATCATAGGCTTCTTGATACATTCCTTGTCCATCACTGCCCATTTCCGCCCAATCAATAGTAATTTTTAGAGGAGAATCGTTGAGTTTTTTATCTTCGAGCAGCAAATTCATATAGTTATTTATAGTGGTGAGAATAGAATAAAGAGGAACAAGTTGTCCAGTAAAGTTGGCAATATATAAAGTATTACTGCTATTCATTCCCGATAGATTCCCGCCATACTCTATATTAGATGGATCGAAGGCGGCCGCGAAAAAGTTCTAAGAAAGCAACGCCTTTACTATCCATTCTGCTTTACTTCGATTATCATCACCCGCAGCATAAAACGCAGCTAAGCTGGAAAGGTTGAGTAAAAGCAAGTATAGAACTCGGTTATCCATTTTACCGTTGCCGCTATCTAAACTAATGAGATTGGTAAGTAAATCACCCTACATAATGCCATACTTTCGCATATTCTTTATATTATAAAGTTTGTCTGAAAAAGCAATGTTATAACTTTCTTGGCCAGAGCTAATATGTAAAACTGTATCTATTTTTCCCTCTTGTTTTTTGATCTGATTGCTTTTATTTTCTATGAAGCGTTTGGTTTCTGTCAAGCCAGTCTTTTTATCGTGATGAGTATAGGTTAGGTAAGGCTCATTGATTAGACTTTTTGATAAGGCTCCTAATTCTTCTATTCGTGTTTCTATAGAATTAGCTCCACCAGGAATAGTATCCTGTATAATACTACGATTTTTATCTTGGCCCACATTTTCTACTGTTAGATTATATCGATGGTGTCCATTTTGTAATACCTCTTGAGCAATTCCTGGATCTTTATTTATGCGCGCTACTCCAATTTCTGGCGCGTATGTGGCTAAGCTATTACCAACGCGCTCCCAATTGATACCTGTTTCGCTATATTGATTTCGGTGAGAAGACAATAACCGAATTGTGTCTCCACCATTCAATGCTTCTCGAACAATTGCGTGAACAACATCTGAATCTGATGCTTCTGCTTTAGCAAGAGAGCCTCGCTTTTCTATAATCAAAGCGTCCATAAGAGCGTGATATGCTTCAACAAATGTTCTTACAGGAGAATCTGAATCCATTTTTTTGAGCTATGCTTTAGAAATAGAGAAATAACGACTAATATCTATATTTTTATCGTCTTTAGCTCGTTGACGACGAGAGCGGGAATATTTAGGGTTGCTCATAATGGCCTTCTGGCTGTCTTTGAAAATTTTTAGCTGTTTACGAATTTCCTGTAATTCATAAGTGCCTCCCTTTCCTCGACCTGTGCCAGAAGTTATTGAAACCCTATCTTCATCAGAACCGAATAGGCTATCTGCGATTTTATCAAGCATTTGGATATAAGTCGCCTATAATTTTTCGGACTATAATCCATAAAGTTCGTCTTTGTAATATGCTTCTTCTAAGCCCGCGACTTTTGGTTCATTCTATTTTAGATAATCATAAAAATTTTTATAAGAAAAATTTGGGTTGTTTTTCATTTTTCTAAAGTCATCAAATATTTTTGCGACTTTAGCTAGCATAGAACGATAAGCCTTTTCTGTTTGGTCTGTTTTCTTTCTTATATCTTTCTAAGAGCGTTCAAGGGCATTGAGATCCTATAAGGATTTATCTATAGATTCTTGCGGGCTTGTCTTTAGAACATCCCCCAAGCCATAATCTTTTCCAAAAGCATCGCCTTGAACCCGCTTGTTCAAAAGGTCTCGCAAAGCCTAATCTCCACCTACTATACGAGCAATGGAGGCCCAAATTTGTTTCTATTGGCCAATAATTTGGTTATTTTGTTTAATATTTGCTTCGAGCACGCTCCTAATTTCTTGTGATGCTACGCTGTCTGCGTGTTCAAGAAAAGAAGAAAGATAAGCATTTGAAGAAGGAATATAAGGGTTGCCTTCTATATTTAGAGTGACTCCGAAACCGCCTAATGTATTTAGCCATTCCTGAGCATTTACATCATTTGACGAAAGTTTTTTACTCACACTCTCACCTCTATATAAAAAAATACCGTGCCTTACGCACGGTAATCATCGATACCATTGGGGAATTTACCATCTTCGGTCTGATTTACCAGATATAGTTTACCAAACTCGGTGGCCGCATATAGTGCGCCAAGATAACTGCGGGCGCTCACATTGAGATCTCCATCTACATTAGTCAGGACATACTTATCTGCGGAACCATCATGGTTGATGATGGAAACAAACTTGTTTACATCCTGAGCAGTAGTGAGAAGAATTTCAGCACGAATCATTTTAGGTTTCTCCTTTCCATTGTTAGCCAATTTGGTGAAAACATCTTCGCCGCGTGAAGGCATTGGCTATGAAGACAGCTTCCGGACGGATTCGAACCGTCAATACCCTCATTACGAATGAGGTGCCTTACCGTTAGGCTACAGAAGCAAATACCCGACTTTCTGCGGTTATGGTCCGCTTGAATCAGAGGCGTTCCGCTCTCTCCGTATCGGGTGGGCTGCGTGAAATCCAGCCACGTGGTTGTTCCGGAAACAACATACTGGTGTTCCAGGCGGGGATCGAACCCACGACACCCAGATTTGGCGGGAAGTATAGGAATTGAACCTATCTACGGAGGTTAACAGCCACCTGCTTAGCCACTAAGCTAACTTCCCAAAGGTCTGGTGCTCTACCAACTGAGCTACTGGAACATATGGCAGGAGAACTTGGTGCTGACCCAAGGCCAATAGTTTTGGAGACTATTAGACTACCGTTATCCTATTCTCCTATAATTGAAGCAGATAGACTTGAACTGTCAATCACATTATGCTACGCTCCAATATTGGCGTATTTTCCGAGATATGAACACAGCGAGATACCACTTCTCTATCCTGCTTCGTCGTCCCGTTAGTAAAAACAGTATCACCACGTGAAGGTGGGACTTGATACCTAGGCGATAAGGGATTTGAACCCTTATGGTTTCCCGTTGCGTTTTGAGCGCAATGCGTATGCCATTCCGCCAATCGCCCATCTGGCAGAACCTAAATTTAGCTTCTTGTGGTCCTGTCCCATTCTTGAATTTTAACATTATTTTTACAAAGCCATCGCTGGATTATAATACGCTCGCTACACGTATTCTTTGGGGCTTCGAAAACAATGAAAGCAAAATCAACATTTTCTAAGTTTTCACGCTTTTTGACGCGATCTGCTAAATTTTGTAAAGAATCACAAAACTTAGAGAAATCAATTTGAGAAAGTTGTTCGTAATACTTTTGTAGAAAGTCGCAATCTTGCGGATGCCTTGGCTCACATAGGCCACGACAAAGATTACTACAGCCTTTTCCTGGTTTTAGAGGTGGACAATCAATTACCCAAATACCACGTTTGTCTTGACCCAAGGGCCGCCATTTGGCGGCCACATAGTTGTATTAAGCCCTACGAGATTCTTTGGGAAATTACGAACCATAGCCCAATAAGAAGTGTAAAGATTCATATTTGTCCTTTACCAATCGTTGAGATCTGTGATATTTTCACTCTTATCCTTTCTAAATGAAGAAGGTGATAAGGTGCTACGGGTCTCTTCGAGAAAAATACGGAGGTTGGAGCACGCGACGGGAATTGGACCCGCACGATCTGCTTGGAAGGCAGAGATTCTACCATTGAACTACGCGTGCGAATAAATGGAGAGATTTTGACGAAGCCGTTTGCGAGAACACTGCCCTCGCACTCTCCGAGGTGTAGCAAACCTCTTTTGAATTTACTAACTGGAACAATGGTTCGTTCACTGGGATTATATGAAATCGCTACTTTCAAGACCAATGAATTTCACCACTATCCCTACAACTTCAATTCATGGGAGCGACCCCGTTTCGCAGTAATCGCATAACGATTACAGAAACCGTTTCTACGTCTTGTAGATCGGCGTTTGTCATCCTCTAACCCAATTCTGGCTTGCATCTTACTTGGACGACGTTTCTCTCCATCTACATACCTCTGGGCCTTGCTATAGTCAAATTTATATACTGAGCAAAATATGAAGTAAGCAGTTATCCTATCATATTTTTACGCTCTGCCCGCTCCTCTTAGATAGCTCGGATTTCCGATGACCACTCTGGAGGGATCACACTATCACGTCTGCGAGGGGTCTCCTTTATCGGAGAGAAGTTCCCGTGGGAAAGCGTTATCCGGCCTGCTTATTATGTAGCCTACGCCTTTACTCTTAGCTACAACCCTTTTCTCCCGCCCTCCTATTGGGTCTGTGGGAGAAGAAGTCGAGAGATTTCATTCGGTCCTGAACCGCATAGGCATCCTCCAACCGATTTGTGTTATGGCTGTTCCAGCCTGGCTTACTACATATGTCGTGGCCAAGGAGCCACCAGTGATAGTTTCAGTCCAGATTCCCATCAGTTGTTTGGTATAAGGGGAAGTTTCTTTCCTCTCTCAACCTTACATACATATTATAGCTCAAAATTTGAAAAAAGTCAATTATTTTTTTGTTCCAAATTTTCGACTCTTTCCTCCAGAGCATCAATTTGTCGCAGAAGTTGATTGAGAATCTCTTTGAAGTCTCGAATTGTTAGCACGATTTCGCGTTCGTCCATATTAGTTCACCCGCCATATCACTTTACCTTCAATAAAAATAAGCTCACTTAGTGAGCTTTGTAAATAAGGTTTTACAATCTGCCTCATAATTAGGGTAGCCCAAGAGGCACATTTTGTCTTGATTTTCTTCCAGCAAGTCCAAAAATTTTTCAAGATTTTTATAAGTAGAACGCACCAGACAATATACAAGACAATAGGTATCATTTGTGAAGGATGTCTTGGGCTTGAAGTGAATACCTGCGGCTTGAATTTTATTGGTGATATTTAGGCTTAGTGTATCTACATACATAATCTCTTTGTAGAACAAGCCAGACAACCAATTACGCTTCTTTAAAACAATTGCGTTGTAAATCATTATGTTCTTCACTTTTAGAATGCCCATCTTTTAAAAAAGAGAGGTGGTATTCATTGTTTTCATCTTTCTCCAGAATTACATCATCATTTTCAAAAAGACGTGTCATAAATTACTCCTTTCAATAATGGTCGTGAGTGCCCGTTCTGACCAAGCTCTTCCGCGATGTATTACTCTGCCACGGTGTGCTACCATTACACCAACTCACGACGAGGGGAATTACTTCCCCAGTTGGTCAAGCATTGCTCGAAGTTCTTCAGGAGACTTATTGCGAAGTTCAGCGTTCTCACGCTCAAACAGGACTTCTTCGATGCGGGCGCGCTGCTGAGCACGAGCCACAGCAGATTCGGCTTCCGCACGCTGTGCCTGCTTGTAAGCCACGATATGACGAATAATTTCAATCTTATTCATCAGATCAATGTTTTCCTTAGAAGGAGAAGCCAAAAGGCTTTCTTCCTCAGACTGCTTTACCTGAGCATTGAGCTTCTTGAAAATAGAATCCAACTGTTGAACGTTGAGTTCCCACAGATCATCTGTAGAAATCATACCATTGAAGGGGAAACGATAGTGATTACGGGACGCCAGTTCAAAATTAGCAGTCATAATTTTTTTTCATCCTTTCTCAAAACAGAATCTTCATATATTGGGAAGTAGTAGCAGTTTTTACGTTGACAACCAGAGAATTCCTAATAGTAGTGCTAAACCCAAGGCCGCAAAGAGGATTATCGATAGGCTGAACTGCCATCTGCGCGCCCAGTGCTTCCAGAACCTTGCGATTCTTATTGAGTTCCTGATTGAGGAATTCATTATAGAAGCCATTGGGGGTTTCAGAAGATACGCAGTTTTTCAACATAAAGAAGTAGTGCTTATTGCCAACGCCAGGTTCCTGCCAATAGTTAGGAGAATAGCACACCAGAGATACAGGAATGAAGTTGTTAGTAGAGATATTCCATACTTCCTTCGAGGACAGAGAAGAAGGAATATGTTCTTTCTTCATCGTAAGAGTGTTGCCCTTCTTTTCTACCGTAGCAACTCGAACCTCTTGGTTATCACGTAGGAAGTTGGGATAATCGAAAGAATAGATCTTACCATCAAATTCAACTTCAGCGCGGAAGCCAGAGCTGGCCTGGCAACAATGAGTATTATAACACTTGACATAGAAATTATATTCGCCATCAGGCATTCTATCCAGAGAAGGATAAGTAATGTTTTCCACCGCAGCCTTACCTTGGGTAGGATGGATAATATCTACATCAAGATTGCCGCAGGTAAAACGACTGAGTTTTTGACCATAGTAAATATGGAAGCGATTGTTAGGTTCTACGCAATGAGCATCATAGTCAGCTTCATTATAGTCGCTCATATCATTCCATTGGATAGAGAAACGAAGAACACCATCAACCTTGCCGCCAGCCTGCTTTACATTTTCACGAATCTGAGAATCAGTAATATTGCCAGTGTAAGCCCAAGAGAAATTGTTATTCCACTTGAACATCGTTTTGCTTTCGGGATTGATGGGAGCAATCAGAGAGCAAAGATTTGCGGTCAATCGATTCTCAAAATAAGCCTCAACAGAAATGGCATTAGGAAGAATCTGCTGAATGAATTCTTCAATGCCAATGGTAGCCACGCGAGAGAAATCCTTGGGCTTATCAGAAGTCTTCGAGGCCAGTGCTTCAAAGGGATTGGCTGGAGCATTCATCGCGGCCCGAGCATCACGATTAGCAAATAGGACATTTGTAATCTTGATGTCATCCAGCGTAGCATAGCGACGACCCAAAGAATCCAAATAACCCATATTCGTAATATCTTTTTGCGCCTGTTCAAGCATTCTCTTGGTGAAAATAGGCTTGGAGCGCTTGTAGTTTGCGGGAGCAACAATAGTTTCATAGGCCCGCACAGCACTATCCAGGTCGCGGCCGCCCGCGATATCAGATAGCAAAGTGCCGATAGAAGAATTTAGAATGTGGGAAATGGTAGTAGGACACTTAGTGGCCTCAAGCCAGCAATATAGTTCCTTATCCGCGGCCCGCTCATATTCGCCCTTCTTGATAAGCAGAGCGTCAATAATCGTCTTCCATTCGTCGCCCTTATAGAGAGACTTGGAATTGATTAGGTCGAATACGGTAGAAATAGATTCATAGGAAAGCTCAGACATCGCACGCTGAAAGCACTTACGATCATCGTTGTAAGCACCCTTGAGACCCGCAATTTCCTGACGATCGCGAACATAAGCACTAGGAATGTTCAACATAAAGTGATCCCAACGAATAATCTTCTCGCCACGTTCGTATGAATACGTCTCACCGGCCCGCGGAGTATCAATGAAGAAACGTTCATATAGAGGATGGCGTTTTACTTCCGCGGACAAAGCCTTACAAACATCCGTAAAAGGATAAGGAGCGTCAAAGTCCCAAATGGTATTGAAAGACTTGGTTTCCTCATTCCAAATTACGATAGAACCCACCTGATTGATAAAATGATGACAGCAGGAACAATCATACTCACGACGAACGCGATACATAGGATTGGTGCCATCGGGGAAAGAGTTTTGGTAAAGCTGGTAGAAAGCATTTTTATCAATATCTACTTGGAAGATAGGAGGATTGGTGGACACAAGACGATCGAAATTGGCTTTCAGAGCATCACGGAATTGAGGGAAATTATCAATCATAGTATGTTCCTTTCTGTTAGTTGAGAAGAAAAAAGAAAATCCAAGAGCTTGATATCATCATTTTCTCACTGATTTTCAATCAATGCTACCTCTTGGAAAGCGTGGCGGGCCCGCTGAGATTCGAACTCAGGTTTGCGCCTTCAAAAGGCTACGGTTTTCTTCCTACTCCGCATCGCTGCGGCCGCTCTTCGAGCGTTGTAGGCTGGACTATTTCATTACCTTGCCATTACTGGTTTAGGTAGCCCCTCTATAGTCTCTACGCATTTATCGTTTTCACGAACTTAGCAGGCCGTTGTCTCAGAGAGATTTTCGTCTATTAGGGGGCTGTTCACTATATGATTTCTCATATAGGCTCCTTTCACTCATTATAGAAAAGAGACCGCTGTACTTGACCGCTGTACTACGGGCCTATCTGCGGGCAGTTAGCCCGCGAAATTACTGTAGAAAAAACATTGTCAAAGGATTCATATCATTGAATTCCTTCGGGTAATAACCATACTCTTGATAATACTCCTGGAGTTTCTTAGCATAAGAACGCTGAAGTTCTGCGTAAGACCTATAAGCCTTATCGCTCTCCTTCTTCATTTCCTTTACCTGCTGCTGATACTCCCGCAGTTCTTCAATAGCGCTTGTGCGATTTTCTTCTCGCTTTTCCTGTGCGTGCTTGATTTCATTTTCCGCGGCAGTAGCCTCATCAAGACTGTCGTAATATTTATTCGTGATAGAAGAATAAAACTTCACCACTGGAATCATCTCCTTTTCTCATCGTTCATATATAGTTTACCAGAAAATTTGAAAAAAGTCAAATTTTTATCCCAGTGATTCGTCATCTGAATCAGAAATTTCTTCGTAGTCATAAGTTGCGTTGGTCATAGCGTTTTTTATACGGCTATAGTTCTCCAAGGCGGCCTTGCCACTGTAGAGACCACGTAGTGCTACGAATGCGGTCGTAAGGTATCCTACAATTGCCTATAAATTATCCGCAAGATGAGGAAATATGACTGTTAGTGTTAGCGCGGCCATCATTAGAATACAATAAATTGCTGTATCAATGACGGTAAGTTTCTTACTATGTTCATTTGCGTTGGTGATGAAAGCTTGAAGAAAGTTCATCTGAGATTGATTGTTATCCATTGCCGTCTTCACCTCCGCAAATATTGATGATTTGCTAATCTGTTAGCGGTTCATATTGAAGGTCAAGATAGACAAGAAAGTTTTCTTTTAGTGTTGCTTCTGCTGGGGCGTTGAGGTAGTTTCCTTGTGCGAAAGTGAAGTTTCCTGTAATCACTAAGTTTCCCTTACTATCGATTCTAAAAGCTTCATTGGACACGTCCATCACCACCCAAGAAGGTTAGCAAAATATCTTCTCTTGCTAACATACCAGTCGCGGGCAGAGAGAAAGAATACTAAGCATTTTTCACGGATTTTTCAGTGTCCTTGTCAAAATAACCACTTAGTTCAGTCTTACCATCGTAGGCCCGCAAAAGTTTTTGTAGCATCAACACATCACTACCACTGCGGCCTGGCCCTAAACTGCGAGTGCCCAGGGTATAGTGTTGACCGACATTGATATTTTTATACAAGAAATATTCGGTCATAATACCATAAAATTCCCAGTCTTCGGGATGGAAGTATTCCCGCGAAAGAATATTATGGTCAAGAAAATATACATAAAGCAAATCATATTCATCATAATTTGCTCTACCCATATCTCTTGCCCCAGTGTAGCAGGTAATACCAAAATCGCCATTCTTGTTCTTTACAAGAACACCCTCTGTCCACGGCATATCCTCAATCTCTCCCCAACTACTAAAACACCAATCCTCGATAAGAATTTTCTCATAAATGGGAATGCGAGAACCGGCGATTTTTTGATAATAAGAAGAAATTATATCAGGAATAGACGTGTGCTCTGTCCCTGTAATATCTTTATTGTATAATTCGATGAAGTAAGCAATTAGGTCGCTTACAGGAGCCTTTTTGATTTTCATATTTTATCGCCCTCCTTATAAATAATGTCGCAAGCGGAGGTCGAAAAATGCGTTTTTGCGATAAAAAAATTGGAGGCTTACGCCTCCGGTTGTGTGTTATGCGGCAGTAGATAGCATACAAGAGTAATAACGCCATTTACGATCAGATGTGCCTGTTCATTTAGATCAATTCCGGCCTTAGCCAGCGTAGTCTCAATATAAGTCTGAGCATATTCATTACGCTTTTCCTTATCGAGTTGACCCTGCTTCCACAGGTTTTCTGCTTCTACCGTGCCTTCAATCGCGGCCTGAACAATCTTAGTGGCAATTTCCACAGCATTCTTATCCAGACCAATCTGACCAGCCGCGCCAAGTAGAAGTTTGACAGCGTTTAGCACAGTCTTACAGATGCCGGAATACTTTAGGTAGTCCTTGTTTAGGAATAGTGCTACAATAATACCAATTAGTAGCACACCACCAATTCCGAGATACACATAACTCATAGTGTCCATTTGAATTACCTCACAGGTTGATATTAGGATTATACTTGGTTTCAATACCAAGCTGTTCCATTAGTTGAAGGGCCGCCACCTGGTCCATAGTTTGGGCTGGCTTGGCATATATAACTTTACTTAGTTCCGCATCTGCTACCGCCTGAGCACCATTTAGAGAAATGGCATCATCTACAAACATTACACCGTGGATGATATCTTGTTTACGGGCACGCACAAATGCTGCCAACGCTGCGGAATAAGTAAAGTCATCATTATCTGGCACAAGTTTGTTAGAGCTGGCATAAACAATGTATTCGTCTTTGACGATTACCGCTCGATTTACCATACATTCACACCTCTTCTTTGGATTGTATATATATTATATCAGAAAATTTGAAAAAAATCAAACTTTTCAAATATTATTTTTGTAATAATTTTGTAATAATTGATTTCTTTTTGAGACAATGTTTCTTAGAAGTTGTAATATCCATCAGCCCGCACTGATAACTTTTCTACCTTTATTGCTATTTATATTGTGAAGGGGTGATAGAGATGGCTCTAAATTATAGCGGGAGCCCTTACTTCAATACACAGTCGGCTCCAATGTTTCCGCAACCTAATGGCAATGTTTATCTGATTCAAAATAGTCTGGAAGTAGCAAATATTCCTACTTCTGGCGGGCTAGCCACAGTTATTTGTATGCCTGAGAATTTGATGTATATCAAAACAATTCAAAACGGGCAACCAACTCTGTTGGCTTACACAATCGCTCCATATGAGGCTCCTAAGACGGTTCCTACGTCCACGCAATCTAATTTAGAGTCGCGGGTGGCCGCACTGGAGCAACAACTAAATGCTATACGACAAGGGGGAGGTAAAGCAAATGTTCAACAATCCTCAGCAAGTAATGCGGCAGTTCCAGCGGAATCAAAGTGGGATGTTTAATGGATAGCAGCCACAAACGCCGCCTATAAACCAGTAGCAGTTTATTGCTTGGGTGCCGCAAATCAATCCAGCGATGTTGAACCAATTGGCTGCGGTTGCCCGTTCACAAGGAATGAGTGAAGCAGACATCAATGCTGGAATCAACTTTATTCAAGACTTACGACGCTAAACGTAGTAAAACCACGAAATTTTATATGAGGTGAATTTACAATGACTTTTGAAAATGGTATGTCTCCTGCTGATATGGCAGCTGTATTCGGCAACCGTCGTGATGATGGCTACGGAATGGACGCAATGTGGAGCAATCCTTGACAAGAAAGGGACATTAGATAGTGATATCTAATCGCAAATCCCGTGAACTGCTGGAAACTCTTTCTAAGAAAGACAATCAGCAACCAATCAATGGTTCAACGACTATCCTATTTAGGAGTATTGTTGCGTAAGCAAGAAGTGCGGGACCTCTCTATGAGAGGATGATATAGTCTGTTCTTTATAGTGATATAAAGCTAACACAAAGTTTGTCTACCTAATCTGGATTTACGCTTTCCGTATGTTCGGTGGTTGGGGTAATGGCGATGCCGCGGCTCAAGGCGCTCTCACACGGGCGGAACTGTATGATGGACTAAACTTCCAGACAATTACAGATAAACTCGATACTATGGGCCAGACCCTGTGTCAGGGCTTCAATAGTGTCAATACCAATATGCTACAGGGCTTCAACCAAGCCAACATTTCTAACCTACAAGGCTTCAATCAGGTTGGCCGCGACCTATGCTCTGGTTTCAACGGTGTTCAGCAAGGTATGGCTCAGCTGGGCTATACTCAGTCTCAGTGCTGCTGTGATATCAAACAGGGTTTGGCCGCTCTGTCTGCTGAGAATTATCGCAACGCTTGCGAAATTACCAACACTATTCGTGATGAGGCTCGTGAGACTCGTGAACTTATCGTTGCGAACACTATTCAGGATTTACGCGATCGTCTTGCTGATAAGGACCGCGATCTGGTCGAAGCTAACAACCTTATTAGTCAGTATAGTCAGACCTCCACTATTATTGGCGCTCTACAGAACAAATCTCCTGTGCCCGCCTATGTAGTTGGTTATGCTACTAATGGTATGGTTCCTAACGGCTACGACTATACCTATTTTGGCTCTTCTGCTGGCGGTTGCCAGACCTGCCGCGGCTAATATAATAGGAGGAAACAGTAATGCTATACACCTATTCTAACACAGACCAGACTGTTGCTGTGAATGGAGTAGTCGCTCTTGGCAACAACGGTGTCAGCACTTGCGGATGTATTACTCACGCCGCAGGCACTGGCTCTGTAAGTCTTCAGCGAGCGGGCTACTATCGAATTACTGTCAACGCTGACGCCGCGAATACCACAGCAACAGCTGGCAACATCACACTACAATTGTATTCTAATGGCACCGCGTATGCGGGAGCAGAAGCGACGCAGACGAGTGAAAGCACTACAGACGTTGCCAATTTGAGTTTCACGGCACTGATTAGAGTTTTACCTAACTGTTGTGCGATAGACAATAACTTGCCCACTACTTTGACACTGGTGAACACAGGTATTGCGGCAACAATCAGTAATGTAGCGATGACGGTGGTGAGATTGTAAAATGACAACAAAACTATATAGCTTTTTGTATAAAAAGCTTCGAGACGATCTAAAAGACTCCTCCATGCTTCTTGACTGGAGTTATAGTGCTAAAGAAGATGGAGAAGCAGAATTATCTAAGTATTTTGGCTCTTTAGCAGCTGAACGGCTCAACAAATCTTTCAAAGAAACACACGCAATGTTTGAAAACTATGCTTAGAAAGAAGAAGATTTGTCTAAGGAGACAGTTTCAGTTTGTCTTTGGGACCAAATACACGAAGATATGATTGAAGAATATGAGCATCTTCTGAAACGTCTTGCGAAACTATAACATATAAGGGGTAGAACTTCGGTTCTACCCCTATTTTTTTATGTATACCACTCTTCGACGAAGGAGTTCTCCATCGTATAACATACGTGCGTAATACCGAGGTCCCGCATAAAACTTTCACAGGCAATACAAGGGCGGGCACACGCACGAGTGCCATTGCGTAATTCACGATAAACATAAACATCAACTTTAGAAAAATCAATGTCTAAATATTTTATCTTATTTAGAGCCGCAATTTCAGCGTGGACACAAGAAGGGTAGTAATGATTGGTAGAAGTATCAAAACGCAAAGAATTATACCGCCATTGAACCGTGCTTGTGCGGCTCTTGTTGTTGCTTTTAGCAATAATATTTCCTTTCCACACAACTACGCATCCAACGCGGGCCTTCGATGCCCCACGAAAATCACTATTCAAAGCACATTCTCGCGCAAAACTAAAGAAGCGTTCTTTCAAATCAATCTCCCACCAAATTATAGAATAGTTCAGGATCAATGTTGAGGAAATACGTAATAATTTCTTCTTGGGAACTAAAAGCACTGGCCGCGGGTTCAGCCGCTAATAGGTGAATTTCTTCTATACAAGCCATAATACCATTTGCGGCTTGCGTAGTAGACATATGGTTCTGCTCAACTAAGAATTTCATAAGTCCAGAAACATTCATCTCTTTATCCTCCCGTGAAGTTCATAGTGGTCATCTTCTTTGGAGATAGTAAGTTCCACTACATTTGGATCGAAGACGCCTAATACATTATTCATACACTGTTCACTAATGTCTGATTCGGTATAAATGTAATGGAACTCTCCCCAGGCCCGCAAGAAATTAGAGAATTTTTCTGCCAAGAACTGTTCTTGATTATACATTCTGAATCTGTTCCTTCCACCAATTGATTATGATTTCACTGGTATGGCACCAGAGATAATCTTCTCCATCTGTAAATACAACAGCACAATAATAGCCATTGTGTGCCCAAGGTGCTTCATAAGAGATACCAATAAGTTGATAATGGGATTCGTGAAGTTGCTTACAGGTGCGGCCGAAGGAAGTATCGATAAAAGAGTTGTCGGAGGTATGAACCCAATTGGATAGTTCAGTAGATGAAAATTCATTATTAAGAGCTTCCGCATCTTCAAAATGACAGAACTGCTTTACATCTTCACTATAACGCTTATAAGGGTTGATAAACTCCATAGTTTTCTCCTTTACATATCGCGGGCGGTCGTAAGTTCGGGATGGCTACCTGTTGAGGTAGGGGTTATAACACAATCGAGGCCGCGATAAAGAGGAGTAGCGGTAATGGTCTCTGTCTTGCTTCCTTCCTTCAATAGTTCATCCAGAATCTGTTTGACATTATTGATACAAAAATCTTCTGTTTCTTTGCCAACAATTCCTTTGCCACTAATTCCAGCATTCACCAAAACATCCATATAAGCCGCGGCCTGAGCTACTTTACTCAATTCTTGATTAGTCATTGTTTACTCCTTTTTTTATAGTATTTGTTAGAATAAATCACTGAGGTCTACATCGACATCATCAATATTACCATCATAGCGATAGGACTGTTGGGCAATTTTTTGGGCTTCTTCAAAATCTTCCACAGAAGCATCGAGCCATTTAGTCTTACCCATCTTGAGGTAGTCAAGCTGATTACGGTAAATCTTCTTAGGTTCTATAAGTTTCTTATATTTACCTACTTCATCCGCCATCATAAATTTACGCAACACATTGATGATAGTGTAATATACTGTATCTACGTCTTTAGTGCCATCAATTGCTACAAAATTAGCACGAGAACGAGCCATACGGTCATACTCCGCAATAACTTTCTCATAGAAGTCGTGTTGCTCTGCTTCAATGCGGTCTATAGGAATGCCACGGGCCGCCTTACGTTCCAGCATAACCTCATAAGGAATGCGAAGATAGAATATACAATCTGGCAGACATTCTTCTGTTGCCCATTGATTGAAAGAAAACATTGGCCCAAGCATTCGACGAGTTAGATTGCCATTGGTATCTTCTACTAAGGTAGAAGAGGCAAATAATTCACGACCACAACCCTGATAAGCATAGGAAGAATATACAGATCTATCTGAAATTACTACATCTCCGGCTTCAAGATGCGGCCGAATGGTTGTAGGAATAGCCTGAGCGCGGGAGGCCGCGAAAAGCAACGCTTCGGTCTTTGGAGTCATATCTTTATTTTCTGGATTCAGAATGATTTGACGAATTTGTTCTGCGACAGGCGAATCCGTGCCGCCTGGTTCACGCGTGAAGAAGGTGGAGAACCCTTCACAATCAAGCCAATGTTTTACACGCTCAATTTGAGTTGTCTTTCCCGCACAGTCAATGGCTTCGAAGGCAATATAATAGCCTGGATATGGCCGATTTTTACTCATAGTTTACCTCCGTAATACGGGCAGTAATTATAGGTAATAAGCATTGCCCGCCCACAGCAAAATGTAGTGCGATAATCTTTTTCTCGCTTATAGGGGTAAAAATCGCATCTACGTGTATCTCCTTTACAAGAGCAGGGGTCTATTTCCTTTGTTCCCAAGCAAACTTCACGTGAAGAATCATAACAACTACAACATTTTTCCATAGAATTACTTCCTTATAGGGTCTTCAATAGACTGAACACCATTTTTATCAATATAGAATACTTTCTTATTTTCAAGATCATATACAGCAGAAACACCGCACACGGCTGTGCCTATGTCGAGGTCAAGTTTATTGCCATTGTAGAGAACAGCCTTGTGATCAAAATTACGATAATTAGCCAAATGCTCTACGGGAGTATGACCGTGAATTAGCGTGCGGCACTCATACCAAGGTTGGGTAAAGTGGGAGCGGTGCCACGTAAAATCCCATAGATCTTGTTTAGCCCAATCTTCATAGAGAGTAGTCTGTAAGCAGCCGCTGTGGCACATATCGTAATTTCCATCAGACAGAGTAGCAGGAAGTTTATCAAGCCAGTTGATAATATTCATTGGCCGGCCCGCATCTTCCCACGCTTGAAAAGTAGAGGCGCCGCCATTACAGAAGAGAATATAAACTTGTTCGCTAGCAGCCTCATCTCTCATATATTCGCGGGCCGCCTCGATTAGAAGTTCTTCGTGATTGCCACGGAGATAAGTAAGATTGGGCATATTTTTCATCTCATAAATAATGCGAAAGCCGTCCGTGCCACGATCTGCGGCATCGCCAAGAAAAACAGTAGGCTGGTTACCAATGAATTTCTTGATTTGTTCCCAAACCTCCCCATTACCGTGGAGGTCGGTAAATACAAAGCGATTAGTCATTTCAATCTTCTCCTTTTTACTCTTATATTATATCTCAAAAATTGAAAAAAGTCAAAAAAAGAAGGCTGAAATCAGCCTTTCAATTTGTAGATAAATTTTACGTGCGTATAATCTTTTATGGTAATATCAAAGTCTCGTTTTACAATATTGGCCAAAAAAGGAAGAATATAGTGATCATAATATTCCAGGCTATAAGAAGTTCCAATTTGTGAAGCAATATATTCCGTAGAACAAGGCAGGTAATTTTCTTTTACCTCTCGCTGCCAATTATCCTTATAACGATACTTTAGCAAAAAGTGAATCAGATTGTAATTATCGCAAATACTGCCGTGCTCCTGCTCAAACTCTTGTATGGCCGCCGCGGAATAGTTGCTTTTTACTTTGATTAGATCTTCTTTTAGAGAAGCACGATGGGCATTTTCATCTAAGCACATATCACGAATAATTATATATTTGAAACCAACGGAATTGACGAAATGCCAGAAATCATCAATTCCCTCTTCTGAACTATAACTATATACTTCGTGAATGATAGAAGACAGATTGAGAGCACATTCGTCAATACCATAGTGGTGTTCTTTTAGCCAAGTAATAAATTCATAAGGATTGGCATAAAATACACAATTTTCATATGTGTTCGCTGCGGCAGCCCGCGAAATCATTTCTTCATTCTTATCATAACCAATAAAGGTCATTTCTGGAAATAGTGGCGCGAGAAAACGAATAAGAGCTCCATCCGCGCAGCCATAATCAACAATGATCTTGATAGTGTCATCAATCTTGTCCATAAAGAAGATCTTATCAATTAGGCTTTTGGACATAGAGAGATTATAGCGATTGAGATCAGTAATAGGATTGGTGTTTAGTTCAGACATAAGCTCATCCTTTCGAAGAGTAGATAATTTCCACAATAATCGCGAAAATTCCGGCAATTATAAAAATAAAGTTGACAATCTTGAAAGTAGATGTCATTTTATACCTCTTTTAGTAGTCTCTCAATTATGCTTTCAATTTTATTCTTTCAATTCTCTTAGGAGGCTAACTATTATTACAACGAGCCAAAATATTCCTGGGATTATCAAAGAAACGATAAAAACAACGCTAAGAACGAGGTCAAGAGTAGATGTCATTTTTATATCTCTCCTTTAGTCGTTCTCGCAACAATTTCTCTTGTTCACGGGCAGCCGCACTTGCGATATTTTCTTTTTTATGTTGACGCTCTCGTATAATATCTGGCAGGTCTAACGCAAGCCATTTCCCAATAAGAGAACCCACCGCAAATGCGGCCAAACGCACAATAAAAGATAGCATATTATTTACTCCTATTATGTTGTTTACTAAGTATGAAATAAACAACAAATATTCCAAATTGAATTGTGAGTTCTATGGCAATAATCATCATTATAGTTGCGAGAATACCAATGCCAATTTGAATTATGCTCATTTCCTTGATCTCCTATCTTCATTCAGCAGATACCAGGTCACGATAGAGCCCCATATACACCCAATAAGATACCAAAACAATCCGGGCATATTAGTTCTCCTTCTTCGCCTTCTTCAGCAAATATCGATTCGATACCGCCTTGAAAGAAATTTTACCATCCCAAGAACGAATTACTAGACCTTCTCGGTCGGTAGGATGAATAGTAGATTCACCTTCCGCATACGCGAGCATATCATCCACTTCATCAGGCAGAATATAGCTGGTTTCCAAAATAGGGACAAACTTCAAGCCACGGGCTTCCACAAGGCTTTTCGCAGTTAGGCTGCCATAGCGGCCGTTCTGGCTATCGATGAAGTTGAATACATAGAAATCATAGTCTTTCAGTTCGTAGATATTGCCGCAAATCTTCGGCCCAACGATTTCGCCCTGAACTGCGCAATACTTCCAATCCGGATGAATGTCGAGGAAGAAAGCAAGTTTATTGCGAATATCGTATTTATTGGCAATAATCCAATAAATGTTCTCGTCATAAAAACACTTCTTTGCCTCAGAAGTCTGGCATACATTGCGAGAACATACATAAAATTTATAGTGCTTTCCGCGCTTACGTTCCAGAATGAAAGTCCCCGACGAACCTTCAAGTTTTTCGCTGACAATCATAGAAGTTTTTATCTTTAGAACATCAGGCCAAGACTGGACACGCACTTCATCGGTTTTCTTCACAAACTCAAATTGAGTGGGGAAGCGACCTTCCTTGGGGACGCTACGGAACATCCACTTGAAAGTAATCTTGCGGAACCACTCATACTTCATCATAGCCTTGAACCACTTCTTCTTGAAGAGATCAGGCCGCTTAGACTTCATACGCTGTTCCGGGGTGATTTCAGGAGCGACATAGTCATCCTGAATCTTTTCAATACCAAGAACCTTAGCTACATCCTGGCCTACAATATAAGTGCCCGCGGGCAGAATAGACATAGGCAGAATCAAGCCCTGAGAGATTTGACCGCGAAGTTTGATGGTCTTTACCTTGTAGTTGCGGGGCGCCAGAAACTGCGCCCATTCTGCGTCAGAGGGACAACGACTATCAATTTCAACATAGACAATCTTGTTGCCTACACTGTAGTTTTCGGCTTTACGCACAACAACCTGCCAGCCCAGAACGTGAGCTACTTCGATGTTGTCTGCTCCTTCGATAGGGGTAATGTTATTGATAAGCTCAACGTGAGCCATTATACGTTCAGACATTGGAGTCTCCTTTCAATCGTTCAGTTTCAATTACCCAATCACTTTTTAGCTCAAAGGCGTTGATATAACCACACACAGGGCACCTAAGAGAATAATTTTCTCTATGAGCATCAAAAGTAGTATCCGATTCTTTGAATCTTAGAATAGACTGGCACCGACAACATCTTGTAAGATATTTCGATTCGTGGTATTCATGTCGCTCAATTACTTCAACCCCATTGGATTCCCCTCTCATTTTAGGCCATTTATTGGAATCCGGAAGATAAATTGTTACTCCACAAACAGAACAATCAAGACTATCATGAATTACATCTTCTTTTTGGAATCCTAATGTAGAATGACAGCGGGGACACTCCATTTGAAAATAATATTCTTGACGTTCAATTACTTTGATTGCCATTACTTCTTCCTTTCCATCCACATAAAAATCAAATTAGAAATTTTTTTTACACATATCAATAAACAACTCTACCGCCGCCATAATAATTATTACACACAGGCCCGCGAAGGCGACATAAGCAAAGATATCAAGCATCAGAAATTCCTTTCATAATGGCTAATACAATAAGGCTAAGAGAACAAGTAAATAGGGCGGCTGAACCATAGATAAGAAAGAGCAGGAGTTCTTTCATTTGTTTATCTCCAAAATAGTAGTGAGAATAAAGAAAGCGATAACAAAATAACCATAGCAATATGTAAGAGGAATCTTGTCCAGAATTCCAAAAAATCCTAACCCTAAGGTTCCGAGACAGGCCGCCCAAAGTTTGAGTTTAGTGCTCTTCATCATCCTCTTCGTCAAATTCACTAAAGATGTCATCATTATAGTAGAAACAAGCATCAATGTTCTGTTCCATATAACCAAACGCCGCGGCCGCGCGAGAACTCATATAAGCAAGGGTATCAGTGGTGATACCGTGAGGGCAGGTAAAGGTGAGACTGGTGTTGATACCAGTCTTGGCATCATAGTGAGAAAAGGTATAGTTCTGAGTAGTATCCTTCATAATAATTACTCCTTTATCATCCATTTTTCGTTAGCTTTTTTCCAACAATGTTCTCAAGTGGCTCTCCGGATTTCACACGAAGGATTCGTTTTTGCCACGAGGCTATCATCATCCAACAGTATTGGATGTCGCCTTGGGGTTCCCGTTTTATATGTTTGGCTTTACGCGATATTCTTCGCTCATTTCTCGCAATTCTGCGGAACATATATTCCTGTTGTCCCACATAGGAAGCGACCAACTGGCGACGTTTCTGTTTTTCTTCTTCTGGAATATTCATTGTATCAAATACATCCATACTCGCTTCACTCCTTTCTTCATCTTACATATATAGTATATCACAAAAAAAGAGAGAAATCAAATTTTCTCTCCTTTGAATTTATTGATTTACAATATTTTCCATTTCTCGCTTGGTAAAGGCCCAATCTTCTCTATAATTTCCACGACTGTAAATATTGTAGTCTGGGCCGGGCCAACCCCATATATAATATGCGGTTTCTCCATCTTTCGACCACGAAAGATTGTCAGTTTCTATTTCAATAATAGTATTATTTTCCACAGATGTTCCATCAGCATTAGTATATAGGCGAGAATAAATAACTGGAATAGTTTGGAAGATTTCTTTCAAAGATTTATTGGTATCAAGATTTATTTCACTCATTCTTTTCCCCAAATTCCTCTACAGTAAAAGCCCAGTCTTTCATATAGTTATGCCAAGTAAGCACACTGGACTCACCGGTTTCTTTCCATACATAACACGCAGCTTCATCATTATTACCCCATACTAAATCTTTTGCGGCGATAGGAATAATAGCATCGCGCAGCCGCACATAAACACCGTCTAGGAGACCAATAAAAGTTTTTAGCGTGATTGTGGTTTCACAAGAAAGACTGCCTAGGGTTGGGCTAAGAGATAAATTAGAAGCCGGAATCTTATTCAATGCTTCTTCTTCTACTGAGGGAAGTGTCTCGGTATTTATCTTTCCTAATTCAATACGTCGGCCATCACGTTCTAAATAAGTTTTTTAATATCAATCGGAACGGCTATTTTCTTCATCTTCCCAGCCATATGTAGACCACCTCCATACCAGTTCGGCCAATTCTTCACGACATTGTGGGCATAATCGCTTCTTGACGGTTAGAATGTCTTTTGACTTGTCCGCCATCATATCTCTAAAAGTGCGGCCAGAGGGTAATGTAGAAATTTTATATTGAAGCATTGGCATAGAATATTCCCTAAGTTCTTTTTGTGGAAATATTCTCGCACAATGACTACACAAGCACATATCAATCATATGATCTGCTCAACCTCATCAAACAGAATATCTATATTCGGACCTGCGTTTTTCCTGTTTGCGTGCCAGTGGCCACAATACCACTTGTCATAGGTAATTTCTTTCTTTACCCTCACCAAAAAATCTTCCATACGACGGTCTGCCTTGGACTGGTCTACTCCCTTGATGAAAAGATCAGTAGGAATATAAGGAGTAGGAATGGTGTGGGTGAAAACAAAATCAAAGTGCCGCGTATGAATCTGATGAAGAATATTGTTCATATCTTGAAGACTAATAACTTCGCGCTCAGTCCAATACCAGCCCATCATTTGACGATATTCTTTATCAATGCTTCCGGCCCCACCTACTACAAGACAAGGATGGCCCGCGATATAATAGGTATTGCCATTTATCGCGTGATAAATATTGGGATATTGGAAATTCTGATATGCGATTCCCACCATATCATCGCCCAATTTCATAAGTGTTTTCAGATATCCTTCGGCCGCACGATCTTCGGGAGGGCAACTATGATTGCCTTGAATATCCAGAATGGTAATAGGAAGAGTGGAGAGATATTGCTTGAGCATATATTCACGAGCATCTTCCTTTCCTCCATATAGAATGCCAGAATCACCCAGAAGAATTAGCACGTCATTGCGGGTAGTATGATTATTCTCGCAGAAATATTCAATCCAATCAAAAGAACCGTGGGCATCGCCACGAACAAACGCTCTTACTTCTGCCACGAAATTACCGCCTTTCTAAATTTTCCATCAATCAAGGCATCATTTACATCAAAACCACGTATCATTAGTTCTGGCTTATGGTCCATAATGAAAGACGCCATAGGTTCAGTAGAAGCCAACAGACTTCTATATCCGTGAACAGCCGCGTCATATAGGCTGTATACAAGATAATTTTCCATATTCATCGCAGCCATTTGCGAAGGTCCATCGTGCTGAGCATCAGCAATTCGATTGAGTTCCGCTGCTGACGGTATATTCATAATGTAGATTCCTCTTCCTTTCTATGCTTACTCTTTCTCTTATAAAGTTTCTTACTGGGAATTACCTTCGTCGCAGGATGGATGTCTCCCCAGTTGCGACGTTGCTTCTGAAAAATTTCAGTCCAACTCTGTTTCTTCAATGAGTCCTTCATCTTTCATTTCCTCCATTGCTACAGGAACGAAGTCTTCACCATACTCTTCCAAAAGCATCTCCCAGGCGTTAGACCAACCTTCCCAATTATCTACGCCCGCGGCATTGAGATATCTAATCAAAATCTCGTTATAAACAAGTTCTTTCAAATCAGATTCGCGAATAATATAATAGCGTTCCATTAGAAATTCCTTCCTCCATCATATGGATAAATCTTTTCTCTACCCCTCAGTGTAAGCGGGCGGCCGCAAAAGGGACAAGGAAAATCAACAATTTCTTTACGTTGCTTATGCCGCATAGTTATTACAACACTACAGTAAATACAACGCCATTGTTCTTCTATAATAAGGGGGATTGGTTGAGCGTTCGTATCAATCCCAGAGGTCAAGTAGCCATTCGCCAAGAGTATTCCACGCCTCCTTGACCTTAGCCGCACCCTGTTTAGCACGCTCCAGGTCTTCAATTTCATCAATCATATCGTAGCCTTCTTCAAATTCCGCGGCCAGATGATAAAGGAAATCGTGCCATTGTTGCGGTGTTTTACTAATACCCTCTACTGGCGTGCCCGGATAAGAATGGGTGTTATCTGCGAACTCACGCAAACCGTTTACCAGAATCTTCATAAGAAAAGCATCCATATCCCACAGATCGTAATCGCAATACCCTTTTTCAATGCGTTGTTTCTTCCATTTCTCCAAACGTTCTTTGTAGAACGCTCCGTCCTCAGAAGCAAGTTTCTGTTCGGTATATACCTTATTCAGATCAAGTTGTTTCTCCATACCTACTGCTCCTCCTTCACTTTGATATATATAGTATAGCATAAAAATTCATTTTTGTCAAAAAAGAAAAGCTTCCAGTAAATTACTGGAAGCCATAGCGTTCACGAATAAGTTTGTAAATATCTTCAATATTCGCTGGATAGTTATTCCAGGCATCAAGTTCTACGTGAATCGAATCAGTTGCGAGATCCCACTTCTCTTTGGTATGAGAATGGCCGCAAAGATTATACACACGCTCCCAAGGCTTCTTTTCAAAATCGAAGTTAGTCGTGGCCATAGGATAGTGAGAAAGCATAAAGTTCTTACCGTTGAACTTAGCCGGGGCCGCATAGCCCAGCATTTGGTATCCAAGAGAATATTCATAGAGGCGAACTCGAGTATCAGTGTCATGATTGCCACGAATTACACGAATATCCTTACATTGAATCTGACGTAGTTTTCTTGCTCCTTCTTCATTATCACCCAGCATAAGGTCGCCAAGAAGATAAAGCGTGTCTTCAGGAGCAACTACCTCATTGATGTTATCGATAATGGCTTCATCGTGTTCTTCGATAGAAGAGAAACCACGAGGCTCATAAAGAAATTCCTTTTGATGACCCAGATGAAGATCGGAGGAAAGCCATACTTCGCCCATTTTATTCTTCCTTTCTTGAATCGTAGGAGTAATAATACCATCCATTCATATAATCTTTACTGTGGCGATATTCTTCATCGGCCGCGTCAGATGCGTCCAACTTATAAGTTTTCAAAAATGACAAACAGTTTGGAAGTTCACATTCACAGTAATTCACTAAATTATACCATAGGTCTTTTTCTGGTTCAGCCATCAGGTCATACCAATCACCAAGAGAGGTGAGAATGTCAAACATAATGCGGTTGATCGCGGCCTGTCGCATATCATTGTTCTCATACTTACGTGCCCATCCAATCTGGGAGTCCCAGAAATCCTTGGCTTCTTCTTTAGTGTATTCGGTGAATAATGTATGACCGATTTGATTTAGAATATACTCAGTTGTTTTAGGGACAGTAGTCTTCCCAACAACACATACCCACATATTATCATACCACCTTGATTTTATTATATTCATTCACTTCAAAGATGACTGAAATTCTTTCATCTTCTTCGTAAATAGGAGCTACAAAAGTTCGTGCCATTTTACGGAGAACGTCATCAGGAACGCGAGCGCGCCCTTTTCGCTGAGCATTGCGAGCCAGTGCTACATCAATAGGCACGTTGAAGTAATAACACTGGATTTCAATGGGCTCGCCGTCATAGAACAAATCAATATCTTTCAGAAGACGTTTGCGAGCCTTCACACTCATATTAGTAGAATCTGCTATAACATCCTTGCCCGCAGATAAATTCTCCACAATGAGGTCTACATAGTCCATCCATACGCGAGTTTCATAGGCAAAATATTCGTCTCCTTCTTGGAGATAACGCATACGAATTTCATCGCGAGAAATATATATGCCCTTATCCTTCAATTCTTCGTGGGCAAACGTAGACTTGCCAACACCAGGAAAGCCGCAAAGCATAATCAGTTTAGGCATCGGGAGCCTCCTTTCCGCTAATACTAATAGCTTTTTGCCACTCAGAAATCATTTCATAGAAAAGATTTGAAGGAAATACATCCTTATGGCCGCCAATCCAAAGATACACAAGACCGTCTTCTTCTGTGTAAGAATAGCGAGTGTCAGCTGTGATTTCTAAATAGTGTGCTTTGGTAAACACGGCGCCAGACATAAAAGTCATCATCACTTCACGAGGAATCCACTCACCGCTTGCCAAATTTACCGTGCCATCTTTAGAAAAGGTGTAAAATTCATCATTTTTCATTGTGATCCCTCATAAGTGCTTCCATCCAAGCATCAGCATAACAATATAGTTCCTTATCAATGTTCTCGCCATTCTTATATAAATGGCCTTTGGAAAGACAATAGTAATCATTACCTACTACCGCGGCCCGGTCTTCATTGTTCCACCAGGCACAAAAGAACTCAGCTTGAATCTCAGGAGGCAATGGTTCCAACTCCTTTCTACTTTTATAGTATAGCAAAAAATTCGCGAAAAGTCAAATTTTCGCGAATAGAGTCCTCAATCCAACAATTTCAAATATTCATCTACCGCGACAGACCAAGCGGCAGACGTGCCAAAATCAAACGAGATGTCTTGTTGAAGGCCACCTCTATGGCATACGATATTAATATAACCACATTCAGGCATACAAGTATACATCCAAGAATATCCATCGTAGCCCTTCCATATGTCTTTTTGAACACCGAGCCGCCGCAGATTTAGGACGTGTTCGATTATATCGGCAGGCAAGAATTTCTCACCTACCATTATACCTTCTCTTTTCATCGGCGATCGCTCCCTGCGCCAAGGCAAGCCGCAATAACAAAGCCAAGAATACATCCCACAGAAGCACAAACAAAATACCACATATTAGTTTTGAGTCTCCTTTCGCCAATAGATGATAGCCGCGAGGAATTCCTTTACCGAGAGTTCAAAAATATCCTCTTGTTTATAGTATACAAAAACCGTGTCGTTTCGTAGCACAAATGTCCAATCATCAATTGTCAACTGAACAAACGAAGCTGTCGCACTCAGTGCGGCCATAACTGAATGAGGGCAGGGAACTAACATAAAATTATACCACAAAAAATCACCATTGGGCAGGATTCGGCCATAAGAAGACTCGACTTTATTGTGTTTGGTAAACTTATTATATGCCTGAATAATTTCCTCCCAATCATCTTCGGGAAACCAAACAAAACGTAGATTATCTTCCTCATAGCACTCAATGATGATACCCTCATCATACAGTCGCCAGCCAGGAGCAGTGCCGCTGGCGTTCCAACAAGTAGGTCTGCCATCCCGCCAAGCCTTGATAATTCGCTCAAAAGGCGCCCGAGCAATCCTTACAACATCGTGTTCATCGCGAAGAGTAATTTTCTGCTCTGTGCTATAGTAGTCGATAGAGGAGAGACCTGTCTTATAGAAATAATTCATTCTTTATTCTCCTTCATCATTTCATCCAACATTCTGCTTTGCTCATATACTTCATCCGCGGCGGTCCGCAGTTCTTCATCGCTCATAGCAGCGAGTCTTCTTCTAAAATCCTCAATTATTTGAGCCATATCCAACATAATCTTTCACCTCAAACCACTTACACCAAGGTCGTGGCATAGCGGGACGATGGATAATTTTATCCTTCAATTGACATTCAAACCAATCTGGAAATTCTGGCAATACGGCAGGAGGGCCACCTCGCTTACAATAACTACAAAATTTACATCTCTTATGACTCTCTCTATATTCACGCATTTTCTCGTCCACGCGGCCCATCCTCCATTGTTCCATTCTCGTAGATTGTAGAAACATACTTGGTATAACGACGCTTGTAATTATACCAATATGTTATAGCAATCTCGTGCGTTTCTTCATTGTATTCTACTGCGACATCATCAGCATTGAGAATCAAAGTCTTCATTTAGTTTTACCATCCTTTTTCCGCATTTATACAGCCATTCATCATAATCTGCTTTTACCATCGCACTGGGAACCATTTCTGCGAACCATTCAGGATGATGGAGAACTGTAGAACCAGCGATAGCAGATTCAACAAATTCATCAACTTCAAACTTACTAAGTTCACCCTTCTTCATTGAGAGAATGTCAGGCCCGCATTCATAGCAAATCTCGCGGTCGAGGTAATGCTCCAAGAATCGACAGGCTCGTGCGAGATGATAAAGTGCTTTGGGGTTATAGCCTAACTTCTTATCGAAGTTTTTACCAGTTTGCTTATAGAGTTCTTTTGCCATCGCCCCAATATAACCCATTGTAGCATCATACATCTGCTTTGGCCGCACAAACGCAATCGCCTGGCGGGCGTCCACAAGTTCCTTCCACAAATCACTGTATTCGGGGCCAATAGATATAACCTTAGAATATAATGGTTCTAAGGTAGTAATATTAGGCGTCCGCAGTTTCTTTATGAAGGAGAAGTGAGACATAGTGCGTGCGATACCTAAGGAATAAGGAAAACTTTTTTCCCATTCGCAAGAAGCATTGGTAGCAAGAGAATAGAATGCCGGCACAAATATACCAAGAGAATCAATATCAGAATCTAAAGTATCAACACCATAATTCTGAGAACCAATCAAACAAGTAGCCATACCAATTGCTCTACCGCGATAATGAGCATTCAAAGTTTCGCGGTGTCGTTTGATTTCAATGATAATATCGTCTTGACGAAACATTTTTTCCTCCATTGCTACAGACGCTTGCGTAAATCTTGTGGGCTTTCTTGAATGACAAACTCATAGTTTTCTTCTCCTTTCATTCTATATATATATATATTATATCCCAAAATTTGAGTTAGGTCAAATTTTCCTCCAAGGTCTCAATAAGTTCTCCCTTGGAGAGAGATTTAGGGCCGACTGTATTTTCAATAGAATCGAATATGGTATTATTGATTATGTCAACTAATTCTTCATTTGTGAGATCAGATGTATTCTTCACAAAATAATTGCTATTTGTTGACTTAGATAAATCAAAAGATGCTTTGCCCGCATTACCGCCCACACGTTGAATGCGGAAATCCGCGTTTTCAGGTGTAGTAAAAGTAAAGAGGGAAGTTGTAGTTTTTGCTTTTTTCTTTGTGCGAGGTTTGTTTGCGCGTTGCCAAATTTGGAAAACGCAAGGTACTTCGATTTGCTGCTCGGTAGGTAAAGTAAAAATTGTATTAGGGATTTCAACATCTTTTATAAGGATAAAATCTAAGGATAGCCTATTCTGAACTGAATCTTTTCTAAAAGACTTGGGCAAAATAAATGCTATTGTTTGAGCAAATTCTGCGGCCTTATTGAAGAATTGAATAGCAAGTTTACTTTGTTGCCCATAGGGCGGATTTCCTACGACAAGAATATTGACTTTTTCGTGAGTATACTCCAAGAAATCTTGCTGCTGAATTTCCGCGGCCTGCGGGTCTATATCGAAAGCCAAGCAATTTTCTATTTGATTAGAAAAAGAACCCCGACCCGCACTGGGTTCAATGATTAGCGAATATGAGGATAAATCCAATTGAGATAAGCAAAAAGCCGCGGTAGATTCCGCGGTATAGAAGCGGTCAAGGGGATCTTTTTGACCTTGACTTTTAGTGGTTCCTTTCATTTAGATATTCCTCATAGTACCCTACAAAATCTGCTTTGCCGAAACCAGGAGTAGCAATATTACGTTCTGCGAGAGCACTAAAATCGCAGGCCCGCACAAACTGTTCGGCTTGTTCAGTGAGAGGCTTGATAAAAAAGAATTGAATATTTTTGTTCATCTCTTCTTTTATATGTTCATAGTCTTCTCTTGTAAACAAAGAGTTGTAATCTTTATATCCTTGACGATAGACCGCATATTCCCAGTCCTCTTCTACACAGGGGTAAGCCTGCTGAGTGGCATTATATTGCCAAATTTTGAAATCAGGATGGGAAATAGGTGGAGCCTTTTTTAGACGTAAATCTTGACCATAATCCGCTTTTGTCCAAATTTGGAAAACACATCTAACAGAATAGTCTTTTCCGTTATCTGTAAAAGCATTTTCGGGGATATAAAAATAATCATATAGCTTCCATTCGGCGGCAAGTTGTTTTTGAACTCCCCATTTCATAAAAGACACCGGCAAAATAAAAGCAATTATTGAGCAAAGTTCCGCCGCGTGATTAAAAAATTTGATTGCCATCGCACTACGAGAACCAAAAGGGGGGTTGCCAATACAAATATCTGCTGGAGTAGAATAGGTGAAGAAATCCACCGCCTGAATGTTAGAGCCTTCAGGCTTGATGTCGATAGCTGTAAATTGCGGGAGATACGCAAGAAAAGAGCCATTTCCGGCAGAAGGCTCTAAATAAGTTTCGTTTCCAATAAGTGGAAGTTTTTCTTTTAGAAAACTTACACATTGTTCGGCAATGGCAGGTTTAGTATAGAATTTATCAAGTTTCACGAAATCACCTCAAGAAAGTGCGAATAGTGGGATTATTTAGGCCGCAACCATTCTGCCAACTAAAAACAAAACGGAGCGGGCCTGCAAGAATGCTAAAATCAGTATCAGTATTCTGACAAGAGTAAGTAGAAAGATTAGCAATAATTTCAGCTAAATCAATTTCTGAAATAGTTTGCTTTTTATAGTTATAAACAATAATTCGGTCAGGTTTCTTTTTATGGCTGGTAAGACTTTGTTTATAAAGCATATCAGATACAAAGCCATAGAAATCATTGGGGTTTTCTACAAAATGTTTCCGTAAATCTTGAACAAAAGCGCTGCGGGCGGCCGCATCAATAGGACAGATTTTTTCTGTATAAATGGTAGCAAATTGATGACGGATTTTGCTGGAATCTGCCATAGACACCGGAGAGTTATTTTTTTCACTTATAGATAAATTAGAAAAGTTATCTTTCAAAGCATCATATAGACCAAATTCACGAAGGTAATCTTTGAAATTGAAACCATACTTCATCATATGGTAAATGCTTGTATTATAATAAGTACCGCTACCACTACTTACTCGCTTGAGTTCGATAGTTTGGCCATCATCCAGCACCAAATCAGCGTCCGCATTACCAGTATGTAGCCCAGTGTGAAAGCACTGATGCGGCCCAAGGAAGGCCGCGACTTCGTGGGCTTCTTTTTCTATGGCAAGCCCATCTTCTCCGGCGACGCCCCACTGCTCTGAGGAAAGACAAGGGAGTTCTTTATTGAGAATACAAGCCACAAGATATTCGAAATATTTACCATAATACTGATTGTCTTTCTTGGCGTTCATAGGGAGCTTCCTTTCTTTCATCTTTATATATATATATATTATACCCCAAAATTTCACTTTTGTCAAAAAAAATAAGGGAGGCATCTGCCTCCCTTTTTTATTTGCCTAAAGCAATTCGCATTTTTTCTACGGCAATTAGCAAATCATTCCAGGCCGCATCAATATCGCTGCTGCCGCCTGTGGGTGTAGATGTGGCCTTCTCAAGGAATTTCCGCATCATATAACCAGTTTGCTGTCCATAGATAATCTGGCACCAATCGGTGCTTTCAGCAATAACTTGAACGGTGTTCCCTACAGGAACAGCATATAACTTTTGAGCATCAGTAGAAGGCTGGGCACGTAGATTCACTGTGCTACCACTGGCCGCGACTACCTTAGCCATATAATTTACTTCTGTCATTTTATTATTATCCTCCGTGGGAGGTGTATCCTCCCCATCAACAATACTCCAATCAGGATGTCCATAGCCGGCAATGCGGGCGTTCGATAGGTCATATGACTTTTTACATACTGCTCCACCGTTGGGAATTACCTGCGGGCCCGCGGAAGTATTGCCTTCAATGGTAATTACTTTGTTGCCCTCTACCCCTACAACTAAACCAGTGTGAGAGCAGGTAGAAGTGTCGCCTTTAGTGTAGAAGAAAATTTGGTCGCCCCATTCAGGAGTCTTAGACCATCTATTCTTCCTCTTGTAATAATTCATAGCAGATGTACAGCCCGCGCCAGAGTTGTTAGAAGTGGGCTGACATTGAAGTTTCAATGCCTTATCCTTACCAAAGGCTTGAAAATAGCACCAACTTACAAATACAGCACACCAAGCAACACCTTGCTTGGCGCCATTGAAGTATTTCACCGCCCACAGGTCGCGAGAATATTTGGTGTAGTTCGCAGAACCTGCGTTGGCGGTTTTATCATCTAAATCATTCGCGTTGGCTTTCTCAAGATAGCCAATTTCTTCTGTAGCGATATCTACAACTTTTTGTTGAGGTAGCATAATATTATTTCTCCTTCAATTTCTTGATATGGGTGATAAGAGATTTCAGACGAGAAATTAGAGCAGAGTTGTCCGCGGGAGAGGTATTGGGTAAACTATGACCCTCGCTCACCCACCACGCTTCCAATCCTTCAACAATTGCGGTCGCATACTCCTTATAATGGCGTAAGAAATCGCGGGCCGCATCTGGATTAGAGTTCCCATAATCTACTTCAAGATAGCTATGCGGACAGGGAGCCATATTTCCTTCATAGCTTGAATAAAAGCGCGCCCGCACCATATAGTTATAATGACGTTTGAAAGCAATCACAAGATGCTCACACAGATGAATACATTGTTTCCACTTGGGATTGCGGGTAGTGGGCCACATACATTGAATGCCACGGCTGTCCGCGCGAGCAGAGTTGGTATGAATAGAAAGAGAAACATCTAATCCATTGCTCCACATTTCTCTCATTGCGACTTTACATTGTTCATCGCCTACTGGAGCAGGATAGCCCAGACGTTGAGATTTGTCTGCGATGAATACTTGATGGCCACGCACACGCAGTTGTTGCGCTACTTCCTGTTCAAGTAATTCCGCGGCTTTCATTTCACACCACCAAGCATTTTCATCACAACGCTAGGCTTCTGCCACAGAGCCGCGAAGGCATCCAGCGCAAAGAGAAGGATTGTTGGAGTGTCTATTACATTCGTGGCTATCCCTTTTACCAATTGCCCAGGATTTGCTATGCGGGGCTCCACGCAAACCTATGCGCATAGAAATCACCTCTTTTCCAAAAGAGCAACGGCTTTTTCAAGCAAAGGAAGAGCCTGAGCAAGTAGTTTTTCAGCATCATCGGAAACGGGTGTAGACGGGGTGCTAGGTGTAGATGGTTCGGCCGCAGGAGGTGTGGTAAGTTGTGCTACCTTCACCTTTGGGCCACGCGCCCATTTAGATTCTCTGCCATAGATATCTCGTAATTTCACTTGTAGACGATACTCGCCTGGAGTTGTTAGAGTGAAGGTCGCGATGTTAGTAGCAACCCAGCCAAGAGACTAAATTTCCTAATTACCTTTTACAAGGGTAAGGTGGTATGCGGTAGCACCTACCGCATCCACCGTAAAGGTTAGTTTGTTGTAAGAGAGAGAAGACCTGATTGAAGAGATTTTCATAGATGAAAGCCTCCATTATACAGTTATTTCAATATAGGGAGAATAAGTCCCTCCAGGAGCTGCGTTGATTTTCATATAAGTGCCTTTAGAAATCATACTAATCACAATAAAATTACCAGAGGAATCTGTTTGCTGATTCTTCTTGAGAATACTCTTTATAGGAGACAAGTCTATTGTGTTCCAACTATTGGCTGCGGAAACAGTGCTCTTTGTGCTATTACTGGAAGACAAATAAAAAATACTATCATAACTCATATTGGTGCCTGCGTCGTTCCAAGTGGTGCTGGGAGCACCAAAATCTGCGGGGCCACTGGAAGAGCCAGCATTGCGATAGATATGTAAAGTCATAGTCTTGACCTTATTCCAATCTTTAGGAGCTGGGAATCGCATAAATACTGCCCAGTGAGCGCTTTCTGTAGCCTTACCAACTTGTAGGTTAGAACTATTGACAACAGAGGCATTAGATTGATAGCCGCCAAAGCCAACCGAACGAGTAAGCAATAGGTTATAATTGCTAAGTTCATAGGTAAAGGAAACTGTGTTAGAATACCCAGGGCAATAAATTGTGTTGCCATTCTCATCTGTAGTATAGGCATCTATTTTGATAGATTTTGCTGTTGTCCAACTACTAATTTCAGATTCAGAGAAACTATAATATGTATTTGTAGTTGTGGCATATGCAGGAAGACTATTATCAATAATAATACGATACGTAATCGTATATCCAGAAGGTTCTACCGTAGAAGCATACCAAGATAGATAACAAGAATCTCCTGTGCTGGAAGAACTACTGCCATTGACGGTAAGACCATAGGGAGCGCTAACACTAATCGCAGGTTTATAGTTGAAAGCTACTCCATTCGTAGTGCTTGATTGAGTGCCATCATCCGTTCGAGCATATACATCAATATAGGTAGATGTAGTATATTGCGAAGGATTTGCGAGATCCCAATATAAATTTGCGGTAATTTTTTGTGTTTGGCCAATATTTACATAATAAGTAATATCTTGCGGCGGGTCTACTTCTGCCGCGCTCCAGGTGAGATGACACGTTTCTGCTTCTACAATCTGACTTGTTTCGCCATTGATTCGTAGGTTGCTCGGGTTTTTTAAAAACAATGTATCCGCATTACCAAAGTCTAATAGGTTGATTATCGGCATCTCTATCACACCTCGGCAATGAATAGTTGGATGTCCACCTGTGGTTTTATACCAAAAGCAACAAGATTCAATGTGTTGCCACTATATCCGCGCACGGCAATTCTCGCCCTCGCGGCCGCATTATAGGCTTCTAAATCGGAAGAAGTAGCGGTATAAGTTGCGTGAGATAAAATCACTGTTTTATTTGAATCATAGGAATTAGTCAGAGTAATAGTAGCTGTGTATGGAGCAGAACTCCCACTCCATTGGCTGGAAGATACTACAAATGTCTCTGACTTTTTCGTTTCCTTCACTACCGACAATGTGCCATCGGCGGAGAGGGATAAACCCTCTCCACTTTTTACTCCGCCAATAGTAGTGGATGTGGCAACTGGGATTTCAGTGAGATATTTAGAACATTTCTTGTTTATTTGCGACCATAATGTCGCAAGACCTGTTTCAGAAAGATAATTTTTTGTTGCCATAGTTTTGCCTCATATCAACTTAGAGTAATATAAGCATTTGTGCCGTCTACGGTCGCATAAGCATTCTTAGATGTTAGTGTAATGCCCCATTCACCACTGCCGGAAGGCTTGTAGGAGGTGATGTCTAAACTAAACCAAGTAGATGCGGCGCCGACAGATACCGTTCCAATTTGTGATGTATAGTTATTATAGTAAAACTTATTGCAATAAATGGTAGCAGAATAAGCCTGATTTAGATGTCCCACAATTACTGTAGCAGAAGCAGAGCCGCCTGTGCGGTAAACGTGAAGGACTGCCCGCGAATAGGAACCCCAGCCGCCAGAAGGAGCATTGAATTTCATAGCCGTGCCCACAGGGGTAGAAGAAGTTGAACGACCAACCACGCAAGAAGAGCCGCCAGTGTTGGCGAAAGAACTGTTGTCTGTGGTTGCGTATTTGGATGCGGCAACAGTGACATTTGTAGAAGCAGGCTTATATGTGAAAGTGACTTCATTGGAGTAGCCGGGACAAGTGGCGTAAGAGGTATAAGCCTCTACCTTTATTGTGCGGGCGGACGTCCAAGAAGAAATAGTAGAGGAAGAGAAAGAATAAGAGGTAGAAGTAGTGGTCGCAAAAGAACTATTATTTACATAAATGCGATAATTGACTGTTGCGGAAGGCTGAACGGTTGCGGGAGCAGACCACGTAAGTGAGCAAGAAGAGCTCGTGGAAGAGGTGCTGCCATTTACCCTTAGATTGGAGGGATTACTTACGTAGGCATATTGGAAATATCCTGTGCTTGAACTGCTTGACCAGGTTCCATCCGCGGCCTTTGCTTGAACGTAAACGCTTGTTTCGGATGTATAGCTGGAAGCATTGGGGACACTATAGGATGTGTTTGTGGTAGTGCCTACATTGCTGCCACCCATATAAATATAGTAAGTTATCGTCTGCGATGGATTTGCGGTAGACGCGGACCAACTCAAGGAGCAACTGCTACCATAAACTGTAGAGGAAGAGGCGGCTGTGTTGTTTATCTTTAGAGAAGACGGAGCAGTGATGGTTGTAGAAGGTGCTTCTTCATAGTAGTATGTGACACTATTTGAGAAGGCAGATACAGTGCCATCTTCTGCGACCGCCTGTACCTTGATTGTTTGGGCAGAAGTTGTGGAAGTAAGGTTAGCAAAAGTGTATGAGGTGGAGGTAGTAGACGTTGTCAGCACATTATTTACGTAAATTTGATATGTTATTGTCTGAGAGGGCGTCACCGTCGCGGCCGTCCAGGTTAGAGGAGCAGTTTCACCAGTATGGGAAGAAGAGCCAGCAATCTTTAGAGAAGACGGGGCAGTGATTACTGTGTCAGGATCCTTGTAGGTGAGGGAAACGGTGTTGGTTGCTGGGACATCCATATCTACCGCAGGATTGCCAGCATAAAGAGTATAGGTAATTACGTCTCCTTCTGTCCAAGAAGAAGTATCATAAGAGAAATCGAATTCAAAAGGAGAGGTAACAGTTGTGCTGTACTCATAATATGAGCCTTGCGTTGTTTCAATTTTATGATAGATAGGACCGACGTCGTCTCCAGAAATAATACCCTGAGTCCAAGTGAAAGTTAGTGGGCTTACTTTCGTCTGATCTGCGGTCTTACCATTGATTTGGAAATCTGTAGGAGCCGTCAACGTAAAGTTCTTGGCCTTACGAATAATAATTACACCGGAGCCACCATTTCCGCCAGCACTATTCCATCCGCCACCGCCGCCACCGCCGCGGTTTGCGGAACCATTGCTGCCACGTGTGCCAGAGACGGAAGAGCCATCACCAGCGCCAGAACCGCCGCCACCAGCACCAATTGTATAGGTGCCAGTGTCATAGCCGCCATGGCCGCCGCCAGAAGCATATAAAGTGCCAGAGTTGGAACGGAATTTGCGAGTATTATCAAACATTTTATACCACTGGCTATAACCACAATCAGACCAAGTAGCGCCTGCGGAATAGACATACTGGCCGGTACTGCCGTTTTCGCCGCCACGCTTGGCTGCGTCTATATTCTCTGTAATCACGCTCCACTTCAACGGTGCGGCGCCGCCAGAGCCACCATTGCCGCCTTTGACGTGAGTGGAATCTGAAGTCCACGTTGGAGCGCTGCCGCCAGCGGCGGTATACAATTTTGTTGTGCCTTTCATAAAGGTAGACTCGCCGCCATCCGAGCCAGTTTGAGCAGAGGGCGTGTCGCCAATGCCGCCAGCACCAATCACACAGGAGTATGTCTGATTGGCTAATAGTGTAATTCCTCGTTGGTAGAAAATGCGGCCACCGCCACCACCAGCAGAAGTCCAATCGCCTATGGGGCCATATGAGCCACCACCACCACCGCCGACAATAAAAATGTCAACGGTTGCGGCTTCATAAGGAGTAAAGGAACCACTTGAGTCAAATTCAAGTTCCCATTCATCATTACCAGTTTCAGAATAGACGGCTTCACCTGTGTATTCAAATTTGAAAATCTTTTCAGGTGCGGGCACGCCACCATAAGGTAGATAGTTGATTATTGCCATATATTATTACCTCGCATTACGAACAATTACTATACCAGAGCCGCCCGAGCCGCCAGTATAGCTTTGACCAGTAGTATTAGCCAGTGGACCACCGCCACCACCACCGCCTGTGTTTTCTTCAGCATCACAATAATAACGAGAAACGGTATCGGAAGAAGAAACAGATGTGGTGTAAGTGTAGGCTACTGTTGCTGTAAAGGTGTGGTTAGAAGCAGAATAGGATTTACCAATATCATCATAAGTGGCAGTGACTGACTTACCTTTGTATGTAATTTTGATATTGGGTGTTGTTAGTGAAGAACCACTAAATGTATAGCCAGTAAGCGTAATATCGGAAGAGTTGGTATTGTTGTATGTTGTGCCATTGATTTCCATTGACCAAGTGCCTATATACCAACCTTCAAAAGAAACTGATGTGTGTAGGGTCACTGAACTAATAGTGGCATTAGATGGGATATTAGAGAAATTGAATGTGAGAGTTTTGTTGCTTGTGCCAGTAGAGGGATAGTTTTTCCACTGATTCGTGCTATTTCCAACATCAGACCAGTTATAATTACTTCTTGTGGTAATTGTTTGTGAGTTGGTAGAATCTGAACTACCTGTGTGTGTAGTGGTAGTGGTAGAACCACTGCTTGTCTTCACAAAATCGCAACCATTTCCTCCGCCGCCAGCGCCGCCATATCCGCGAGCCCACGCGCCGCAAGTCCAGGTGCCATTGCTATAGGAAGAATATCCACCGTGTCCGCCGCCGCCCGCATAAAGTTCACCAGAAGGCTCTCCGAACTCTCGAGTGGTTGTGCCCTGGCCTTCGCCATTATGTGTGTCATTTAGACCATTGGAACCATCAGAACCACCAGTTATTTTCTCTGTGGAGGACGCGACATTGGGATTAGTAGAGCCAGCGCCACCTGAGCCGCCATCGCCACCCCACGCTTTGTAGTAAGTAGATGAAGAAGTCGCAGTCCCACCTCCTGTTCCACCATTGGCAGAACATAGTGAACCAAAAGAACTGGAGCCACCGGAGCCACCTTTTGTCGCCTTGGCTCCCCCAGCACCGCCAGAACCCACAACAATGGGATAAGCTGTGCCTGCGGTTAGGGTTTGTGTTTTTACAGTGGTGGTATAGCCGCCACCGCCACCCGCGGAGCCAAGCGAAGACTGGAAAACAGAGTCGCCACCCGACCCTCCGCCGCCGCCACCAACAGCAAAGATATCAACCTTTACATTTTTGGTAGGAGTGAAGGTTCCGCTGGAGAGAAACTTGATACGCCACTTACCATTTCCATCATCTATATAGATAGAGTTGCCTGTATAGGTATAATCACCTACTGTGAAGGAATCAGTATGAAGAGCGCCAGGTAAATTATATGCCAAAGCCATTATGCCTCAACCTCCTTCCAGCCTAAAGGATAGGCAGTAGGCGACCAAGTATTATTGTTGATGAGAGATTCGTAAATTTTGCCTTCGAACTTCACCTTGTCGCCTTGTTTATAGGCATCGTGAGCACCTGTAGGCTGGACAAAATCAGGAATGGTTTCGGCAGGAGGATTGGGTTCGGGTTCGGTAGGTTCTATGCTGCCACCATCTTTTTGCCAAGCAGCCGCATAATCTGCAGGAGAATAGGTAGTATCACTCAAGCACTCATATAGACTGCCATCTGTCCAAATCATCCACTCGCCTTTCTTATACATATCGTGAGCACCAGTAGGAGCAATCCAATTACGGGCTGTCGTTTTATCTGTGCCGTGATATTCCATCCATAAAGCGGGAACAGTAGGTGGGGTCCAATCAGGATTGGCAGAACTATCGTGTGCCTGAACACACTTATATGGGATTCCATTGTATTTGCGGACATCCCCTACAACATACGCCGCGGGCGCCCAGTCATACATACATTCGGCCGCATAATTTATTTCAGTCGGATTATCCAAAATATACGGCATATACTTATCAAGTAAAGCTCTAATTTTCATAAGCTTCGCTTTATCTTCATTCGTCAGCGGCCGCATCAGTTGTCGCCTCCTTATATGTTCCGTCCAGAATGGACATTGCCACCTCTACGCCTTCCGCAGCTTGGAGGGCCGCAAGTTCATCAGCTGGGGCCGCAATAAGCTGTCCTTCTGGCGTGAAAAATCCGCCTTTGCCCATATGATCTCCAATGCCTGCTGGGATGTCTCCCAGCAGGACACTGTTAGGGAAATCGCCAACATTGGAGGGATGAAGTTCAATAATATTTGTAATTACAAGATTATCATCTAACAGTGCGAAACGTGCCATTGGGGTTCCTCCTTATACCTGCATAATAGCGATTGAAACGGGAACAGTGGGTTTGTCGCCAAGGGCAACAATGGTGACGGATGTGCCGCTACACGCACTAATTACCATTTTCGCAGAAGCAATTGCGTCGTATTTGGTGACGTCAGAAGAAGACATTTGGGGGAGAGAAATAATGACGTCGTGGGTAGTAGAGTCGTAGGTGTTGGTGAGGGTTTTTGTTGCGGTGTAAGGACCAGATCCAGACCAATCAGTTGTCGCGATTGAAATTGTCTCAGATTGAGTAGAGCCACCTTCAACGAGATAAAGCTCATCTTCGTTGATCAGGTTTTGGGCTTTCATTCTATTGTAGAGTGCTGTTGATGGCACTCGGTTTATTACAAGGTTTTCCATGTTTGTTGAAGTTGGCATGGAATGATTACCTCCTTTTGGAGAATAGGGTTGCTTGCCTTAAGATTAGATACAAAAAAGGAATGTATAGGCACGGGCTGTAGTAGCTGAGTTGTATGTTGAACTACTTACTGTTCCTGTTTTAGAGATATAACGATAGTAGGTGTTGTTACTGTCATTATCATTGTTACGAGTATAGTAAACATTAGCATTACCATTGAGTGTGAAAATTTTAGACCCACCATTGGCAAAATATGGTAGCTGCGTCTTATCATTCGCGCCGCCATAGGTGGCGCCGATAATTTCATAAACAGAAGGAAGAAAAATCTTACATGTGGTTGTAGAAACTTGTGTGCTGGAAGAGGTGTTAGAGCCTTTCGAGCAATAATAGGTGGGAAGCCGCATCACGTTTTGGAGTTCTGCTGGTAAAGTGTTATATAACGCAGGTAAAGTTGTTTTTGCCATCTCGGTGTTATTATAGTTTGTTGCGGAAGAAGAGGTTGAGTGTATTCGTTTCGCGGCCTGTAGTTCTTTTACAATGAATGTTATCGCGGCCTTTTTAGAGCTATTGTTATACGTAGTGTCATATTCAGTATCAGTGTTTCGCAAAGCGTGGAAATCAAAGCCAACAATCATTGCAGTATATATGGTAGAGCCAATAGCGAATGTTTTTGTATCTCCTAAGTTCCATAGAGTAGATGCCTCACCTTCGGCCGCGGCTTGCGCGATATCGGCCCAAGTGTTGTTTTCGAGAACGTCATCATAGGACTTGACGGTGACTGGTAGAGAAGTTGTGAGGGTGGAGTTTTGGAAAGGATATGAAATTGTTATTGAGGTTGTATCTGCAGTAAGAGTTGTAGGAGAATAAGTATAGCCTAAAACATTTAGGACATAGTAGTCAGTCGTTAGTCTCACTACCATTCCCGTAGGATCAAAGGTTTCTCCTTTTTTATATATAAGTTTTGTAGGCTAAGTTTGGATAGATAGCGTGCCTGCTACATCAACAGCTAAGGTGGTAGAGGCAGATGTCTTTGGGATTTCAGAAGAACCAAGATATAAAGGCATATGCGCACCTCCTTAGAGATTGAAAACTGGCGTAAAAATATTATTTGTACGAATGTCCTCTATAGGCATATAATCACTATTGGTAGGAGGAACCTGTGAAATTATGCCAAAGTAGGACTCTTGCGGATCGGACATCCAGCCGCCTGTCGTACGAGTCCAAATCTTGTTAGGCGAATAGGATTCTGTATTTCCCGCCGCGACCCAAGCCCATTCGATGGCATTATCATAATTGTCATCCCCTAAAGGGCCTCCCAATTCCTTCGTTGCAGGCAAAAAAATTTTAGGAGAAAAACTCGTTTCGTTCCAGCCTGAAAGATGAGGAGCACGTAATTTAGAACTAAGTTCTGTAGGGAAATCAGCCAGAATCCGTGGTAGGGTAGTTTTATACATATCACTTTCTGTATAAAGTGTGCATCTATTTTCGAATGCGCTGTGCATTTGTCCCATCACAAGCCAACCATCTTTCATCCAAAAAGTAATTGCTGTTTTACCAGAGTTATTATTATAGGTCGTATCATTTGTAGCCAAATCATAATGATTAAAAGCAACAATGGTCATAGGATAATTGTATTCTCCTATTGTAAGGTTCTTGGTATCGCCTATATTCCAATAGTTCTATGCTTCTCCTGCTGCTGCGATCTAAGCTATTGTCTCCCAAGAATTATTTTCCAATACTGTGTCTACGGCGGGACCATCAGCGATACTAATAAAAAATCCATTAGAAGACTACACATCTTTATTATTCAAAGAAACCCATGGCCTTACCATAACGCCTGTAAACTCAGAGGCATCAAGAATAGCTCCATTCATTGTGGCATCGACCTTTATATATTTATCAGTTCCATCGCCTGTTCCTTCTGGACCAATTTGATAAGTGTTGCCATCGATAATAACATTCAGAATCAGTCCGGTAGGGTCAATGGTTTCACCAGTGATATATTCTTTTTTTGTAGGCTCTTGGACTACAGATACCGCTTGAAGCACGCCAGGCTGAGCCGCCAGTGCTTCATATGAACCAATTGTTTCAATTGTTGAATTTCCAAGGTGTAAAGGCATACTCTATCACCTCTTACGCGACATCTGCGTCTGTCCAAGTTTTGAGAGTAATGGTGGCACCGCCCACGCTTACGTTCACGGTTCCGTCTGCTGTGGCTGTCAGGCCAGTGCCAAGTTTGATGCCACCGAGTGTGCTGCTGGAAGCAGTAGGTAGCGTGTATACTGTATCTGTAAATTTAGCATCCGCAGGAACGCTCTTGCCCAGTGTATGGGTGGTCTTTACAAACTTCGTGCCGTCCCAATAAATAGGATTAGTTGCTGTGCCGATAGCAGTTGAACCAACCAGGCCCGCAAGAGTATAGGTGTTATTAGTATCCTTGTAGTAAACAACACCATCAATAATTGGGCAGGCGGTAAGTCCTGTGGTAGCAGAAACAGTAGAAGTGGTCTTTACACCACCAAGTGTACTGGATGCGGTAGGTAAGGTGTAGACGGTATCGGTGAACTTGGCGTCAGCAGGCACGCTTTTACCCAGCGTGTAAGTTGTATTTGTCCACGCGCTACCATTCCAGTATACGGGTTGCGTTGCGCTACCTTTGGCCGCGGAACCCATAAGACCTGCCAGTGTGTAGGTAGTTTGGGATAGGGTAATAGTGCGATCGGTTGAACCCGTGATGTGGCCTTGAGCATCATATTTGATGTCCGTGACTGTGATGGAACCGCCATTAGCTGATGCCGTTGTTGCGGTGGAGCCATAGGCAGTCTTGGCTGTGACGCTGTTGCCGTGGTTGAGGGTTTCGGAGGACATTGTTAGACCAGTGCCTACCTTTATGCCGCCCTTTACGGAGGAAGAAGCAGTGGGGAGTGTATATGCTGCGGCCGCACTGATTGTGCCGTCTGCTGCGACGGTAAGGCCGGAACCAATTTTTACGCCGCCGAGGGTGGAGGAAGAGGCGACTGGAAGAGAAGTTAGGTAGGTGCCTTTAGGCTGATAGGTAGAATCTCCCTTGTCTTTGATATAGTTCCAAAGACGAGTTAGGGGGAAGGCCGTCGATGCGGAAGTGTTAGGATTGCGAAGCACCACTTGAGCATTATCTGATGGAGTGTAAGCTCCTTCTGGCAAGGCTTCCAAGAAAGCAAACGCGCTTTTTTCGAGTGTTGTCTTACCGCTGCCGCCATATTCTGCGCCGATAACGCCTACATCCACCGCGGCCGAACCATTGTAGGTTTTGCCGTTGATGGAGAGAGCATTCGCTACTTTGGAAGCCGTGGTGGCGGTAGTAGCTGTGTCAGCATTGCCGATTAGCTTGCCTTTGAACTCCGGTGCGATTATGCACATCTTTTTACCTAAGTTTCCTAAATAGGTTCTATATTGAAAAGCGACTTGTGCATTAGTAGTATTAGGGCCAACATTTGTTGGGTAGAATATTAAACCAGCATATGAAAAGTTAGTGGTTCCTTCCATGCCGCCGCCACTCTAACTATCAATTGATATTGCGCCACGGCTTAAAACACCCGTCAACGTTCCGCCTGCCAGCGGCAAATATTGCCCCTCATCTGCGAACTTCAAGCTCCCAACCTTGGTCGTTCCATCGCCGACCTTCATCTTTGGAATCCCTGTTCCGCCGCCATCAGAGTAAACAATAATTTCACCTTTTTTAGGAATAAAGTTTGTTGCTTTTTCCCAGTTGGCTGTGGTATCGATTTTATTCTAAATACGTGTATTGAGCGAACGTTCACTCATTGATTTTTCACCTCTATTGCTGAGATGTTTCCATCATCATCAATTTGAATTCTAAATTTCTTTGTGCTTCCTTCTGTAGAAGAACTAATCACAATGTCCTTCTCGCTTATCTTAGGCTTCGCGGCCCAAAGACATCCTTTGGAGTCTACGCCTACGGGTAAGGTCATATCTGCCGTATAGAATGTTGGAACAGCAATACCTGCTACACCTGGTGTAGCGGTGTTGATGTATTTGTTGTCCAATTTTACGGGCTTTTTCTTATACACAATACCTGCGTTGGCATTACACAAGTAGGTGCCCGCAGCTGGAATAACAATATCAGATCCATTGTTATATTCCCCTATTTCAATTGGACTACCTTCGGCCGCGATAAACCATCCAGGAATATAGCAGCAATTAATACCTACCTTGATTTCCTCTGGGTATTCGTAATCGAGGAACTCGAATAAATCATCATAGGAAAGAACTTGATCGGAGCACTTATAGTATGTTAGTGTTGAACCATCTTCTTTCTCTACTGTGAAGGAGAGCAAGCCTTCTGTGCGGCCGTCCCATTCTACATTTTCATATACTGTTTCATCATAAAAGGGGCGATTTTTTATCTATGACCAGTCCAGGACATCGATAGCTCCGGTCGTAATCTTTTCTATGAGTTGATATAAGGGAACAAGGGCTTTTCGGTTGATGTAATCCATCCAGTTCACCTCTCTTTTGGGTCTATTATATCACAAAATTTACATTTTGTCAAAAAACAAAAAAGGCCCGCCTGCTATACGCAGACGGGCATTATCACCGGCTATCACTTTCAAGCCACCTATAATGCCCATCATTTTCAGAGCAGGTTCCTTTCAGAATATAGGTAGCCAAAGCGGTAGATTTTAGCACAAAATTGGGCGGAAAATGAAAAATTTTGGTCAAAGATTTTTTGAACAAAGTTTATATATAAAATCGAAACCTACACGTTTTCGATTATTATCTCGATAGTTAGTGAAGAAAAAGTTCAGTCCTTATATAGATTATATTTTTGGAGAAGTTTGATTAGAACTTCTTCGAGGTTGTTAAAGTTTGTATAAGGAATAATTTCAAGAGGGATGCCCGCTTCTTCGCATAGCTTGACTTTTTCAGCATCGCGCTGCTGGGTGCGAAGAAGATTTTCTGTGGTGTCCCAACCGGAATTGCGGGTGATATAATGTTGTTGGCCATTGTATTCCAATAAAAATACAGGTATTTCTTTGTCTTTTTTTGTGAAGAAAGCAAAATCAAAAACACAAGGATAACCTGACTGTAAGATAAAATTTTCATTTTTCCATTGAGAAACAAACTTGATATTCTTGTTTTGTAAGAAGTAAAGAATTCGGGTTTCTCCTTTGGATTTTACGTGGCCGCAAGACTGAATACCCTTACGTAAATTTACACCAGTAGTAATGAATTCTTTGCCGCAAGAACATAAACATTTGTATTGTTTACATTGGAATTTATCTGATTCTTCCAACTGCTCTAATACTGTAATTTCTCCAAATATAGCGCCAGGTTCAATTGGTTTACCTTCTGAACGTAAGTGGCCGCAACTACGGGTATGGCCATTTAGAAGATTACTCGCGGCGACCTTTACTTCTTTCCCACAAGAACATTTACAAGTGAAACATGTATGTCCCTTGATTCTTTCTTGCTTTTGAATAGTAAGTTCTCCAAAAACTTCGCCAACACGATTCTCTATTCGAGTTCCGCCGCAACTTTGGTAGCCACAATTAGATTGTTTGCCACGTCGTAAGTTGGAAGCCCAAGCGAGTTTTTCGCGGCCGCAGTTTTGACACACACATTTCCATAAAGTTGAATGACCTTGATTTGGTACTCGTTCAATTACCTTTAGGGTCCCAAAGGTTTGTCCAGTCAAATCAATAAGTCTGCTCATAATAAATTACCTCCATAATTTAGAAAAAAATAGAGCCGAGAGTGGAGGCTCTCTTGCTCTCGATGGCTCATGACACCATCGCTCCCTCTATTTTTTATATTATCTCATAAAATTTGAGTTATGTCAAATTTTAAATCACAAGCGTACTTGTACCTCCAAAGAGCACAAGCGTATCACTTTCACCTTGTTGAAGGTCGAGGATACTACCGCTCTTTGCTATAGCGGCCAGGTCCGCATCATTCGCCTTCGCGGCCAGAGCAGTACCAAGACCATTTACCTGAGCCTGCTCAATGGTGGGAATATCGGCAGCAACGAGGTCGCGAGTCTCAGCGGATACTTTACCATTTACCTGAGAAATCTTGGAGATAATCTTGCCTTCGCCCGCAGAAACTTCCGTCAGATTCAGCTTGCCCAGTTCCGTTGTGGTATGGGTCTTAGCTTCGGTTAGTTTGGCAGAAGCATCAGCCTTGGTTTCGTAGGTGGTGCCAGCAACGGTAGTCGTCAGAATATCTGCGTAGCCAGGAGCATCAGTCTTCTTGATGTAGTCCGCGGCAGTTTCAGAGGCCATCGTGCCCAGATCAGCAGAGTTGGCCTTGGCGTTCAGAGCATCGGTTAGACCAGCAATCTTGGACTGAGCGATAGCAGCGTTTGCGGCAATATCGCTATCTACTACTGTGCCGTGCTTGATGTGGGAGCTTTGGTCGCCCAACTCTTCAAAGTGGCCCTCAGTTGCGGCATCGGGCTTGACATAGATGTGTTCGGTGCCATCAGTCTTGATGTAGATATCGCCATTTTCAGCAGAAGCAGGCAGGTTCTCTACTACGCCCTTGAAGTGGGTTACACCCGTTAGACCCGCTACGGCCGCATCCAAATCGCTCTTAGTGATGGCCTTGTTGGTGGTCTTATCATAGTTGTCATTCTGGAAGGCCAGCGTATCCTGCTTTGCGGCCAGGGCGGCACCCAAACCATTCACCTGGCTTTGTTCGATTGTGGGAATATCGCTTGCGACCAGAGCGCGCTTAGATACAGAAATCTTGCCATCGGTTTCAGAAATCTTTTCGATAATTTCGCCCGCGCCAACAGCGACTTCTGCTACATCCAGATTCGCAATCTTAGCATCAATCTGGGAACCAACAGAGCCGCCTTCACCAATGGCAGTTTCAAGAGATTCTACGCGAGTGTTGATGGCCTCGTTTAGACCTTTAGCATAAGCCTTGGCGCCCTTTACGGTAGCCTTGTCAGCACCGTCCGTGTCCTCGCCCACTACCGCAGTAGCATAGCCTTGGGCCTCTGTCTTGGTGGCATAGTTCTTAGCTTCTACGGCTGCCATTGTGGTCTTCTCATCGGCGGAAGCCTTGGCCGCAATTACTGCGTCTTCCAACTTACCCAGGGTGTTGTAGGCTTCGGCCGCATCACCCAGTAGGGCGGTTTGTACCGCGGCCGCAGCACCCTTAGTCTCGTATGTTTCTGAGAGCTTCAGGGCCGCAATGGCGTTAGAGATCTGAGTAGCAACTGCGACGTCGCCCACCAGAGCCTTCAGAGCATTGATGTCAGAAGTGGGATTAGGAATAGTTAGGGTAGCGACTTCGGTGGTGAAGTTTTCGGCACCCTTGGCCTTGGACATTAGTTTGTAGGTGTAGTCGTCGTCGCCTTTGACTAGGGTGTACTGGGTATCGCTGTCGACCGCGATTGTGCTAATATGGTCATCAAGACCTTCGATTTCATTATAGCTGTAGGAGGGCTTATTTGGTGACTTAGCCCAGGCGTAAATATCGGAAGATACTGCCTGTAGCCAGGGCAAATCTTTGAATGTGTGGACGTTATCGCCAATTTTTGCGAGCACAGCTGGAGGGGCGGTGACACCATCGACTGTCTTACCAGAAGGCACGCTACAAATTGCCATTTCACCTTGTTTGAGCACAATAGTGGAAGTCAGCCAGTTTTCATAACTATCGTAACGTAAGAGGATGCGGGTATTCAATGTCTTAGTTGCCATAACTAAAATCATCTCCTATTATAAAAAAGACCTAATAGATTAGGTCTTTGTAAGCAAATATTTATCCCCCAAAAGGAGGTCTAAAGTTATATTATTCCTTTCTTTATAAGGGATTCTAACTAAAGGAATATTATGGTCAAAGGCATATTGATTTTTGAGGTTATCGTGCTTTTGAAGACGATGGAAAGCATCTTCTCCACCAAAATATTCTGAGGATTGCTGATGCTGCGGCCCGTCGAATTCAATTAGTCGAATGGGTTGCTCTTTTTCATCAAGAATAGCAAAATCATAACGCAAGGCTGTGTTTGTATCTGAGACTAAATCTGAAAATGTTTGTTGTGTGCGGAAATGAATATGGTTTTCTTTTAAAATTTGCGAGATATATTGCTCTCCTAATGAGAGAATACATCCACACGATTGTGTCTTGCCAGAGAGTAAATTATTGGCAGCTACTTCCCAAATTGTTCCGCAATCGCATTGGCACTTCCAATAAGCCTGTCCGCCCGCACGAGAGGGCGCGGAATCAATTACAGTAATAAAACCAAAACGCTGGCCTAATAAATCAGCCTTTTTTATTTCTGTCATACGTTCTTTTTGATAGCATCCACAAGAATATGAATGCCCACTCACAAGAGAACCTGTAGCAATGGATGCTTTATTTCCGCATTTACATTGGCACCACCAATGTGTTTTATTATATCGATGGTCTTCTTTGTTTTTGCCCAATACGGTCCAATAACCAAATTGCTGTCCAGTTAGGTCAACTTTTGAAGAAATTCGTTGGGTGGTTTTCGGTTTTATAGAAATACAACCACAAGATTTTACATGGCCCCATTGAGATATAACTGTAATAACCTCATTGCCACATTTACATTTACATAACCAACCTGTTTTGTTTTCATAATAAATTGGCAAAATAGCAGTAAGATTTTCACAAGTCTGTCCAGTAATATCTTTTGCGGTACCCTTCAATTCCCTTTCAGTCCATTTTCTACCTTTACAATCAATACCTTCTCGCATAATATTCACTCCTATAAATGAATCTAAGATTGAGCTGAGTAGTATAGGCTACTCTTTTCTCAAAGGGTAATTACTCCTTTGCTCCCTCAATCCTATATTATTTTACAACAAATTTTTCAATTTGTCAAATTTTAGATCCCGGAGTTTCCGCCGTCGAGCACAAGTACGTTATCGGGTTCAACAAACAGTTTGCTTACGCCAACCTTGTTTACACTCATAGTACCATCGGCCGCAACAGCGATACCATTGTCAGCCTCAGAAGACTTGACAACACCGAATGCGGTTGTGCTGGCTACAGGAATTTCGACCTGCTTAGCCTCATTGATAGTAGCTTCGACGCCGCCAATCAATGCCCCTTCGATCACGTTTACCTGCGCGTTAGCAGCAATATTGCTTACCTTGGTAAACATCTCGGCGGACATCGCACCGGCAGCATCCGCAGAAGCCAGGCCCATCGCAATACCATTCTCGCCCAGAGACAAGCCATTTTCAGCAACAACCTTGGTTGCCAGCACGCCTTCCGTGGTGATGGACAGGCCGCTACCGACTTTCACACCACCAAGGGTGCCCGTCGTGGCCGCGGGCAGAGTGTATTCAGCTGCGCCCGCGAGAACGCCTTCTTCACTTAGAGTTAGGTTAGTACCAATAGACTTGATGTTAGCCAGGCCCGCAAGTTTGGTGATTTGGTCGTCCGCAACCAGAGACTTGCCAGTTTCCTTCGCGACATAACCCTCAAGTTTGGTGTCTACCTCTGTCAGTATGCCCGCAATGGTCTTGCCGCCATCCTTTAGAGAACCATCGGCCGCAAGAACAGCAATGTTATCTTCGGCGGCGGGAACAACTTTTTGGGCATAGGGGCTTAGGTCAACACTGGTATCACCAATCTGGACCATAGCGCCTTCAATGAGCATATACTCTTTGTAGGCGTCACCAGAAGTAATGCTGGTATCCTTTACCATATAAATGGTATCGGGATCTGCGGCAGAGACTTCGGGAAGCTGTTCCACAACGGAACGCTTTAGGTGGCCAGCGGAGCCAATTGCGGTCGCAATCTTTGTATCAACTACGGCTTCAGATGCGGCCTTGCTACTATCGGAAAGCACGAGGTCGCCAGTCATAATGCCGCCAGTCTTGTCGAGCTTACCAGCTAGGTCGTGTAGAATGGTGCCTTCGGTATCTACGCCACCAATGGTCTGCTGGATAGTCTCAACGGAGGTCCGCAGACTATTTACGGTGCTGGATAGACCTTCTACGGTAGTGGTAGAGGGCTGATACCAAGCAATCTCAAAGGTGCCATCCGTGCCCGCAACAGACTTGGGTTCCAGGCCCGCAATCCAGGGGTGGGTTTCGTCTACAAGTTGCTTTTCGTGGTGAGCCGCAACATAGCCTTCTTTGCCTTCTTCGCCGACGGCATCAACCCACCTGTAGTATTCTTTACCCCAGTTCTTTAGGGAGAGAACCCCCTCGGGACTTAGGGTAATTGTTTTGTTGTCGCCAAGAGTGGCCGCGCCTACTTCGACAAGATCGCCCGCCGCATTGGCAATGATATATGCTTTCGCGGAATTATCAGCTTCATTTACCAGCGTTAGAATTTGTCCAACATATGCTGTTGCGTCAGTTTTACTATAGTTAGACATTTCCTCCATGGAGAACCATAGAGAAGATTTGTCAAGAGGAATGGGATTACCGCGGGAGAAAGACTGCGGGAACGCCATATAATTGAATTCTTTTTGAATAACAGCCATTTTAGTTCCCCTCCTTAGCCCAGCGTAATCTTGTGTTGTTCAGAAGCATCCAACTTAGCGGGCTCATACGTGTAAACCTTATATTCGACGCCCTGATAGCCGTTCGCACCCTCAACTACTACGTTGGCACCGACCTTATAGTCAGCAGTGATGTCAGCATTTAGGGTAGATACCAGATTTACCAGCGTGATACCAGCACGAGTAGAAGAAGCAGGAACGGCTACTACAATGCGCTTCCAACCTGCGGCCGCGTTGACGTTTAGAGTCTTAGGACCATTGTATGCGCCGCCCGCAGTAAGGCCGCGAATAATAGCAGAAGTTAGAGGCGCTTCTGCGGTGGAAGTGGTTAGGCCGCCATAGAAGAAATTGCGGAAGCCCGTAATCTTTTGGGAAGCGGTAGCAGACTTGGAGCCGGCCGCAATTTGCTTGTCGGGAGCATCGTTGCCGATGTTAGTCTTAGGCATAGCGCCAGCATCGTAGGTTGCGGTTGCGGTCACGCTGTAGTTGGTGGAATCGCCAACAGTTACGGGAGCGAAAGAACCGGTGGCCGTGGTGAGAATTTCGTCTGTGGCGCTGTTGGAAACGGACCAGGTCTTGGCGGTAATGCCAGTGTCGGGACCATAGGTGTAGGAGCCGGCAGACAGAGAAGCAGAATAGGTGGGAGTGACGGTTGTGCCGACTTCGTAGGCTTTGCCGGTAGACACGTTTACACTTACGGCAGGCTGGGTTGCGGAGGGCTGCTTTTCGGAAGCAAGCAGGGCCGCAAGGAATTCTTTCACAGACTTGCCTTGGGCCGCAACCGTGGTAGAGCCGGAAGAAGGAATAGAGATTGTGCCAACCTTTTCGGTAGCGGTGAAATCGGCATCAAAATAGACGTTAGATGCGTCATAATTGCCATCCATTGCGGCCCACGCACTACCATTATAAACGTAAGCAGTGTAGGACTTGTGTTCGGCGGTGCCGATGTTGCGAGTTACGATTGCGGTATCGCCCTCGTGTAGTTCGGCAGCACCTACTACGGCCGCGATAGCTTCGAGGTCAGATTGACCTTCGGTGGGAGTAGCGTGGTAGGTGGTTTCGGCAGGGGCGGACTCGTTTACGTAGGGAAGTTCTGTCCAAGTAGCGGTGCCATTGCCGATTTTGATTAGGTTGGTATCGATTTCAATACCCAGTTCACCTTTGAGAAGAACAGGGTTTTTGGTCGTCCAGTTGGTTGCGGTATCGTTGCGTGATACGATTTTTGTGTTGAGAACAGTAGAACTCATAGAATGTATCAACTCCATTTTATAGAATAGAGAAGAAGAAAAAATCTGGGCCTGCGGCCCAGGGACTGCCGAAGGCAGCCGTTATGTCGAAAATGCGTCTCCCCCACAGATAACATCCGGATCAATAGAAGAGCCTGCGGTGCCTGTGCCTACGCACACATACGCCAGCTTTACATCATCCCAAATCCAAAGTTTGGATGTGGAGGTTTCGGCATACAGTCTGTTGGTTTTACCCACTGATGGAAGCTCCAGAGCCGTCAGAACTTTGGTGTACACCAGACCATCTTCATCAGCTATTTTTTCGTCTACGGAGGCAGCTGCTTCTTCGGCTCTGGCGGCGGCGGCTTCTGCGCGTTCTCCTGCGGCCTTTAGGTCGTCCAATGCTTCGATTACACTTGGTGTGAGAGGCAGGGACGATGACGTGGGGTTCCCCGAGATAAAACCCAAGTATGATTGAGATTTCGCTATGGAGCCATCTGCGCGACTCCACGACACAACCAGCTCTATGCGGCCAAGGAGTTCGGTTTCCCGGTTGGAAAGGGTGGCAACAATGTTGGTAGTAGGGATGTCCAACACCCATTGCGATTTATCCAAGAGATAGGGGTGACCGTCCTACCTTGTTATCATCAGGGCAGGTGTGCCGTCAGGCCAGGCCGCAAGAAATTGACGCACGTCGAGCTGTAGCTGGGTGGCATTGTGCTCGCCTTGAAGGCCCCAGGACAAAGGTCTTTTTTGAGAACCTGGGGAAATAATGCGTATAGGAATAGTAATCACCTCCCAAAAAAATTTTTTTGGAAGAAGGTATGAAGAAACCCTGTGAAATTTTTGGGGGACGCGCACAGTTTACCCGTAGGGAGGGTGGAACAGGGCGGAAGCCGTCTCGGAAAATTTTTTTAAAAAATTTTTTTCCAGGGTTCTACTATAGGGTAGCGGGCGGGGGTTGTTTTACCACTTTTTTGAAACAAAATTTTGAAAATTTGATTTGCGATGGAAAGTTGTTTGAGTTGAATAGAGATACGAGAGAAGTTTAGAAAGAGATTTTAGAAGGGAAATTTATTGGGTGTGAGGAGATTTTTATTATATGATTTTATAGAATTATTTATTTGAAGGAGGAAAGAGAATTTTTTTGGAAAAATTTTTGTGCTGGAGTTTTATTCCTGTCAGACGTGAAGTCGGCCGTCAGGCCGGCTATTGTTCTCTTCGAGAACTATTCTTATCTATTTATTCTATTAGGAGGTCAATGACAAAAATGTTTATGTATTATGACAATTTCGTTAGTGCTCTATGACAAAAACGTTTATGAACTATGACGTTTCACACGAGTGTTCTATGACGATTTCGTCAAGTCCGGTCGGACAGAATTTCGTCCAGGTATACATTTTTATCAGAAAGCACTAACGTTTTTGTCATAGTTCATTCGTATATAAAAAAAAGAGGAGAGCGTTTGCTCTCCTCAGCCTTCAAGCCAATCATCATAATCATAATGTATGCGTTTTTTCCGGGGCGGTTCTTCAATTTTTACTTGTTCACGAGGCGATTCTTCTATTGCTGGGGCCGCGGGAGAAGGTTGTGGTTGCTTATTTTTACCCACATAGTGAATTAGATCTTCTACTTCTTCTCCTGTCATTGTCCATTTTACAGCTTCCGCCATTGTGGTCGATACGTGTTGTAAAACAAAATCTGTATCGCAATGTCCGTTGATATAAAAGTATTCTTTTGTAAAAGTAATTAGCCCCTGTGTAGCTAAAGAATATAAAACCGCTTTGATTAGTTTATCATTGCGGATATCTGCTCCGCCGCTATAACCTAATGCGTTTTGCCGCAGTTGTTTGAAGGTAAAGGTAAAATAACGAGACCCTTGCCGTTGTTGCCATTCATAGCCGTCGAGTAGATAAAGATAAATCTTTAGCACAAAACGGTTTCCAGTGGTAATTAGATGCCAAAGCACATCACAGAAAAGTAAAGTATACTTTCTTTGTTCATAATAGTTTTTTATAATCCATCGGCCCGCGGCGACATCTTCTGTAATATAGCCTAATTTTTCTAAAGCCTTTCTATGGTCTACTAATGTGCGGGGAGTTATTTGTTTGCCCTCACCGATGTTAGCAAAAGCAATTACCATATTTTGGATCTTTTTCCAGTCTCGGATATTGATATATACTTGGTCGTGTTCTGGATCATAATTGCCACGATATGCCATACAACATAGTAGATAATCATCTAAGTTGCGGGCGTGAAAAAACTCCTAATCTTTTGGAAAATTGCGGCGTAGGGATTCGTGTCCTTCCACTGGATTCAAAAAATCTAAATCCTTATTCATTTGGTTTTCTCCTTTTGATATTCTAAAATTTTATCTTGAAGACCTGGTGCGTCTTCAAAGTAATAGATATCAAATTGTGGAAACCGGTCATTAGGCTCAGTTTTAATAATGTGATAGCCAAGCCGCCGCAAAGATAATGCTAATTGCTTAGTATAAACAGGCACCAGATTTTCGTTCTTCATTTTAGTTCTCCTTATATAGATGCGAAATATCTTCTTCTCGAACGCCCGCAATTATTCCTTCACTACTATCGGTAATATAGGTGATAGTATTGACAGGAAAAGAGGGGCTGCCATTATAAGAAATTCGTTCTGGTTTACAAGTATATAGGCCCAGTTTGGCCAAGGTATAACAAGCAAAATGAATTGCTCTATCTAATCTTTTGCTATGATTGCTAAAACAATTGAGCCGCCGCCTAATACCTGCGGCCGAAAAACTATAGGGTTTTTTATGGAATTTATGAAAATAAGAGTCTCCACTAAGTAGAATTGAATATATGTGTATAATATGCGGCTGACATGTTTGAACCAACAATTCAATTATTCCGCTTTCAATAGGCGCGGCCTAATAGATGTTGGTAAGCACATAATTTTCTTTGTCCTCTTGAATAAAACCGTGTTCGCATAAATAATTGAAGTCTTCTTGAATAGAGTCTAAAGAATCGTGTGTTTGTTGGTGGAAAAGATATTTCATACTTTCCCATTCATCTTGTAAGAAGAAATAAGTTTGAGTTTTTGTATCCCACGAAGAATACAGAAAAAGAAAACCATAAAGAAGGTCATTTGTTTCTAAATTTAGAAACTCCTAATTCATTGGTAAACGTATCCACTTGCCATATCGTTCCATTAGTCATTCGTCTCCTGTGTTTGGTAAAGTAGTTTCCTACTTTTCATTTATAATATAACACAAAATTTGAATTTTGTCAAATTTCCGGTCAGGTTTCGTGCGTAAACCAAAATAAAATGCTGGGTATGGATTCGTGCTGAAATCAAAAATGAAATTGCGGCCCTGGAAAAATTTGGAAAAGAAAATGAAATGCGGCCCTTCCATTTGTGGAATAGGTAGTATCCAAATTTGGCAACGCCGCAGGCACACAAAAAACGTGTATGGATTTCTCCATACACGCTCTTCTGACGGCCATCAGGTCGCCATCTTCAACGCTGGTCGGGCCGCATTCGGCGTCCCGCTCGCGCTTACGCGCGGGTGAACCAGTTGTGCTTGTTCTCGGCATCGCGGCCCTTCACTACAACACCAGCTTCCGCCAGCTTCTTCAGCAGGCTACCGGTCATCATAGGAGTGGCAACGTCCAGACCGATTTCGGCCGCGTGGCTATGAACGGTGCCGGGGGTCATACCTTCGCCCAGGCCACCCTTTTCAATCCACTCAGTCAGGGCCGCAAGATTCTTGCGCTCACGAGCCTTAGACTCAGCAGCCTTCGCTTCCTTCTCAGCCTTCTTCACGGGATCTGCCACACGACGGCCAGGAGCGTTCTTCGCTTCGGCAACAGCCGCATCAAAGTCGAAAGCCTTGGAACGAGCAGTGTCGGCAGTCAGGGGCACAGTGATGCTCAGCACGACAGCCAGAGGCACACCAGTATCCTCGTCGATCTGGTCGCTAATGAAAGCCATACCGCCCTTTACAATCTGAGAGCCGGGGAAGGTCTTCAGCAGGGTTTCCAGAACAGAGGAACGCAGCATATCACGGGTCTTAGTAGTCATAATGTTTTTCTCCTTGGCCACCTAACGGTGGCCGGTTGCGGCCTTGGCGCCTTTACGGTCGCACCATCGGTTTGTTGAGTTTGCCTTCTCATATTTGAAGATGACGGAAGGAAGGGATGAGTTTCCTTTCCTCATCTTGTGTATATAGTATATCAGATTTTTTGGGAAAAGTCAAATTTTTTTGGGGAAAGATTTTGGGGGAGAAAGAAGACGCAGAAGTAGGAGAAAGTGCGGCTTGCCTTGATTACCCCAAGACAATGGTCTTTTATATGCCAGCTACACTTCGGTATTCGTTCCATCGAGGCCGCCAGCGGGGCGAGGTCTTCGACGCAATCTCGTACGAAACGGGTCGCAATTGCTACATAAATTTCAGCGGACGAGGCGCGACGGGCCAATCGCGTACATCGTGAGGACGAACGAAGTGAGTCCGAGCGATGTATTCGAACCTGCTGAATTTGCTTCTGTTTTCTTTTTTCTTTTCCTTTGTAAAAAAGGAGAAAGGAAAAGGAGCGGTAGTGAATGCGGGCCGTCGATTGCGGCCGAAGCAAGAGCGTGAAAGCCGGGCGTGCCTACGTGTGTTTTTCTTGAGCGAGAAGTCTACGCTTTTTTGAGCACGTTTGACAAACGTGGTGAGCGGGTTCGCGGCGCAATGCCGCGGGCCCGCATTTTTTGTTTGTGGGAAGGCCGCAGAAGATGACGCAAGGGCGGGCGATGGACTGGCCGCAGATGGGTCGCTGGTGGCACGTGCGAGGCTTGCGGGCAGAGCAATACAAAAAGAGCGACACGCGAGAAGTGCGTGGAAAAAGGGAAGAAGGTTATTTCTCTTCTTCTTGGGGAAAGATCGGAGGGCGTTTGCTTGTCCTCCAGGTGGAAGCAGAGGCAAGGCCGCAACTATTGCGGCCTTAGGGTATAGGCGCCGCCGCGAAAACGACGTGTGCGCAGACTGCGGCACGGTGTGGAAAAACCCAGCTTGTGGCGGCCTGTGGCTGTTCCAGCTTATATACCTTAGATACCTATGTGAGAGCGCAGAGCGGGAGAAACGGATGGATGTCTGTTTTCTCCTCACTTTGTATATATAGTATATCACAAATTTTGGTGGTTGTCAAAAATGGAAAGGGGAAGAAAATGGAAGGGATGGAAAATTCTGGAAGGCGCTGGATTGCGGGAGATGGATATGCGGAAAGGTGTGCGTGGGAAGGAATGGAAGGGAGGTTAGGTGGTTGCCACCTAAGGTTTTCTTCTTGACATTTCTTTGGTTCTATGGTATACTTACGGTGTTCTCAAGAGAGAGCAGAAAGAGAGGAATAGAAAGTGTTCGTATTCGTTGATGAAAATCGCTCGGTAATTGTTGGTAAGTCTCTGGTAGATGTTGTTCGTCATTATGGCCGCTGGAAGGGCGTTGATAGTCGCATTGTGTGCGATTGGGGAGAAGAAGAACCAAAGTATACCGTGCGCGAGATTGCGGCTAAGCTGGATAAGTCTTTGGAAGATACGCTCATTGCTTTGCTGTATGATGATCAATTTGAACAAGATGAATTTTGGATTCCTAACCAAAGTATTAGTAAGGAGTCTATGGCTTCATCGCTAAAGAAGGCTTTGGCATGAATCTTCTGGTATGGCTCGAACTGGAACGAGTTTTTGGTAGATAATGATTATAACTTGAAGTAAGAAAGAGAGGACTGACTACACTATGGCTAAGGCTTGGCTGGTTCACATTAGAGAAGATTCTGACCTTGTTGCTTCTACTCAGGAAATTGCTATCAATTGGTTGCTTGAACATGGGTATGCTCGACTGGATGATGAACCTCTGGTTGAGACTTACAACATGGAAACGCACGAATGGGAAAAGTGGTCTATGGTGAGAGTCGCGGAATATCTCGGTTGCTCCCCCCGTGAAGCACTGGTAAAGTTGCTGAACGATGATGTTGAAGAAGATATTTTCAATTGGGCTGTATGGCTTGAATCGGTTGAATGGATTGGGTGATAGGTATGGAAAATAAAACTGTTTGGGTCGCTTATGCGGCTGGCGAACTTGTGGGAATCGCGGCTTCCGATAGGCCGCCCGCCGGTTAGTCCAGACAAATTATCTCAATCTGAATGATGAAGGAATGGTCGAGTATGACGAAGAGGGGCGACGCTGTTTGGGTCATACTTCTGTGCGGAAGGCCGCCGAAAAATGTAGACTGGATGTTGAAACTTTTCTGGTGAAAGCTCTGCGCGGGCAGTTGCGCGATTACTGGATTCCTGATTGCTCGATTAACGAATATGTTGTTTCCCGTTGTCCTCGGCCGCTTGAATGAGCGGCCAAGGGTGTTAGGTGGCCTCCACCTAAAATAAAAAAGGGCGCATCACACGCCCTTTGTTTTTCTTTTTCTTCTCAAGAAGAAAATTTCTTCTCCGTAAATTTCCCCATCACTTCTTACCCAAGGTGCGAACACATCTTTCACACGATAAATTTCTCCGTCTCCCTCTTTGCCGTGCCACGTGCCATTTCTCCACAATCTCAAGAAGTGATAATCATCCCATCCCTTGCGCTTTCCCCAACGAAACGCCACATAATCATAATGTTTGGTATCAAACTTTTGCGGGCAGTCGCAACGCTCCCATTCAGGCAAGGCCGCGCAAATTGCGTCTACCTGTTGGGACGCATTGTCGCGGGAGTGCGGGAAGCGAAAGCCTACCCAATCAAAAGTGCGGAGAGCATAGCCGCCGCAATTATAGTCCTCTAACCAAGTCCATCTGGGGCGATGGGCTAAAACTTTTTCACAACCATAAACTTCATTCTTCATTTTTGATATACCTTTTCTTTCCCTCTCGAATATAACAAGAGAAGTTGGGCATTTGTTCTTCCATCACAAGATTGAGAACTGCGTTCATTTCCCAGGGGTTGTTAGCGGTAGGAAGTTCTTCTAATATGTGGTAGAAGTCTGACGCAAGAAATGGAGTATTTACAGGCATTTCTTCTTTGATGTATTTGCTAATTATGCGGGCTTGCCGCACTCGGTCGCGAATTGCTTTGCGTTCATCTTCTTGCTTTTGTGAACGTCGTAGTTTGCGGGCGGTCGTTCGTGCGGCCTGCTCGGAGATTTTATCAATGTATGCCTTATGGGCGGCCGCAGGGTCATATGCTTTTTGGTTAGCAGAATCGGCAGTAGGCTTGACAGTGATAATAATTTCTGCCCAAATTTCTTTGCCGTCCAAGTCATTGATTATGCCCGTTGGAACAGCAAAGCCGCCGTCAATAAGGGTGGAGTTTGCGGGCAAAGCAGGGCGAATGCGATTCATAATAGAAGTAAAAGCAGATTGTTTCTGATGTTGCTTCATAAACTCTGCTTGGTAGCCACGTTCTGCCATAATCTCACCTCGTTTTATTTACGCAAATATTATAGCACAAAAATTAGAAAATGTCAAATTTTGTTTTAGGTGGCGTCCACCTAAAACCAAGGGCGGGGCGTATTATCGCCCCTTGTTTATGGTAGTGAATGAATATACATTGTTGCGAATATACTTGCGAATGTATTCGCCATCATAGATAATTTGCCCGTCTACTTTGATTTTGAATGGCGTTTGTGTGATACGGGGGAATGTTCTGATAACTTCATATTCCATAGCGGGGGAAGCACCTGCCGCGATACATTTCAGTAAAATTTGGGCTTCAATTAGACTATCTGAAAGTGCGGTGTGATCTTCAATAAAATCGGGGTTCTGCGTGATATACTGGAACATCGTTTCGGCGGTGGTGGAGTAGTTGCCCGAATCGGTAAAACGCTGATTCTGTTCACAAAAAGCGAAATATTCATCATTACAGATAAAGTGATGAGCATAGCCGCGAATGTCAAAAATAGGAATTGTTTCAATGGCATTCTGAGTATGAAACCAATCGCAGTTGAATTGAATTACTTTATCGTCAAATGGGGAGTTGTAAGCATAGCAGGAAGATACATTGAATTTTTTAATATCTCTTTTCATTTCCTGCATAGCATAGCCCCATTTGATTTTTTCTGCCTTGCGGGCACGCATTGCCTTCACATAAATGGGGCGTTTATCTGCGTAATATGCGGTAGCGAACAGCGGGAGATTATCCCAAATTTGGGTTATGACAAAGTCGCGGTTAGTGAGTGTTTCACCTTCAGGTGAAATTATGGTGTAGCCAAGGTTATAACAGAAGGGTTTTGGTTCAAGGTTAGTCGTTTCGGTATCCAGCACCAAATAATTCATAGTTGGTCAATTCCTTTCTATTTTGATTACGCACATATTTTATCACATATGGTAGTTCTTGTCAAGGAAAGACCTTAGGTGGTCGCCACCTAAAATAAGGAAAAGCCGCGTTAGCGGCTAAGTTCCTTGTCAAGTGCTCTTTGGAAACCTTTCAATTGTTCTTTTATGGCGCACACGCCTTCTTCCAAAAAGTCAATATACATTGCCTTATCACACTCACAAGCAGGATTGCCACTCATTTGCTTATAATAGGCAGGGTAGCCGTTCTGCGGCGGATTTTCTAATTCCGTTCTTCCGTAGTCGTTTACAAAGAAGAAGTGGTTTCCTTCGCTGATAACTTGGTTCTCTTTTTCAATCACAAAGTAAGAAAGCATAATCTCATTTCCTCCATTCATCTAATACAATATTGCGGCCGCAGATATCACAATGATAACTATAGCGGGAGCGGTTCTTGGAAATCGTAAAGCCGTCATATATCCATCTGCCGCCATCATCTGCGTGGATACCATTGTTGTATTGCGTCATAGGATCTTCGTAGAACACAATACTAAGCACGATGACAGACACGGTAATGAGAATCATTAGGGCAATAATAATATTGCCGATAGCGTTGACGATGTTTGCTCTACGTTCGTATTTATCCACGCGACTCATAGATCATACCTCCCTTTCATTACGTCCCTATTATACATCCTTTAGCCGCAAATGTCAACCCCGAGTATTAGGTGGCGTCCACCTAAAACCCGTTAGGAACATGGGCAGGGATTGCTCCCTGCCCTCAAGAATCACGCCTTGGTGTAGGTTTTCTTGCCCTTGACGGTTTCCACGTCCAGCATGCCCGCTTCGACCATCTTGTTCAGAATAGTGCCGACCATCATCGGCTTGGTGTCGGGGTCATCCGCGAACACGGCGTTGCACACATCGGTCGCGGTGGCATTCTCGATATCGTTCGCGGCGATATAGGCGCGAATCTTATCGGTGCGGACGCGGGTGCGCTCAGCGCTTTCGGTTTTCTTGGAATTATCGCCCTTGGGCTTGTTCGCGCGCTCAGCGGCTTCCTTCGCCCACTGCTCATAATCCGCGCGGGCGGTATCAAAGTCGAACGCTTCATGAGTCTTGGTCGCCTTGGTCGCGAAAGAACCCAGCTGAACCTTGATATACTTGGGCATGCCGTTCTCGATAATGTCGGTGGGAATGGCAAGGCAGTTCGTCTTGTTCGTGCGAACCATAGTAGCGTCAGAGAAGGTGCTGGTCAGCAGTTCCATGATCTCATTGATAGTAGCCATAGTGTTCCTTTCCTACATGGGTTTGGCTTGGGTTTTCCTTCCCGAATCTTTGTCCCTCTCTCTTGAGGACGATATAAGTATAGCACATTTTTTGAAAAAGGTCAATAGGTTTGAAGAAAAAATTTTGAAAAATCGGGAACTTTTGTTAGGTGGTCGCCACCTAACATTTTGTGTTGACATTGGGGTGCGCTTATGTTATACTATCATTGTTCCAAAAGGAACAGAAAGAAGGAAGAAAAAAATGAAAGAATACACCGTGGAAGTAGAGATTAGGGCTTGGGCAAAGGTTTCCGTAGTTGCGCGGAATGGAGAGGAAGCAATTGAAGCGGCCTGCGATATGGTCGATCTGGATGATGTCTATGATTGGGAGATTGAAGGAGCGGAGGTAGTATGAAAAAGTATCGTGTGGGTATTGAAATTAGTGGTTATGTAGAACGCTGTGTAGAAGCAGAAGATGGAGGTGAAGCGCAAGATATTGTGCTTGATAGTATTGATTGGGATGATGTGGAATTTTCTTGTGAAGAATGCGAAGAAATAAAGGATAATTCGCGCAAGAAATATAAAATAAAAGCTAAGGGAGAAAACTAATCTCCCTTTCTACGTTAGGTGGCTTCCACCTAACCAAGATGGGGTGTATTACACCCCAAAGATTTTCATCATTCCGCGCGCCTTTTCAATAAGGTCATCCGCTTCATACCATTCATCGTTATCCTGATAATAGTAATGATGGCCTGCCATCTCGGCGAAACTTTTATCGCCTTCAAATGGATTGGAATAGCCCATATCTTCAAACCAATTGTCCATAACCTCTACCGCTTCCGCGGTATCACAAGTCAGATAGTAAACCTTGTCGAGGGCTTGAGAGTCAGTGATGGGAATAGGTTGGAACTCACGGCCCCACATATGAATATCGTGTTCATACTTCTTGAGCATAAGGGTGCGCTCATATTCCAAGCATTCATATTCCTCTTCAAAAGTGGTGCCACCATCGGCAATGTAAGATACACGTTCAATCATACTTCTGTCTCCCTTCAATTCAGATACTTGGCGGCAAGAGAAAGCACATACAGTTTAGTCTGACGTTCGGTGTAAACGTCGGTATTTACACTAAAAATCCAATCAACACCATAAACAAGGCTCTCGTCAGCAACCGCGGCCGCAAGACAAGTGGCCATAAGCAACTCGGCATTGTGGTCATTGTAGAGATAGTTTTCACCATCGTAGGCAAAGGCAAAGCAATCTGCTTCCTCCATCCATACCATAATAATCATATCTTCTACAAACTCATTCTTGCCCGTGCTAATCCATTCATCGGTTAGATCGAACATCTTGTTGACAACATCTCTGGTATTGGCAAGGCCGCACAAAGGTAGGCATAAGGTAGCAACAATCAGCAATACAGCAACGACTTTCTTCATAGTGGCTTCTTCCTTTCTGTTCCTTTCTCTCTTGGAACACCCATAGTATAGCACAAAGGGAAAAAAAGGTCAAGGAAAAAGTATTAGGTGGCGTTCACCTAATTTGGAGGCCGACGTTAGTCGGCTACCAACCTTTCCAACCATTCTACAATATCAACCTTAGCGGGGTCAATAGCAGAACAGTTATTGAATTTACTAAACTGCGCCCGCACTTCTGCGTTATCGTCAATGAGAACATTTCTCTCATTGGGGGCACGATATCTGCTCTTGGGCGTGCCATACTTGACAAGATGAATTTCGTCAGACGGAAAATCAAATTGGTCAAGCCATTCTCTTTTGGCCACGCGAGTATCGTGATCAAACACTTTGTGCGGTTCTTTACTTAGCCAAGACACAACAGAAAATGAAATTCCTGCGGCCTGAGCTTTACGAATTGCCGCCGCAAGTCGCTTCATATCCCACATGGGTTTAGCTTCTCGATAGGGTGAAGCATCGTGTGCGCGGATGCGCTCAAGCCAGTTGGGGAAGTCGTAGAGATTCGCAATGGTGCCGTCCATGTCTACAATAATTCGCATGAGGTCAACTCCTTCTCTTGATTACGCACTTATTATAGCATATCTGCTGGAGGAAGTCAAGTCTTGCGAATTAGGTGGCCTCCACCTAAGATAGAAGTGCCCAGTGTAAAATACTGGGCGGAGTTATTATTCGTGCGTTTCTATTGTCCATCCGATAGGATAAACAGCCTTGTTTTGCGCAGGATAAATCGCTATGGCGTTGTCGTAGGCTTTTACTGTAGCGCGACTCCAGGCTTTTACTCTGGTGCTGTTGTAGGCCGACACTTTAGCGTTGTTATATGCTTTCACTATTACATTGTTATAGGCATACACCTTGGCGCTGTCGCAGGCTATCACCGTGACGATATTGTAGGCTTTTACCGTGGCATTACCGAAGGCTTCCACCTCGGTATTTCCATAGGCTTCCACCGTGACGTTGTCATAGGCTTTCACTGTAGTGCCGTCGAAGGCTGCCACCGTGGCGTTGCCGGAAGCGTAAATAGCTCCAGTCTCAACAGTGTGCCCGCCCTCCGTAAAAACGTGCTCCCTGCGCCATGTCTCAATGGCTTCCTCCACGCGCTGTCTGTCGGCCTTTTCGTCCCACCACTCGGGCGTTACGTCCTGATCCACCTTGAGCGTCCACCTGTCCAGCGGCTCCATCAGCGATTTCACGCCGTCCGACGGCGTAAGCTCCACCCGCACAAAAATTTTGCTAGCGCCCAGGTAGTCATCCTTGATGCCCAACTCTTCTAACATCTGCTGATGACTATCATAATCTGGGCAGAATACTCGGTCTTTCAATACTAAGCACGACTTCAATTGGCACATTTTTAGAACTCCTTTCTCTCTTTGGAGACAACTATAGTATATCATAACCACTAAAATATGTCAAGAAGGAATATTAGGTGGCGTCCACCTAAGTCTGTGCTTTTGCCTTATTTGGCAAAAGCTGCTTCGTAGGCATTGCGTTGTAGATTCCGCATATATTCTGCGGCGGTAATTTCCTTACACTCAAGCGGTAATTTTCCGTGCTTTACTCCCGGCATTTTGCGGCCTTTTTCCATTGCAGAAAGCGCGTTTTCGGCTTCAAAGAAGAATGTTATAGTGCTACTGCGTTTTGTGCCAACGTGCCCTCTTTGGCACAAAACGCGATAGTATTTCATTCTGTTTTCAAATTGTCCTTTTCAGAATACTTGAGCAATTCTTCTTTGATTTCCTGCCGCTTTGCCGCTTCTGCGGCCTTGCGGGCCGCCACATCTGCGCGGCGGCGCTCCTTTTCTTCGGCTACACGCTTTTTTTCATCTGCCCGTTTCTTTGCCTTGAGTGCATTTTCCTTCTGAATGATTTCATAATTGGTCGCAGCTTCATAGCCATCATAGCCCTTGCCATCTTCGCGGCTTCCCGTGGGAATGGAGAGCTTTACTTCTGCGTAAAATTCTTCCCCGTTCATCACAAAGGGATACATGAAAGTGTTGCCGCTGGTCAGTCGTGCGTCATAGTCCTGAGACTTATACAGGTTGAACAGTTTTTGGAACTCTTGCGCACGGGCGGCATTGCGGTCGGCAGTTTTCTTGGGGGTTGCCATGATTTCAGTCTCCTTTCTTTCTTAGGCACGTATGAATTATAACATACCCTGCCCGCGATGTCAAGAACAAGGTTTAGGTGGTCGCCACCTAAGATACTAAGAGGGCGTTATTCGCCCTCGATGAAGGTAGGCATCCAAGTAACACCATTGACTTCAGAAGAGTCGAGTTCTTTGGGCAGAGATTCACATAGCGCCGCGGCCCGTTCCATGCTATACACTACAGTGTAGACTCCTACCACACTATCGTCATACCAAAGTAAAATTGCATATCCACGTTCACACATTAGAAAAACACTCTCCTGTCCCATTCTTGAATTTTTTCAATGGGCGCGTAAACTTCCACACGAACTACATTATCGCACAGAAGCGTGCTACTTTTGATATAGTAGCGGTCGAAGATGTATTGGCGGTCTTTCGAGATATAATAGGTCTTGGCAACCATAGGATACACCTCTCTTTCAGATTACATATATATTATAACATAAATGAATGAAAAAGTCAATAGGCAAGTTCAACAAAAATTTGTATGTCCATTTGTGAGAAGTGAACAAAGACGAATATAAGTAGATGATTCGCGGCCGTCCGCATTGATGAAGGTGGGTTTGATTTGTGCGATCGCACCATCAGAGAACACAATATCCACACTATTTTCATTCGGATTGATACAACTAATGTAGTCTAAGTTGATACAGCTTTTGCGTCCGTGAATATCTTCTGCCTGAATCCACATGTTTAACCCTCCACTTCCAGCTCGTCAAGAAAATAGTCTAATCCTTCTTCCAGCTCACCGCTAACGCCTTCGCTGTTTAGCCATTCGGTAAGGTCGTGAATATACCTCTCCGCGGCCGCACGGGTCGCAAAGATATGCCTATCGGACGTGTGCGTTTCTTCATAAAGCCATACTTTCATTTTTGTTTCCTCCTTTACGCGAATAGTATACCAAAGACCAAAAGAATTGTCAAGTAGATAGTGTTAGGTGTCCGCCACCTATGAATATTAGGTGGCTCCCACCTAATCCTAAAGGCCGGACTGTTAGTCCGGCAGGTTGGCAAGCATCTCAAGCAGTTCTGCTTTCGTGCCGCCCAGTTCAAGAGAAACAAGAATATCCTTCTGCGCTTTCGCGCGCTTGGCTTCTACTTCTGCCTTTTTTTCGCGATAAGCGTCGCGAATAGGACGAATGTAGTCAACATAAGTGCGGCCACACTTATCGCTGATGCGATTGAAAGAAGTGACTTCCATACGAGTAATCTCAGCAGGATAGATAACGCCCAGCTCGTGCAGCTTAGCGGTAAGAACTTCACTTGCAGCTGCCATAGCTTCGGAAACTCGGTGTTCCAGCTCTTCCCGCTCCTGCTCAATGGCTTCAGTTGGTTCTACGGGCAGGGGATACTTCTCATTGACCTTTTCTTCGACGAAATCGCGCACAATCTTAGTGACCTTCATGGTATTTCCCTCTCTTTATTTTATTTGTTCCTTCCTTCGGAACAATTGTAGTATAGCACAAAGGCCAAAAGAAGTCAAGAGAAGTATTTAGGTGGCCGCCACCTAAGACAGAGGAAAGACCTCCTTAGAGGTCATCTTCATAGAGAATAGAGGCGAACAGCTTACAGCAATTGATATAGAACTCTACGTCTACAATTTCTTCGCAGCTTTCTTCGTCGCATCCATCCGGGACACCATTTTCCAGCCAACAATCAATGAGGTCTTCATTAGCAACATGTTCCTTGATATACTTATCCATCCACATCAGGCGACGCGCATAAAGTTCCTTCAATACTTTATCCATGGTAGCAACTCCTTTCTTGATTACGTCTGTATTATAGCACAAGTGCGGCCACATTTCAACCAACAAGATTAGGTGGCTTCCACCTAAAACCGTGCCGTGGGATCAATCCCACGGGCAACCGTCGCATTCATGGCAGTCGGCAGGCGCACCGGGGCAACGCGGCTTGCGCCCAACGGCAAACTTTACATCCAGCTCAGGGGCAAGATACAGCTTGTCATCTTCCGGTTCATCCCAATCAATCATGTCACTCATAATCTCGCCGGTCAGGTTATTCGTAATGAGCAGGGAATCGGAGTCGGTCAGCAGGCCGGACAGCTCATACAGCTTTTCATTGATCTCGCCAACCAGCTTCGCGACCGTATGCCGGCGTTCTCTTTCTTCGCTGATTACCTTTTCCAGCGCGTCAAAAGATTCTCCGTTCAGTTTGCGCACGATAGCAGTCATTTTCATTTCAGTCATATTTCTCAATTCCTTTCTGTCCCCTTTGGGAACGTCCATATAATAGCACAAAAGCAAGCGCCCGTCAAGCAAAATTCTTAGGTGGCTTCCACCTAATACTATTGGCCTATTAGCAATAGGCCAAGTTCTTGCGCTTCCAGCCGAAAACGCTGATTTGGTTATGCTTGCGACCAATAGCAATGGCTTCTTTTTTGGTATCTACGCGGAAAGAGTGATCTACATAGTAGATACCATTTTCCAGCCATACACCACAATTACCATTCATTTTCTGAATCGCCGCAGCAGCTTCTTCAATGGTTTTACATTCATAACCATAATCGGCAACCTGCCAGCCGGTTTTATACTCAATGGGCTGGTTGTCCTTGAGTGTCAAGCCGTCGTTGTTCTTGAGATTCTTCAACAAATTGATCATAGTGTCAACCCCCTTCATTTGATGTGATAAGTATAACACATACGCGGCCAGTTTGTCAAGCAAAAACATTAGGTGGTTGCCACCTAAGATTTATTATTGACATAAACGCGATTTTGATGTATACTATACGTGTAATCAAGGGACAGAGTCCCGAATGAAAGAGGTTGAAATTATGATTAGTTCTCTTAAAAGCCATCCCTATGCCCAGTGCTACGTCAGCATTGATCCCAATGTAGGAATCCATTTTTATAGCTACAAAACGCTGGTGATTTATATTGATAAATCCGGTTGGCTGCGTTGCACCGGCACGTATAGCCAAACCACCCGCCGCCAAATCGGTTGGTTTTTGCGTGAGTATGCCCCAATGATTAGTTATCAAATGGTAAAACAGTGCGTAATCGATTGCGCGGAAATCAATATTGAGACAGGGGAAATTATCCTGCCGCCCGTCTAATGACGGGTAATTATATTAGGTGGTAGCCACCTAATAATTGTTATTGACAGAATGATAAAAGGGGTGTATACTATATACGTAATCAAGGGGTAGCACCCCGAATGAAAGAGGTTGATTCTATGATTATTACGCTGAAAAACCATCCTTGTGCTCAGTGCTGCGTTACTGTCGACGAACGGGGCGTGCGCATGTTCTCCTATGATACGTTGGTTATCAAGATTGACCGCGCTGGCTGGCTGGATTGCACGGGGCTGTATAGTAAGACTACGCGCCGTCAAATTAGCTGGTTCCTGCGTGAGTATGCGCCGATGATTAGTTATCAGATGGTGAAACAGTGCGTAGAAGATCGCATGGTGATCAACATTGACACCGGCGAGGTTTTACCGATCTATTGCCCGTGGGATTATTAATCCCACGGACGATTCTTAGGTGGTTGCCACCTAATATCACGCGGGCGGCCGCGTTAGCAACCGCGCAAATATTCCATAATAAGTTTGACGCAATCTTTATCTGTCATAAATATACGTTTTGTATCGCATTCTTCCCGTACTGGACAAGGATAGCCGCAAAGACTATCATTCGCAACCAATTGACAAAGTATTTGATATAATCTTTCTTTATTCACTTCAATCATTTTTTTCTCAACCCTCCACAATAAAGTATCCCAACTGTTCCCTAATAAACTTTTCATCTTCTACCCGCGCTACAATTCTAACCTTGAAATACGCTTTGGTGTGAGTATAATCTTCTACCTGCACAAAACAGGGAATACTTTCCTGCACGATGTTCAGTGCCAAATTGCAATCACTACAATTCACGCAACAAAAATGAAATTGCTTCATTTCGGGGATACCGTCCTTTCCGGTTCTTTACGCAGATATTTTACCATACCAAAATGAAATTGTCAACAGAATGAAATTAGGTGGCTTCCACCTAAACTGCTGGAGGGGCATTATTATGCCCTTTCCTTGATTCCTTGTTTGTCCCAGAATGTGCCCTCAACTAAATCAAACGCATCATCTGCTGTGAGATAACCGAGAACATCATCACGACGATGTTCACGAATACCAAAGCCAAAACCCGCTTCAAGTAGTCCGTGCGCGTGTCCTATCGAATCAATATTTAGAATAAAATCGCCATCAATTTCGCGGCCATTCTTATCACAAATACATTCGAGTTTCAAACCAGGGATATAATCCGTCTCATAACAAGCAAAGTCATAACCGGCCGCCCGCAGTTTCAATTTGAATTCATCCATTTGGGCAGTGTTCAGAGAATAAGAAAAGCCATCTCCATCAATAAAGGTTGCCATAAGAATTTTTTCCTCCATTCATTGCTTTCATAAGCTGGTGAGACAGTGCGTTTTGTGCGTCCATAGACTTGACAAATGTGAGACACGTTCCATTCTGTTCAAAAATGAAATACTCACTTGTATTGTCTCCCATGAGAATAATGCGGCCATCCGCTTGAAAGAATGCCATACGCGAATGAACAATATAATTGCGCAGACTTTCGGGGGAAAGTGCCTTGTCCGTGCGTTCGGCAAAACGTGAAGCCGCGTGAAATGAAATAGTCGCGATTGCGGCCAGTTCTATCAATTCGGAACGTAGTAGAAATTCCCCGTGATGGAGGTTGGTTCTCATAATTGACAACTCCTTTCTAATTTGCAAGAATATTATAGCAAACCAAAATGAAATTGTCAACGGGGTGGTTTAGGTGGTTGCCACCTAATTCTGCTGGAGGGCGATTACTCGCCCGTTCCAATTCCAAATCGTTCTGCGTCATCGGGATAGCGGTCGGGGTGGTATCGTGCGCGCGTTTCTTCAAATTCTTCTTCATAGTCATCATACAAACCGTTAGCCAAATCTTCTACATCTTCATCAGTGAGAACTAGTTCAACCTGGTTGACGCTCATGGGTAGGCCCATACAAGAGAAATAGCGGGCGGCGACAACGGGGACGGTTTTCTGCCATTCGCTAATACAATCGAAATAGCTAAGATCGTTCCCTGCCAAAACTATAATTGTGGGTCGAATCCAATTGCGGTAAGAAATTTCGTCATTGGTTGCCCATTCGCGGATGTCATTGATAAGGTCTTGACGATTGTTGAAATTCATGAAAGTCAACTCCTTTACTTTGATTACGTGATTATTTTAGCATAGAAAATGAAATATGTCAAGAGAAAAATATTAGGTGGTTGCCACCTAAGACGGGTGTTTCGGGAATTAGGTATTCCCGAAAGGTTTTTCTTATTTGTTTTGCGCGTAAGATTCAAATAGCATTTCATTGAGTCGGAATAATTCTTCATCGCCCCATAAATGATATTCAATATCGTCCCTGGATACATGTATATCAATATACCAATAGTACCGCTGGACACATGTAATAACTAAAGTTGAAATTGGGAATCCCGCGTAATAGAGACTATAATGTTCTCTATAGAAGTTATACAGTGCTTCACGGGCATCCTTCAATTCGGGCGCTTCCGTGATAATGTATGCGGCATATTCAATCAAGTCTTGACGGGTCATAGTAGCAGCTCCTCTCTTTTATTTACAGCTTTATTATAGCACATTTTCCAGCTGGTGTCAAATTTTCCAGCTCGCGTTCCAGCTCGCCACGGCATTCGCAGCTTCCAGCTCGCCCCGCGCGTATGCGTGCGTACGGGTGTATAGCGTGCGGGCGCACGCGGGCGCACGCGGGCACGTTCCAGCACCAGCAGGTAATGTGTGATCTGGTACCAGATCGTCAATGTATGATCTGGTATGCGACGGCTATGGGGTAGCCTGTCCCATAACCGTACCCCTATTATAGCCGTTTATGGCGATTGTGTCAAGCCTTTTTGTTAGGTGGCTGCCACCTAACAACCATAAACGGCAATTGACCAGATCGGCAAGGTATGATCTGGTACCAGATCGTCTCCACCTAAACCGCGAATAGATAACCGCGTATCGATAACGCATTATCGATAACAGGTAATAAAAAAGGTAGGGCTTTACGCCCTACCCTGCTTATTGCTATAATAGCGCTGTTTCGCACGCCAGTAGGCCCGCATAGCGTTATCCCGTTCGCACTCCGCGTTAAACCTGCGATGAAGCATGACGCAGGCGGCGGTGATGAACACCGCCGCCGTTATGACGAAGCCCGTCACTTTTTATATACCTCCAGAAACGCGCGGGCATCGGCCAGCTGTTCGCCAGACGTGCCGGGATTAAGCTGCGCCAAAATGCGGCACGAACGAACATACCCATAAAAATCGCCGCGCCTGCTGATAATCGGGCTGTTGCTCACGTTGTATCCGCTATACGCGGAGTAGAGCACGACATAGTCACCTTCACGGGCAGACCCTATGCCGAATTGATCGTTGCCTGCATCACGCCGCGCGGCCTGCTTGAGTCGTTCATACTGTTTTTTTGTCATTTTTTACACCCCTTTTTCATTATAGGGCAGGTAGGGCTTGCGCCCTACCTGCTTTTTGTCAATCTTCCATGTTCAGCATATCAATGCTATGCGCCGCAAGCCATGCCAACTTTTTCTTGCTAGTCTTAACCTCTTGCAGGTGAAACACGTTCTTACCGCTCACGGCGTCTTTATAGACGTGAGTATTAAAGAACGTATATACGCCCTTTTTGGGGTTATACTCTGCAAGGATATCCAAAAACACCGACCACGGGCAAATATAACAGATATCATAGTCTGGAATTTGCCAGCGTATCCATTCTTTGCGCTGCCGATATTCCTCCAGCGCTTCTGCAAGCGTGCTTTTATCGGTATATAGCCAATTGCCTGCACCGCTTTTATCTTCTATATCAATGCCGCGAACACTGTTATCCTTTTTCCCGGCAGGTCTGCAACCGAAATCGCGCCACGCCATAGGGCGGTTAATTTGCTCGAATCGAATTCGACGGTTGCCGCCCTCTTGTATATGCCCGCCGATTGCCTTATTTTTGGGATCAATCGTTAGGATATACGCCTTTTGGCCTATATCGAAATCGGGCACATGGAAATAGGTATCCGGTGTGATACCTAGATCCTTAACCGCTTGACGCATGGCTTTATGGTCGTTACCATAAAGGCGGCACGCGACGCGCAGACCGTCCAGCTGTTTTTCGGTGATGAAAGTAAACTCCATGTTTTCAACCCCTTCTATTTGATCATTATTGTATTGCCATTGCAACAACGTCCAGCGCGTCTATTGTATTCCCACAATTCCATAAATGGCATATATGGCAGGAATAGCGATTTATCTATGCTGTTTTCAAGGTCCATGCGAGCATTCGCCCGCCGCGCGTCCCGTCTGTTTTTCACCCCTTTTTCTTCTACCCCCTCGGGACGCTTGTATTATATCAAACACATGTGGCAATCGTCAATAGTTTTTGTTTCCATTATAGGCAAAAATAGCGATTTTTTTAGGTTTGACAATTTGCACAAAAATAGCAGGCTGTTTTGTATAAATTGCACAAACAAAAAATAGGCGCACGCCGCCGCCGCCATACAAGCGAACACATATTCGATAACAGCCTATCGATAACAGTCTATCGATATAGCGATATCGATAGACCCATACCGATAAAATCATATCGATACAATTATATCGATACCGGGCTACCGATTCGGGGAGTTTGAGATCTCTAACTTGCCGAAAAACCCGGGCCTGGTAATTCTCCGCCAAATCTCATTTTTTGATTCCACTTTATCTATATGTCCAACTACGTTGGACGACCTGCTTCGCATTTCACTCCAGAAAATTTGTATTCATTGGCAAAAATGGCGTGCTTACGCACGCCTTCTTCGGCCCGTAAACGGGCCTCGAAATTTGACTTTTTCCAAATTTTGTGTTATCCTTTATATAAAAGAGGTGATAAAATTTGCGTCCATATACACTTGACCTATCGCTCGACTACGCCGATGAGCGTGTCATTTGCGTATAGGCAATTCTCGACTCCCTGGAATATGTTCCCAGCGAAACAGAGCTGGAAAAAATGGGCGACTACATCGTTCGCGGCCACGATCGCCACACATTCTCTACACCCGCCGACCGCAAAGAAATACAAGACCCCGCCCGCGCGAAACGCCGCAGTCGAAAAGAAGCTCTTTCTGTAGAGGGCTACATAGAAGACCCCACCCACGCCAAAACCAGCCTTCTGTCTTCCGACAATGAACCTGTCTATACAAGTCCCAAACGCGCTCCCATCCGTCGTCCAACCTACGACGAAGAAGGAAACCTACTTGACCTTGGCGACGCCGCGGACCTTGACGGCAATCCCATACCCCAATTCTTTGATCTCTGGGATTCCATTGATCGCCTAAAAGCCCGCCTTGACAGCTGGGCCGGCCGCGTGGGGGGTGGTGTTTCCGTCGTTCACAAGCCTACCTCCCTGGCAACCTACAAGGCCCGCAAACTACTGGTGGAACTACAACGAGAGCAATATGCTCTCCGCGATCTTTTCCGCCCTACCATTGGTAGTCATGGTGTATCCTCCACACTCGCCAATTGCGATCACGTCTTCGATTGTCCAACAGGCTACTGGTTGCCCATCGAGGAATGGTGTGAGAGAAAACGCAATCCCCATCCACGCGACTACCCACAGCCTTCTCTTCCCGATGCGCAAGCCCGCCCCGATGGCACGGTTTTTTGGACGGTGAGCAACAACGTAATTGATTACGAAAACCCAGACCATATAAAGGCACTGCTACAATGGTATGTACAGTTGCTGATGAAGAATTATGAGAAGTTGCGCGTCGCCACCCGTATACTACTGTGGGACGTAGAGCGTTATGTAGAGTTGGCCCATCTGGACGATTTGGAGACGTTCCTCCTCCACCACTATGTGCTCCATACACCTGTCTTCCTTGTCCAGCGTGCTCTCGCCGACGAAGGCATCAACCTCACCGTTGCTCAAATCCAGCATCGCCAAACCCGTTCTATTCCGCGCAAAATCGCCACGGCGGCCCGCATTCAACGTCTTCTTGATCTCGCGGCCCATCATCAAATAGAAACAATCGTGTGCGCGAAATGCCATCGAACCCTCCCCAAGCACCCAATCTTCTTCTCAAGATCCCACAATTCCGCGCTTGGTTTCAAACGAACCTGCCGCGATTGTCAAAAGGAGGGCTTATAATGGAAAGAGTATGTGCGAAATGCCGCCAAAGTAAACCCATAGAAGAATTCCTCCAGACTTCTTCTCCCTTCCACCCAGGCGGCTACACCATTTATTGTACGAATTGTTTGGAAGAAATGGTCCCACCCGATGATTTGCGGGCCGTCGATAAGTTGATGGCTTGGCTAGACTGGCCATTTTTGGTTCCTCAGTGGACAAAATGCTATAGGAACGCAAAGTCCCAAGCCCTCCACCTCTATAAGCAACTAATGAAGGACCGGCCGCAATACCAAACACTGGATTGGAAAGAAACCAACGATAAGTGGAAAGAAGCTATGGAGCTTGGTGTGATGGATGAGAAAATTCCAGATATCAATTAGGCGTGGCTAAGGGAAATGCGGCTGAAGTGGCCTGCGGACGTAGAACGCACTGTGGAAGATTATAGGTATCTGGAAAATTTTTACAATGATTTGATTTCTACGCAAAATATTACGTCGGCTACACAGAAGGATGACGCCAAGAGATTGGTGGAAGTGGGCCTGCTGGCAACCAAGAAGATACGGTAGGGCTTGCCTGCCAAAGACGAATTGGCCGGAAAAGTTTTATACATGGCCAAGTAAAATTTTATGAATTGCTGGGATAGCCGCCCACGCGGCCAATCAGCAGCGGCACCCGCTTCCGCGGGCCGTCCAACGACTATCACTCCGGTGAGTAAGGGAGAAGTCTCCTTGAAGCGTAAAACTTAGATGATATAGTCTCATCTGTATGGCAACATACAGCCCCATGGGATAGAACTTACGATTCTATCTAAAGAAAATTGATGTATCACAACATAATGAAAGCCGAGGGTTTTGAAGCAAAGAACGCAAAAAATATCTCGGATTTCGACTCAGTAGGTGAACTCTACCAATGGTTGGAACGTAGAGGCTGGAAACCCGATTGGCACGTCGAGCCGCAAGACAGTGTTGACTTCACTATCAAGCAAATCCAACAGTATCTTGTGCGGCTGGTCCAAGGTGAAAGCAACCTATCTGATCAAGTGGAGTCCCGCCGCAAACAACTTGAACTAGCAAATCGTCTTGAAGAAACCGAAGACGAACCACAACAATCTTCTGTTGATCCGACAGATGAAATTGAAGCTATGTCTACCATTGAGTATGAGGGAGATGAAGAACTCGATGCTGAAATGGGTGGTGATGATGATTGTCTGAACTAAACTTCGCTACACCGCAACAGGGAGCAATGCGCGATGGTGTTCCTATTAGTAAAGGTGTGGTGCTAACTGAGAAATACTTGGAAGAGCACGAACAACTCTTCCAAGATTATTCTCGATATTTTATGCTATACCCCGACCTATTTTTGGATACAATCCGAAGTGTCAATTGTCCAATTCGTTTCTACTATTATCAACGCGTACTGCTTCGCGCAATGATGCGTTTCAGGTACTTCTATGGCACATTCACTCGTGCTACTTCTAAATCTTTCCTCGCAATTATCTCATAGTATTTGGCGTGTATCTTCCTGCCGCGGTCTAAGCGTTTCGTTGTATCTCAATTCAAAAAAGCCTCTCTGAGTATTACAAAACAAAAGTTGGAAGAAATATGGACTTATTGGCCTCTTCTCAAAGCAGAAGTGCTTTCTGACTATATGTCCAGCGACTATATTGAACTAATTTTCAAAAATGGTTCAACCTTCCAAATCCTAACTTTGAGTGCTTCGAGCCGCGGTCAACGCGCATCGGGCGGTCTAATCGAAGAAGCAGCCTTGATTGATGGTAAAACATTGGCAGATGTTATTATTCCTATGATGAACATTCCCCGTCAGCACTCAGGCGGCGGAGTCAATCCCACCGAGCCGCACGCATAGCAAGTTTACATAAACCAATGAAAGTTTATTCTTCACATTACTAAAAAGGAGGTGAACATCGATTGACAGGATATATTTATTAGATTCGTAATATAATCAATAATAAATGCTATATTGGGCAAACTGTTCGTCCAGAAGCACGCAGGCGGCGGCATTTCTCTGATTTACGTTGCCAGCGGCGCGATAACGCTCATTTACAACACGCCTTCAATGAATACGGCGAAAAAAATTTTGAGTTTTCTATCCTTGAGACGTTTGAATTTGAAAAACAAGAAGAAATTGATGCTAAAGAAATTCATTGGATAGAGATCAAAGACGCCTATAAAAATGGCTATAATTGTAATCCTGGCGGGCAGGCTAATAAACCAGGTTGGTCTAAGTTTTCTGATGAAGATATTATGGCGATATGCGCAATAACTAAATATCTGCCGCATTGCGGCGGTGTAGTAGCAAAAATGTTCAATACGACCAACACTACTGTTTATCGCATCCGCCATCGTCTTTCTAATCCTTGGCAAACAGAAAAGTTTGATATTCTTCCTGAAGAAGAACAACGAGCACTTTATGATTCTCTTCAAGAAAAATTTCACCTAATAGAACAAAAATACGCTAATATGACATGGCGGAGAACTCGGCGGACCTTATCAAAAGAATGCGTATTTATTGCTTTTATCTATCAGGAATACAAAGGAAAGTTGGGATGGAAAGCGCAACTTAGCCAAGACTATAATATCGCTAATATGAATACATTGGCGGGCGCCCTTCGTCATGAAACCTACGCAGATTATTATGAAGAATATAAACGCCTTTCTCTCGAAGATAAACTTTCATACTTGTGTCATTATATGGAAACATATAACAGAAAACCTCCTGAATTGCTGGAAAATCTTATAAAAGACAATCAGCAGTCAACCTAAAAAGATTCAACGACCATCCGAAAGGAATACAGTCAAGCGACTGGAAGTTGGAGGCCCCTTCGGGGTGAAGATATGGTCTGTTCATGTATAGTAATATACAGCAGCGTAAGCGGGGTGAGAATAGCGACCTCATCTGAACACAAAGAACAAGTGCAGGCTCAAAGAATACTTTCGCGTATGAACGTCTGATTGAACTTACTACTCTCGGAGTAATAGATTAGGAAGATTACTTTATATGTGGCGCAGGATATGAACTGCCGCTAAAATATGGCTTATTCGACAAAAAAACTATTCAAGACCAGAAACTTTCTTCAAGTTTTTCTGCGGAGTCTTTTGCTCGTGAAAGCCAATCCATCAACTTTCCAGGTGGATGTAAAATTTATTGAATTGCTGGGAACTCTTGCGGGCCGCCGCAAGACAATCAGCAGCGAAACACGTAAGTGAATCGTTCAACGACCATGCCGAAAGGCAGTAGTTCTAAATAGAACGAAGCAGTAAACATTAGATGATATGGTCTATTCTTGTATGTGAATACAAGTAGTAAAATTGGACAGGTTCGACCAAAGATTCTTGGTTTGACCTGAATAGGTTGCTAAAATGCCGCAGTTTACTTCACGCGGAAAGAGAGGGCAAAGTTCTCAAAGAAGGTTTCTATGAGATCAGTTGTGACGTAGCCCGCACTGGAAATAATGATTCATCTATAATGGTAATCAAAGTTGTTCCTAACAATGACGAGTGGAAGAAAAAAGTCGTCTATACAGAAAATATGACAAAAACTTCTCTTCCCGACCAAGCCGTCCGCATAAAAGAACTTGTCTCTCTTTACCATCCTCGTGAGGTAGTAGTTGATGGCAACGGTATTGGTGCCGGCTTAGTCGACCAACTTGTTATTCCCCAATGGGACCGCAAAGGTCGCTACTGGGAACCTCTTTACGTTTCCAACGACCCCGAAACCTATCCCTACCCCCGTGAAGAAAAAGATAAAGCAATTGTCTACAACATCAAAGCAAACGCCGCGATGAACAACGAGATCTATTCCAATCTCTTTATCCAAATCAATAATGGACACGTCCAACTTCTCGCGAACGAACGCATAGTGAAAGAAAAATTGCTTGCTACCAAAAAAGGGCAAAAAATGAATTTTTTGGCAAAAGAGCGATTTTTGTTGCCTTATGTGATGACCTCGCGACTTATAGATGAGCTGAATAATCTAAAACTGCGGCCGACCGGTGTTCAAGGTTAGATAGCGGTTGAGCAAATCACCAAACGCATCAACAAAGACCGTGTTTCTGCCCTGGGATATGGATTATATCGCATAAAGTTTTATGAAGATGAAGAATTCCGCCGCAAGAAAAAATCTATGTTTGGCGGCAAAACTTGCGCGTTTTTCTCTTCCTCTTCAGATAAACGGAGGACAAGACGATGAGCAAACAACCAAGAAACATTGAAGAATTTCGTCAATTTGCTCAAAACACTTCCAAAGCAAAGGATAGAGTGCGGCTTCCCAATAGTGAAAGAAGCTATTAGAACCGTTATGGGAGGAATGTTTCCTCCCTTTCTTTTACGTCCTTTGATAAGGAAGAAATAAAGGATATCATTGAGCAAGGAGACCCGCGGGAAATCCGCGAACTTTCACGCTACTACGCCCGCTTCTGCGGCGAGTATGCGGCCATGATAGAGTATAAGAGCTCTCTGCTTTCTTATACCTACTTACTAACTCCGCACTACAATGTTGCGGCCGCCCCTAAGAAGCTGAAAACAGCGTACTTTGCTATGGCAAAGAAACTGAAAGAAGCGAATCTTGATGCTCTCTTCCCCCGCATCAACCGCACTATTTTATTGGAGGGTGTATTTTTCGGGCTAATGAAGGAGTTGTCGGACGGCCGCATGGTAGCGTTTCGTTTACCTTGCCAGTGGTGTCGTTCCCGTTTCCGCGATGAGAACGATTTGCCAATTCTGGAGATCAATCTACAATACTTCACTCAAGTAGCGACCACAGAAGCAGACCGCAAGAAACTTCTAAATCTTTTCCCAAAATATATCCAACAAAAATATCGCAGTCTCGCAGGGAAGGATGCGTTTTGGGCTGAGATTCCGCCAGTAGACGGCGGCATATGTTTCTGTTTCAATGATGATATGTTGCCGCCCTTTATCTCGGCTACTATTGCGGCCGAAGAACTTCAAGCAGCACGAGGCCGCGAAGAAGAAAGAGATGAAAACGAACTACATAAGTTGCTTATCCAGAAGCTGCCAATTGATAAGTCTAATGGTGAACTTCTCTTCACTCTGCCAGAAGCCGAAGAACTCCACAATAGTGTATGTGGTATGATGGCAGATCGCGAAAGTATTGATGTTCTGACAACCTATGCGGATGTGAAGCTGGAAAGCGTCCAAGATGCTGACACAGCAGCTTCATCTTCTCAAAGTCGTCTGGACAAATACACACAAAATATTTATAATGAGTTAGGTATTTCTCAGGAAATTTTCAACTCAGGTAGCGGTTCTACCGCACTAACCTATTCCATCAAGAAAGATATTGCTTCTCTATATGCGTGGAGCAAACAGTATGAAGTATGGATCAATGCCTATCTACGCGGGCAGGCGAAAGGTGGTATTTATTTCACTATTCGTCTTCTTCCAATTTCTTCCATTTTCAAAAAGGAAGATTTGGATATGTTCCTCAAGGCTGCGCAATATGGTTATCCTAAAACCGCAGTCGCGGCCGCTCTGGGTATTGATACTCTTGATCTCATACATCAAACTGACTTTGAGAACAACATTTTGAATATGACTAATTTTATGGTTCCTCTATCCTCTTCATACACTCAGTCGGGCGTCGATGGACAAAAAAATTTGTCGCAAAAAAGTGGCGAAAGCACCCCCGGAGAGGACATAAATAGTGAAGGCGGGCGACCTGCTTTGGATATTTCCGAACGCGCAGACCGCACGCAACAAAATATTGATGGAATGACCTAATGGGAGGAAAAGAGATGGATAAGAAAATTCCGCTAACGTTTGATATTATGATTTCCTCTCCACTAACACCTATCAATGAATCCCTTCCAAATGTAGCGCGCGCAAAATGCCACGTATTTACCAAATACCGCAATCGCAACTACAGCTACATCACTGACGAAGTGGCTGATCAACTAATTGCTTCGGCCGCACAAGGAACGGTTCCTGTTGTTGGTTTCTTTGATAAGGAAAAAGGCGACTGGACTTCTCACACAGGACCGGAACTTGCCAGTGCTTATGGTTATGTTGAGAGTTTTGCGGGCTGGGAGAAAGTAGTTGACCCAGCAGATGGCGTAGAACGCGAATACGCTACATTCAACATCGTTCTTTTTAGTGAGTATTTGAAGGAAGCCAACTCTATTGTTGGTAAAAAGTAGAGTATGGAACTAAATCCCGACCCGGAGTATCTTGCGGGCGAATGGACGTATATGGGTGAGAATGACGGTGAGTATTTCGTATATACGAAAGCCCGCCTACACGCCCTATGCGCACTAGGAGACGGCATTGAGCCGTGTTTTTCTGGCTCTACCTTCTTTGAAAAAGACGGTGCTCTCAAATTTGAGCAATTCTCCAAATTGCTAATGGATTTACAAGATAAAGTGAAAGAACACAGTGGAGGTCAGAACGCTATGAATGTAAAAGTAAATGGCGTAGAGAATGAGCATTTTACTGATGTTTTCAATTCTCTGAATCCCGACTTCACAGAAGAAAATTCTTGGGTTATCAATGAAGTGCCTTTCTCCATGAATGACACCGAGATTCTAACCTACGCCTGCGGCGGAAAGAAGCGAATCAAGAAGTATAGCTACACTATTTCCGAAGAAGGCGAGCTTGCTCTGAATTGCGAGAGCGAGTTTGATTATGATGAGCTCACGCAAGGTTTAGATGACCTCCGCGCAGAGTTTGAAGCATTCAAGACTTCTTCTGGTGAATCTCTACAATCTAAGGTGGACGAGCTTGCGGAGCTTCAAAATAAGTTTGACGCTCTCAATGCTGAAAAGGAGCAACTTCAAGCGTCTCTGGAAGAGTTGAAGGCTACCTATGAAGCACTACAGCAAGAAAAAACTACTGCTACTTCCGAATATGAGGCCAAGATTGGCGAACGTGATACCACAATTGCTGAGCAGGCCGCAACCATTACGGAATACGAAAATGCGGAAAAGACCCGCATTATTGAGAAGTTTAGCAAGTGCCTGCCTGCGGAAAACATCGCTGGTATTCTGGAACATAAGGATGAACTAAGCGTTGATGCTCTGAACACCCGTCTGGCTCTGGAATACACTCAATTCTCTATGGCTAAGAATCAGGGCGAAGAGATTCGCATTCCTCAGCCTCAACAAGAGGAAGAATCTGCTCTGGTAAAATACCTGAAAAAGTATATAAAGTGAGGTAATTAGTTATGGCTAAGTTTCCTGTAAAGAAGTATGCGGCACTTGAAATGAATCGTGCCCGTTATCTGGCTCAGGGCAACGTCGTGTCTCAGACTCCTCTGGCGGCTGAGTTCACTGAAGAGAACCCCTGCGAAAATGGTATGTGGGTTTGTGCCAATAAGGCCAATGGTGAAATTCGCACTCTAAAGGAAGAGGGCGAAATGGTTGGTATCGTGTATACCACCGAAAAGGAATGGGGTCGCTATGAGTATGGCCTGAATCTACATCACGACGTTGCCGGTGATTATCCCCGTGTTGGTATTATCGACCTGGGTGATACTTTCACTTCCAACTGTTTTGATATGGGCGATTTCGGCAATGTAGAGGCTGTTGAAGCCGCTATGAAGACGCTGGATGAAACCCCTCTGTATGTAGTTCCCGTTGTGGGCAATGGCCGTCCTAAGCTGACTGCTTCTATTCCTGTGTCTGGTGCTTATGCCCAGGTTATCAAATACACCACGATGCCTAATGGCGAAAAGGCCATCAAGTATCAGGTTGTTCGTGTGTAATTGGAGGGCAATAACATGGAAATGACTTTGAAACAACTATTTGATTGTGCTCGCGGCAAGAATATTCCTGCCGAATTTGCTAATGAGCATGTAGATTATCGCTCTGCTCTGCGCGATGAACTAGCCCGCACTATGGGCACTCCCGCCCTGCGCCGCCGCAATGGTCCCGAAGTATTCGAGATTCTGGAAGAAATCGCTCAGGAAGAGCTACCCCGCCGCGTTCAGGAACTGATCGGTATGTTCGCCGAAGTTCGCCAGTATGGCAACAACGAGCGTGTTATTTATAAAAGGCAGCTGGGCCGTCGTCGCGGCAAGAGCTACGTCACTCGCGCTACCGCGGCTGGCGTTTATGAAACCTTCCGTCTGGACACTGAGACTTTTGAACTAAAGCCTTATGTGTATGCCGGCGCCGGTATCGTTGACTTCGAGCGTTATCTGGATGGCACCGAAGATATCATGGATATCTACGACATCCTACTGGCTGGG